AAAGAGAAGGGCGAAAGCCCTTCTTCTTTTTTGTGCAACTTGCACAACTCTTTTTGTGTAATTTTCCCTTGACTTCTGGGCTAACCTGTGGTAATATAATAAATGTAAAGAGAAGGGCGAACCTCTCTAATAGAAAGGAATTGATTATCATGACAGTTAAAGAAATGATTCAGCAGTTGGTTTCTCTCCCCATGGACGCGCAGGTTGTTCTCCTTGCCGATGAAGCCAGAGGCTACAAGGTCACAGGGATTCATGCTTTCTCCCGCAAAGAAGTACCTCTTTATGTGACTAGCTGTCAGCCCCTTTCTCTTGTAACTGTAGAAGGTTCTACTTTCGTTGAACTTGTACCTTCCAAGAAGCATGGCCTTACCGTACAAGAGTTTCTTCAAACATTGGTTTATCTCCCTATGGATGTTGCAGTACTTAAGAGAGATAAGAAGGGCAACGCCATGACGGGACACCTACCTTGTAACTTGAATAAAGAGCTTCACTGGTCTGAAATTGACGTGGCTCCCTGCATTATGCAAAATAAGGACGGCGGTTTTATGGTATGGTTTTAAGCTATAAAGGAAGGGCGAAAGCCCTTCTTTTTTTGTACACTTTACCTTTGACAAACAACTTAATCTATGGTAATATGTATACATAGATAGGAAGGACACCTGGCAAACCAGAAAGGCTTTAATTATGACACGAATTTACGATTTGGCTATTGGTAGATGGACAAAACACGAGACAACAGCAGAAGAAGTTGAGAAGCTCCGTAAACTACTTATCGGGCAACCAAAAGTTAATAAGAGCGCTCATGATTCTATTTGGTGGGATGCTACTATTTATGACTATCCCGAAATGGATAAGGACGGGTGGCATATGTGCCATATTTATCTAGCCCCATTTACCCGTTCTATCTGGAGATATGGCAAGCGTGTTGAGATTAACGTAAAGGTCAGCAATGAGGACGCCATTACTGATATAGATTGTAACTGTATTGACTGCTACCTTTAAAGAAAGGGGGGAAAATAAAAATTTCTCTTTTTTATACAACTTGCACAACTCTTTTTGTGCAATTTTTCCTTGACTTTTAATTAAACCTGTGGTAATATATATACATAGAAAGGAAGGGGGAACCTTCCCACAGAAAGGAATTGATATTATGTATGAACTGACAATTAGAAATATTGCTACTGGTGAGGAAACAATGGTTTTCGGCTATGACCAGAAGGATGCTTTCCGCAGAGCAAAGTTAGACCTTAATGAATGGGTCGTTGAAACAATGGTATATGTAGATTAAGGACTTCCCCCTCAATAGGGGGGGGAACCTTCCAATAGAAGAAAGGATTTGATATAATGGAGTTTTTAATATTGTTTGTTGTTCTGTCTATCGTTAATGTGACCTTTTCAACCATACGTTCTATAGTTACTATTAAGGGCGGAAAGCTGGCGGCCAGCCTTATCTCTGGCGGCTACTTTGCATTTTATAATATCATGTTAATTTATACGGTAGCAGATTTTCCTATGTGGCAAAAATGCGTTATCACCTTCATCTGTAATGTTATTGGTGTTTATATTGTAAAGTGGATGGAAGAAAGGTTAAGAAAGGATAAGCTATGGAAGGTTGAAGCAACCATTCCCGCTCGTTATTTCAACGCTATTCAAGCTAGTTTGAAGGACGTTCCCCACTCATACATTAGATTAGGTGACAAACACATTATATTTAATTTCTACTGTGCAACTCAAAAGGAAAGCGCAAAAGTTAGAGATACCATAAATCAGTATGAAGCTAAATATTTTGTTTCAGAAACAAAGATTCTTTAAAGTTTCTTATTTTGATGCTATAGTAAATATACTTCAAAAAAAATAAAAAATAAAATGAAGCATAAAAAGAAAAAATAAAATTTAAATTGACCCCTTGACAATTCCAATTTTATCTGCTATAATAGCTATAGAAATTAAGAAAGGAAGCTGATAAGTATTATGAAAGTTTATCTTGTAGTTCAGAACGACCATGAACGGGAAGAAGACACTGGCTTTACAGTAGGTGTATTCTCAACTAGAGAGAAAGCAGAAGAACATTGCAGAAATATCTATTGGTGGAATGGAGAAGCATGGAGTTGCCAATACGACCGCCATATTGAAGTAGATATTGAGGAATGGGAAGTTGACGAACCCTATTGCTATTAAGGAAAGGAAGTTGATAAAAATGAAATGGTATGTTGACTTTAGTTCGTGGTGTGAGGTTGAAGCCGATTCAAGAGAAGAAGCTGAACAAAAGTTCTGGGATTTGATGGGGGATAGCCCCAAATTTTGCGAAAGCATAGAAATTGTTGGTATTGAGGAGAATTGAAATGGTTAAAAAGTATTATAATCCTGCTGTAGATAGCTACGGTTATTATTGTGAATATCTAGAAGAAAATGGGGAATGGGTACTAACTTTTCTGCCCCCCGAAAAAGCCTTTATTTGTGCTATTCGACTAGGAAAAGACCAATTTCATTTTCTTGACGATTCAATGTTGATTTTCGGAGAGGACTAAAGTCCTCTCCTTAAAGGAGAACTATGGAATACTATATTGATTTTATTACCCTTCCAATTGTGGATGCTGACTCACCAAAAGAAGCCATAGAAAAGGCTATAGAGATGGCAAAGAATGGAGAGCTTTGTCTACAGGCCTACAAGCTTAAAGGACTAGAAAGCTGGGACGAATGAAATGTTATATCTCTTATCTTTTGTTTTTGGGCTTTATTTAGGCGCCTTTTATTGGATAAGTGGAAAGCGCAAAGCTGTAACGTGCATCCTCTTTGGAGTTACCTGTGCGGCGCTATTCTACTTTTTTCACTAGACCCCCTTGACAATTGTTCCCTTTTGTATAGAAAGGAATGATAAAAATATATATCTATCAATTAGTAATGGAAATGGCCGATGGTAGAATTATGCACCAAAGTAAGGGAAAAGCGCTAGCTTGTTATAACAAAAATAAAGACAAGCCTTTTATCCTAAAGAGTCCAGATGGAACTACTGAAGCAATCCCCTTTACAGGCGCCTTTAAAATCACTAAGATTAAACCTAAGCCAGAAGAACGTTTCTCTCTTTTTGAAAGGAAAACCAAAAATGATTAAAGCAGAAGAAATGAATAAAATCGCCCAAAACGTAATAGACCAGCAGAATGAAATTACCAAGAAGTATGTTAATAGCTGGCTAGAACAGGAAGTTGCTCCAAAGATTGTAGAAGCCGCCAGCAAAGGGCATTTTGACATTATGGTATCTATTCCCTTTGAAAATAGAGAAATTATTCGTTCTGTTTCACAAACTTTGCATGACAATGGGTTTTGGGTAGGACTTATTGGAAAGTCTGAAATTGTTATCAATTGGAGGATACAAACGCTATGATAGATCTTGAAGAAATGAGTATTGAACAACTTGAATATCTAATTACGGCGGCCAAACACCAAAAAGACAAGGTAGAGAAAGGTCTTTGGAGGGACGTGGTTAGAGCAGTTAAAGCCTATTGCCCCCATGGGGGTATAACAGTTTATATAGGAGAATCAAAAGCTATTATTACAGTTGGAAATATTGATGAAGCGCTGAAATTTCCGGGTTGTATTGACGTTGACCCAGAAACAACTAGAGAGGAGATAACATTATGATTGAAAATCCTGAACAGCTTGAAGTTCTAAGAAAAAGCAGACTACAAATGGAAGTTCTTGAAACTCGTTGGAAAGATGCTGTTACAGCAATTAAGAAATACTGTGCCTATGGTACTATAATGGTCTGCGCAGGAGATTCAGGAATTTTTTCTATTACGCCGGAAAATATTGATAAGGTGCTAGGGCATTTAGGTTGTATTGACGTAGAATAAAAATATCAATAGCAGAGGAACCGCATTAGTTCCTCTGCTACTTGACTTTTAAAAAGTACTTTTACGTAAGTTGGCGCTCTCGGCCGAAATTTAATTATACCACATAATACAGAAAAAATCAATAGGCAAATTGCACAAACATTCATCAATTTAAAACTCCCAAAACCCTTTTTCTTTGTGCAGTTCGACGGAAAACTTTCTCTTGACTTCTAGAGTAACCTATGCTATACTATAATTGTTCCAAGGGAGAGAACAAAAAAATTCTTCCAAAAGAACGAAAAAAAGGGCTTGACAAGCTCGGTTCCTTATGATATAATAAGGATGTAATTAAGAGAAGGGCAGAAGGTTGCGGCCGATGGTTCACACGAACCGGGTAAGACCCTAAAAAAATCTCTTGACCGCCCGGTCGCTATAGTGGGCGGGATATAAATGTGAACCAAACTCTGGCCGGGTATGAAAATCAGGGACTAGCTATAGTGAATGACCCCGGAATTTAAGAAGTAAGAAAGAGGTAGTTAAAATGTTCGTTATCGTTGCGGTTCTCATGTCCATCACTGTTGGAGCGTTCCTCTCTATGTGCATTATTTCCAATACTAATCTTAAAGGTTGGAAGAAGGCTATTATTGGTATTGCCATATCCGTTGCTATTGGATGCGCTATTTCTGAAATGTTCGTCCTTGAAGCAAAGTCAAACCAAACTGCATGGAATAACGGATATTGCTACAGCTGTGATACTCAATGGGAATTGGTGAACGTCCAAAAAACAAGGGGCGGCATGCATTACTTCTATACCTGTCCAAACTGCGGTGAAATTATTGATTTGACGCAAAATCCCTCTTGACAAACGCTTGAACCTGTGCTATAATGACTACAGAAATTAAGGGAAGGACAATGAACCCTTAATAATAAAAGAAAGGATTGGTAAAAATGAAAATCTACAGAATCTATGAGGACTTTTTGGGTAAGTTGAAGCCTCGTGCCTATGCCATGACAAAGGAAGTTGCAGAAAGCTACATTCGTGCTAACATTCCTAGCATTGTTCGTGTCACTAGACCGGACTACATTGGAACTTGTGATACCATTTGGAACATGAATGAGACACAAGAAAAGTTCCCCGGCTTTGTTCCCGAACTTACTTATCACGGTAAGAGAAGTGACAACAGCAATATTTCCTTGACCTTTAAAGAAATTGACGCAATTGACGCCTAATAGAAAGGACTGAGAGGGGGTTATCCCCCTCTCTCTCCAACAGAGGAAAGGAAATGCTGTTATGAAAATGTTTCTGCTAGGCTTTTTAGTCTGCTACTGTTTAGCGTCCACTATTATTTATATTGATGAAGAATGGATAATTGAACCATTCATTAAGCCCTTCTATGCGGCAACGTTCGTGATTGCATTCATTCCTTATACTCTTTATCACCTGTTCCGCCATTTGTTCACAGGGGTTACACAAGAAGCCCTCAAAAGAGTTTTAGACCTGCCGCATTTCAATATTGGACGTATTTACTTCTTTTGGGATGGCAAAGCGCATTATCTTTGGAATAAGGCTTTTGTAGTAAGAGTAAAGGGGGATGACCAAAGAGCAATATAGCACCTTAATTAACTTAATTGACGAATATGGAGAAGCAGAAGAAGAATTTGGCGTATTCTGTTGTAACACAACCTGTGAAAGTGTTAATAGCGCATATTCTGAAATTCTAAATTATTTGAATACTCTTATAGAAGAAAGGAATTGATGAAAATGGACTTAAATACAATGACGGTCAAGGAACTTAAAGCCCTTCAAGAAGAAGTACAGCTCAGATTAGACTATTTGTCCAAACAAGAAAAAGAAAAAGACTGGGCAAAATTTACAGAAGCTTTTACAGCATATCTAGACAAATGGGGTACAATTGAAGTTGAAATAAACGATTGTGATTGTTACAAATGTGACAGTTCAGACATTGTTCTAAAGGATGCTGGCTATTTATATATATACTCTTAAAATTCCCTATTGACTTTCCCTATCCATTGTGCTATACTTATAGATGTAAAGGATAGGGAAAGCCACCAATAGAAAGGAACGTTGAATATGTCTGAAATGGAAAAACTGATTAGTCTGCTAGCCAAAAGCAAATTACCTTATGAAGTTGGCACCTTGTACAAAACAACTGCTATCTTTTGCCCTTCTGACTATTATTGTGCCTGCGAAATAGCCTGCAACGCTATTTCCTATGGCCACCAACTAGGGCTATTACAGGTCACAGATACTCTTTACCCCTCAGAAGAGGGAATAGAGGGTTATCTAACCGCTGAACAGGCTTTTGTTAGAATCCAATATTATCTGGGCAGAGGTCTTTAATTCAAGAGAAAGAGGTAATTCAAATGAAAAAGGTAATATGTTTTGATATGGACGGCTCCATCGCAGACCTGTACAATGTTCCGAACTGGTTATCCCTTTTAAGGGCGGAAAGCCCTATCCCTTATCTGGACGCTGTTCCTATGTGGGATATGGCCGAACTGAACAGCGTTCTATTGCTTCTAAAGAAAGTAGGGTGGGAGATTAGAGTTATAACGTGGCTATCCATGAATAGTTCCGAAAGCTATAAAGAGGTTGTGCGGGATGCTAAAATAGAATGGCTGAAAAAGTGGAACTTCCCTTATGACCATTTCCATGGGGTTAGGTATGGCGCCACTAAGGCCGACAGCGTTAGAAAATATTCTGATTATGCGGTTCTAATTGACGATAATAAAAAGGTACGGGAAGGTTGGCATCTGGGCGCAACCATTGACCCCACAACTTGCGATTTAGTACAGGCTTTGTATCAGCTTCTTTAAGAAAGGGGGTTAAATATTATGAAGCTAACAGAAATGGACAAACTGATTATTCTACTTAAAGAAGCCGATATTCCTTTTGAGATTCATCTGCACACTCTTACCATGACACCAATGATTATATATCCCTCTCGGGAAAACTGGATTTGTGATGTTATCTGCCATAAATGGTCATACGGTTATAAAGAGGGTCTATTAGAAATGATGGGGTTAATCCCCGGAGAATACTCAGATGAAGTTGAAGGTTATTTAACCGCCGAAACGGTTTTTGATAGAATCCTAAATCATTATGAAAGGAAGAAATTATGTTGAGACACTTCTTGTATTTGACGCCGGAAGGTGAGAAAATTCTGGTAGGAGCAGACAGTTTTGAGGGATCCATTGATACCCTTACTGCATACGGTTTGATGGAGCGTATTCAAGAGGAATACCCGCCAGATGAATTAACCGCTGATGAAGCAAGAGAAACTGGTTTATGGGAATATTACTGGGAACCAGAATGGAATAGTTAACCTATTGGAGGGGCGCCAGCCCCGAGGAGGGACTTTTATAAAAGTCCCTCCTCTTCTTCCTATTTCGAACTTCTACAAATAACAACCCTTTTTCTAGAACCCCAATTCCGTTTTCTTTAGAAAACGCCCCTAACTTTTACAAAAGTCATTTATAAAAGTATTTTAAACTGAATTTTTACTTTAACGATTTAAAGCATAAAATCCCGAAACATCTTTTATTAAAGTACCGCTTTTATCAAGTACTTTCGTTTTCTCCCCTAACTTTTATAAAAGTTATTTATAAAAGTATTTTAAACCAATTTTTTGCTTTAACAGACTAAAGTATAAAATCCCGAAAGGACTTTTCCAAAAGGCCCCGAACTTCTATAAAAAAGAACTCTATTTCTATTGGCCGGCTTTTATAAAAGTACGCTCCAAAAGCCCAAGAAAAAGGGGACGGCGGCCTTGTTTTTGTACAAGTCTACAGTAAAATTCGGCACTTTCCACAAAACTTTTGACTCTTTGGTTGCGAGAAGTCTCCAAAGTCGTTTTTAGAAGGCAGTAAGGTGATTTTTAAAAGTAATATTTTGGGCAGTCTGCACAAAAAAATCTAAGTATTTTCTTAATCCTTTGTGCAACTTTTTTCTTTTTAGGGCTTGCAATCCTCTTTTGGATGTGGTATTATATAGACAGTTCCAAAAGGAACGCCAAAAAATAAGAAAGAGGTTGATAGCCAATGCCCCCCAAAAATTATTATTTGGTGCTTGACACCGAAACCGCCACACTTCCATTTGTAAGTGGGTATGATGAATCTATTAGAAAGAAGGTGGCAATTGCAAAGCCCCTTGTTTATGACATCGGCTGGACGGTCGTAGACACTAAGGGCAATGTCTACAAAAACACCAACTATCTGGTACAGGAAACCTTTTTTGTGCCGAACGTCTTTAATACGGCATATTACAAGGAAAAGCGTCCTCTTTATATGGAGAAGTTAGCGCAGGGCGCCATTTCCGCCCGACTATGGAACGACATTGTTCCTGAACTTATTTCAGACGCTTCTATGTGCAAGGCAGTTTGTGCTTATAATGCGGCTTTTGACTTTAAAAAGGCAATCCCCTTTACAGAACGCTACATTGAAGCCCTTTATGGAGATTACAACGATTTTGAGCGCCGCCAAAAGTTTGCCTGTGAAAAAATCGCGGCTGGCAAGAAGAACGAGCGCAAAAATAAAGGGTATCTAAATCCCATTTTTGAAATTCGTGGTGAACAGTTCCCCATCATTGACATTTGGGAAGTAGCTTGTCAGAAGCTAATCAATATCCAAAAGTACAAGAAGTATTGTCTTGAAAACAGACTGTGGTCTAATTCTGTGGTTTATTTCAAGACTGGCGCCGAAACCACTTTTCAGTACGTCATGAAAGATTATGACTTTGTTGAAGCCCATACGGCTTTAAATGACGCTGAAATTGAAGCACAGATTTTGGCGAAAGCCCTGCATAAAGGCCACTTGGAGCCTTGCATTGGTAGCTTCTCTTTCCAGCATTTAGGAACTACAGTGGACTTTTGCGAAAGTAACCAAAAGTACTGTGAGGAACTAACGCAAGCCCTTTCCGCCTATGCGGAAACTTTAAAGGCTGGGACTTCCTACCAAAAAAAGATTGAGAATTTGCTGAAAAAGCTCTTGACTTTTTCTGAGAACTGAGTATAATAATAGATAGAGGAAACAACTTTAAAACCTAGGGCAGTGATTTTAAAGCGAAAGATAAACCCTCTACCGACTGCCCGCAAAAACTTGAAAGAGGTTGTTATTATGGAAAAGAAAATGACAAATCTGGTAGCTATCAACTATGTTCTGGCCAACTGCGAGGTTCCCGCAGAGGTTCGGGAAAAGCTGGCGGGAATGGCTGCCCAGCTTGAGAAGCATAACGCCACACGCAAGAGCAAGAACGTTATGGCAAGTGCCGACACTGACCGCATTCGTTCCATTGTGATTGACTTCCTAGCGGGAGTTGAAAGCCCTGTGACCATGACCGAGATTTTTGAACAGGCGCCCGGTCTGAAGGAAACCACCACTTTCCATAAACTGACCTACCGGGTCAGCAAAATGGCTGATATGGGTGAAATCAATCGTGAAACCGTAAAGCGTAAGACCTATTTCAGCGCAGTCAAGAACTAAGTTCTAAGGGAAGGGGGAACCCCCCTTCCCAAAAGGAAAGAAGGTTAATAAATGGCAGAAACCTCAATTGAAAAGAAAATGCGCATTTTGGGCTTGACAAGAGAGGAAGCCTTGGAGTTAGAAGAAGCCGACAAACGCATTTCCAGAGGGGAAAACCTGTTTCCCCTAACAAAAGAACAGGAACAGGTCAGCAAAAAGGCAAGACAAGTTAGCAGAGAGCCGACAGTTTACAAGTTTGATACTAGTAAGCGCAAACGTGCTGAAAACCTTGATAAAAAGGGTATCATGGAAACTATTCGGGAGTCTTTGGAAGGGAACTGTAGTTCGATTGAAATGGTAAATCCCGAACGTGAAATGGTCTTTACCATGGGCGGGGTTAAATATAAGATCGTCCTATCTGTTCCCCGAAAGTAGGGAAGGGGCGTAAGCCCCTTTCCTTTCCTAAAGAAAAGTTCAGAAAGAGTGATAAAAACTATGCAAATTAGAACAATTTATGTGGCGGACGATGGAGAAGAATTTCTGTCCATGGAAGAATGCCAGCAACATGAAGAATCTGCAACGAGTTTGGCAAAGATTGTTTGCTTGAACCAAAAGGGGGAAAGAATGGTACTGACCCCCGATAACATTGAGGATGTTTTTGCAGTCAGGTTCGCCAGCAGGGAAGAATATGAACTCTTTTATGACTATTCCCAAAAGGCACATTGTAGCTGGCCTTTAATGCCGTCAACAAAAAATTCTGGTTACTATTATTTTGAGATTGAAGAAGATATGTGGGGTGACTTGTCTATTGCAGTTTCTTCATTAGAGGAAAAATTGAATAAACTCAAAAAGTTTCTTAAAAATTTGGGGTAAGTAAAAATTTCCTAGGGAAAGAAATTTCCCTAGGAAAAAATTTTTTTCAAGAGAAAATTTGGTAAAGACAAAAATTTAAAAGAAAGAAAAATTTTTGGGCGGAAAATTTTATTTTAGGGCAAATTTTTATAAAAAGAAAAAATTTTTTAAGGGGGAAATTTTTTGGACAAAAATTTTTAAAAATGGAAAATTTTTTATCTTGGACAAAATTTTATAAAGAAAGAATTTTATTTATAAAAAAGAAAAATTTTTGTTAAAGACAAATTTTTTCGGCCCTCTAATTAAAGGACTTTAGTAAAAGTCTTTCTTTCTTTTGGAAGAAAGGTTTCCAAAAGGAGATTGGTAAAAGACGTTCCAGAAGGAAAAAGAAAAAGGTTTTATAAAAGAGGGGCGCAAAAGGGTTATGGAAAGAACTTTGGCAAAAGTTGCCCGGGTCGAGGGCGATTGCCTCAACCCGACCTTCCGAATATAGGGAACCATGGGAATTTCTAGCTCAAAAACGCCCTACTTCAACTTTTTCCAGATTTTCCCATAATTAGGACTTTTATAAAAGTCTTTTTAAAAGAGAGCAAAAAATATTAAATAACAATCTCTCTTTTTTAATAACAAAAATCTTTTTCTTCCATAAAATTTGCCACGATTTTTTCTAAAAATCAAGTTTTTGACCAATTGTTCCAAAAAAACTTTTGACGTTATCTGTAGTTCCTAATTAACTAGCTACGAAAGAGCTACGGAAGAATCTCTCCTCTAAATTTTCTTCTCTCTTTTTCGAGCGGCCCCTCTCCTTAAGCCGCTCGGCCCTCTTCTAGCTACCCTAGGCTTTAGGTTTTAATCTTAGTTTTTCTTCCTCTTGGAAACTTACCTTAAAAATCTTCTCTATAACCCTATAAAAATTTTTTCTAATCTCTTGGGACAAAAAAATTTAATCCCTCCCTCTCTTTTTTCTATATATAAAGGGAACAGGGGGAGGGTAGCGCTTCGCTCTAAGGGCTACGCCCTTATAGCTCCAGCTCAATTCTTTTTATCTAACGATAAAAAAGAAATTTCGCGCGGAGCTATAAGGGCGTAGCCCTTAGAGCGAAGCTACGGCCCGCCCGGAAAGATTTAAACTCTCCCTCTTTAGACTTCCCTTCTGGGCCTCTTCCTCTTGGGACTTTCCCCCTTAATACTCTCTACTTTACTTTATATATTTATTATATTATTATATATATAATAGAAAATATATATTTTTTTATTTTTTAATAAAAGTTTATTATATTTTAATAAATAATTTATATTAAATAATATATATTAAATAAATATTATTATATATTAAATATAAATTATTATATAATAAATAAATATTATATATAATTTAAATAAAAATATAATAAATACTTATAATAATATATAAATATATTATATATTATTATAATATAATATAAAAGATAGGTATTTCCCCTTACTGGGATTAAGAGGAAGTTAGTTTAAATTATAATAACCTATAAAATAACCTAACGGTTATTTTATAGAACATTATAATTTAAACTAACTTCCTAGAGAATTAAGTTTAGTTTATATAACTTACATAACTTTATAAAATAGCCTTCGGCTATTTTATAAGTATATGTAAGTTATATAAACTAAACTTAATTCTCTTCAAGTATTATTATATAATATAAATAAATAATATATAATATATATATAATATAATATATATAAGTAAATATATATAGACCCTCCCCTAATGGCTAAATATAGATACTGTTTGATTTATAAAATTTTTAATACCCGATTGAACTGTTTTGCCCAAAAATCTTTTCCCTCTTGGAAGGAAAGAAATCTTCTGACGTAGAGATAGAAAATTTGAAAGCTTAGTTTAAAACTTTTTGTCCCAGAGAAATTTCTTGTTATAGAGATAGAAAATTTGAAGGGTTCTTTTGGAACTTTTTGTCCAGAAGAATTAGAAAGAAAATCCTTTAGGCTTTAGAGTTCCATTTCATATTTCAAAAAGCCCTCTTGGACTTTCTAAATTTTTGTCCCCTTCTATTAAATCTTCTTGTCCTATCTTTATAAAGATTTTACCATATTTTTTTAGAAATTTCAAGTTGATTTTTCAAAAATTTTATGGTATAATGGAAGTAGAAAGAAAAGTTAGGCCTCTCTCCCCTAAGTAAAAAATCTGAAAGTCAAATTATAATTTTTTACTTAAAAATTTGTCTTAAATACTTATACTAAGCTTTTCCTCTCTTACCTAAAAATTTCTAGTTGAAAATTATAAAATTTTGTCTTATAATATATATAGAAAAATTAAGAGGGAAACTTAAAAAAATTCGCCCTAAAATTTCTTGGTCTAAAAATTTAAATTTGCAAGGAAGAAAATTTATAAGCCTTAGAGAAAATTTTTAGGTCAAATTTTGAAAATTTAAGGTGAAGAAAAATTATAAAGCTTAGAATAAGAACTCCCTCTCTAGGTTTACGTCCTAGGTTATGTACTTTGATAATTCCATAAATTAAGTAATAAATAAAAATTTTCAAAGGAAAATATTAAATAACGCTTTGTTAAAAATTTTTAGAGTATTGCTTGGTTAAATTGGAGAAAATATAATGGTGTTTAGTATTGGATAGGATACAAGCACCTCACTTATACCATTTTTAATTAAAAATTTACAACTTATACCATTTTATAATTAAAATTTTGTAAATTATACCATTTTTAATTAAAAAATTCATAAATTAAAACCTTATAAACTTATACAAGACTTTATTAACCCCCCGAAAGGACTTACTATGAAATTCTGTCTCTCCTATAACCAACCCCCAGAATATCGGAATAAAGCCCAAGAACTAAAAATCCCGTATAAAGACCGAAAAATAATCCCAAATCTACCAAAAATAACCCCTATTCTAGAAGTAAATTCTTCCCCTGATTGGGCAGAATTGGAAGATTATAAGATTTTAACCAATAATTCTTTAATTCTTTGCGTTAATTCGGTCGACCTATGTCTCTCCGCCAAAGACCTAAATTTTAACTTCTATTGGGGGTTTCCGATCTCGACTTACTATGAAGCGAACTGTATCGCCTCGTTGTCTCCAAGCTACCTCAAGTTAGCTCCTCCCCTATTCTTTCAACTCCCCAAAGTTCAAAAACTAGGAATCCCTATTAGAGCTGTACCTAACGTAGCTTATACCGATGGCCTCCCCCATAAAAATGGACTCTTTGGCTCTTGGATTCGTCCCGAAGACTTAGACGCCTATTCCCCCTATATAGACGCTATAGAGTTTGAAGATTGCGACCTAGCTAAAGAAAGAGCCTTATTCCGTATCTACGCCCAAGAAAAAACTTGGCCCGGAAACCTTAACCAAATTATAACTAACCTCAATATCGACCTTGAAAACTCCCTAATCCCTTCCGAAGTCTCTACTAAGAGAATAAATTGCGGCCAACGCTGCCAAGACCCAGAATCTTTTTGCCATCTTTGCGATCATCTATCTATAATCGCCAAAAGGGATAACTTACCCTACTTCCAAGCCCTAAAAGAACTAAGAGAAAAGAAATAAACCTTAAGTTTTTCGTTTAATAAAAAATAAAAAGGAACTTAAATTATGGAACAAGCTATAAAAGAAGTAATTTCCTATTCCCAAGATATTCCCCTCCCCCAAGTTGATGACCTATTGGCCAAATGGGCGGTCGCCAAACAAAACTTTATAGACGCTATGGACGGCGACCTAATTTATGAGTACCCAAAAGAAGTAACCTTCTCTCTTACTCCCGCCCAGAAGGAAGAAAACCTAAACGCTATTATTGAATATGGTTATCTTACCAACCCTGCTGCTGGAGAATTTCTAGAACACTATTATCAAGACTTCTACGAAAATAAGACTTCTTCTGACTACGTTACCCCTGATGGAGTAACGATTCCTATGGGAACCAAGATTACTAAAGCTCTTAAATATTTTAGCTCTTCTTACATCGACCTACCAGAAATCCAGCACCTACAAAGTCGAATTAGTAGAGTTATCCAAAAGCAAAAAGTAACTGGTAAGCTCTGTCTTTCTGTCCATCCCCTAGACTATCTCTCCATGAGTGAAAATACCTATAATTGGCGGACTTGTCATAGCCTCCAAGGAGAATACGCCGCTGGAAACCTCTCCTATCTCCTAGATAGTTCTACCGTAGTTTGTTACCTAAAATCCACTAAAGAGACTAACCAATTGCCGAACTTCCCTTCTTCTGTCTCTTGGAATAATAAGAAATGGCGCGTTCTGCTTTTCTTTTCTAAAGAATGGAAAATGATCCTTACAGGTCGTCAGTACCCCTTTGAGTCCTCAACTGGGATGGAACTAATTAGAACTAAGCTACTGAACTATAATTTTGGTACTTATACTCCTTGGAGCGACTTTTCCTATTCCTCCAAATTAGTTTCTAATTCCACTATCTTCCGTTCCGAAAATATGGCTCCTTGGTATCCTATTCCGGGGTACGGCGCCATTCCTCTAAACGCCATAGTAAATGAGGGAGGTCTAAACTATAATGACCCTCTCCATTCTCGCCTTTATAAGCCTCTTTATTGCTTTGACGTAAACGCAATAGACCTTGAAGGTAACTATATTCCCTCGACTGTGGCGCCCGATACCTTTACCATAGGCGCTCCTGTAACCTGTTTACGTTGCGGCCAAAGGTATATAACTAATTCTGAATATATGGTTTGCGATAAATGTATAAAGGAGTTGTACGAATAAATATGCCAAGAGGAACAGAAGCTAAAGAATTTGTCATTAACAAATTAAAAGAAGCCTTTGGCTCCGATTATATTGGAGAAGTTGATAAGAAATACTATGTTTGGGCCAAAGAGGGCGGAGAAAAGATCCAAGTCGCCCTTACACTAACTTGCCCAAAAAATTCTGTTTCAGCTCCCAATCCTAATGATTGGTCTACCCCTTCCCCCCAAGAGGAGCGTCCAAAAGAAATTTCTAAAGAAGAAGAAGCCAATATCGCGGCTCTTCTGGAAAGACTTAACCTATGACAGAAAGAAAAATCTTTTCAGTTATTATTCCAGTAAAAGACGGCGCAGAAACTATAGAAAGAGGCCTAGACTCCTTACTTTCTTCCGCCGACTTTATCAATGAAGTAATCATATGTATAGACCATTGTACCGATAATACAGAAGAATTGGCGGCCCAGTATTCTGATAGGCTCCCCATAAAATTTGTCTATAACAAAGGAAATCCCGGCCCGGGAAACTCGCGCCAATTGGGACTAGATAACGCCCGCAGTGAATGGGTAACTTTTATGGACGCTGATGATGAATTTTATCCAAGAGCCTTTTGGAACATTTATAAAGTAATTACTACCAAACTTCTCCCCGATGATGTAATTATAATTTCCGGTTTTGAAAGTGTCTTTAAAGGTTTCTCACGATATGAATACCAAAATTCTTTAACTTGGGTTCATGGAAAATTTTTCCAACGCTCTTTCCTCGTGGAAAACAACATTCATTTCCCCAAAGACCTCTATACGAGTGAAGATTCTAGTTTTATGGAATATTGCCGCCTTTATACCATATTGCGCGACAAGAACTTCTTTATGTATAATTACAAGAGTTATAGATGGAATTACCGAGAAGGTTCCATGACTAGAGAAGAAGACTTTTTGCGTAAAAGAAGTGCTGACTTCTTGGAAGCTTATTGCGGCCCATTCGTTGAAGTAGTAGACAATAACGAAATTAATGACGAAAAGCTTGATACCTTAATCCAGTCTGAATACTCCCTATTAACTGGCCTAGTGGTATTTTGTTATTTTTGCGCCCAGAGTGATTGGGGCCGACCCGATGTCTACGCCCAAGAGCTGGCTAATTGGCTGCGGGACTTAGAAGCCAACAAATCTTACCTTCTTACTCTTATATTAGATAATCCAGAAAGCTACTGTGAATCCAGAAAAAATGCTTGTTCTTGCTGCGGCCCCTTTATCGAACATCAAACTTTTTATGATTGGTACGAAGCCCTTGATTGGACGGTGAAATAATGGAAGATGAATCTTTGAAAACTTACTTGAAAGAAATGCGGTCTATTGACCTTTTAACTCCCGAAGAAGAAAATGCGTTAATCCTTAAAAATGACCAAGAGTCAAAGAATAAGTTAGTAGAAGCTAACTTACGTTTGGTAATCTCCCTAGCTAAACATTATTCTGGTAGCGGCCTCTCCCTACAAGACCTTATTCAAGAAGGTAATATTGGCCTAATCAAAGCCGCTGAGAAATTTGACCCTTCTCTTGGATACAAATTCTCTACTTATGCTACTTGGTGGATTAAGCAAACTATTTCAAGAGCAGTGGCGGAACAGTCCAGACTAATTAGAATCCCAGTATATCTAGATGAAACAGTGGCGCGATTGCGCAAAACCATTAGTACCCTAACGGTTGAACTTGGTAGAGAACCCACCGATGAAGAATTGGCGGCCAGTATGCAGGTTTCTATTCAAAAAATTGCTGAATTGAAGGATTGCGTTCCTGACCTTACAAGCATAGACGCCACTATTAAAGAAGATGAAGATGATACAATTGGCTCTCTAATCGAAGATCCCAACGCTGTAAATCCCGAAGAATCCTACATGAGAAGTTGCGAAAAAGACATTGTAGAAGATATTTTGGGTACTTTAGATGACAGAGAAGCTGAAGTATTGCGCCAAAGATTTGGATTTGATGGCCAAAAGCCCCAAACTCTGGAAGAAATTGGTTCTTCTTATGGGCTAACCAAAGAGCGCATTCGCCAAATTGAGAGTAAAGCCTTTCAGAAATTGCGGCATCCCTCTAGGGCAAATTTGTTAAAAGAAGCCTTTGCCTAAAGCTAATTTAAAGCCTCCCTAATTTAGACTAGGGAGGCTTTATTGCTTTTTTCTCAATTTTTTAATATAATATATATAGAAAGTAAGAAAGGAACTGATACTCATGAAGCCAGAAGAAGTAAAACTAATGGAAACTTTGGTCTGTATACAAGAAGATTCCTTATTCCGTGTCCTTAAAAACTACTTGAACAAACACTATAATGTAGTGTACGCTGATGAGGGGGGAGACTATATCTACGCCCCCGGAACCATCCCCGTAATGTTGGTCGCCCATATGGATACGGTCTTTCTCAAGCCCCCCGATGAACTCTTCTATGATAAGCGCAAAGGAGTTATGCTTTCTCTTGGCGGCTGCGGGTTTGATGATCGAGCGGGCATTTTCGCCATTATCAAAATTATTGCAAAGGGTTATCGTCCTTCTGTTCTATTTACTAATGGCGAAGAAGATGGGTGCGTTGGCGCCCAAGTGTTTGTCTCTGAATTTTATGAACCTGTCAGCAAACTAAAGTACATTATCCAGCTCGACCGAAGAGGTGAAAATGACTGCGTATTTTACGATTGCGATAATCCTGAGTTTACTGCTTATATTTGTGACAACGCTAATTTTATAAAGAATTATGGCAGTTTTTCCGATATTAGTGTGCTGTGCCCTTGTTGGGGCATCGCTGGAGTTAATTTGTCTGTTGGATATTTTAACGAACATACTGATAAGGAAGTTCTTTATGTAAACTTTTTGGCGGCGACCATTAGAAAGGTTAAAGACCTATTGGACAAAGCCAAAGAAGCTCCTTACTTTAGTTATGAAAGGAAGTTTAATAACTATGTTTGATACTTATCTAGGGTATATGGCGCGCCAAGAAGAGTTGGATGAAATCGTTGAAAGAATTGTGGCCGAAGCCATTGCGGAACAAACTCTTGATTTTACTCTTACTGGTGATTTTACTTCTGGCGAACTTGACTATATTAAGTCAGAAACTGAGCGGAGGTTGGGAGCATGACAAAATTTCGTATTTACGCTGGACTAGATGCCGCCCACTATAGATTTACCGATGATTTCGACTCTAAGGAAGAAGCTTTGCAATGCGCTTATGAAGTGGCGGTAAGTGATTATCAATATGCGGAACTCAAATGCGTTGATGATGATGTTTGGGACTTTGAGCAATGTGCAGGATTTCTTGGCGACCTTTGGGGCGAAGATACCATTACCACCGATGATATAATCAACTTTTATACAAATGAAGTTGAGTCTCGTATTGAGTACTATGTCGAGGAGGAGCGATAATTATGATTGTTATTCTTGCGTTGCTTTTTCTATTAGTCATACTCATCATTACTGTTTTCGTTATGGCATACCTTATTGAATGCTATGACTATGCTACTGAATTTACCCATCTTAATGACGCAATTTTTCTAACTTATGATGAATTTATAAAGTATTATTCCTTAAATCCCAATAGGTGGGAGCTGAAATACGACGAAATTACAGTATTTAAAGGTGCTACCCATACTAGACTCAAAATTAACGATTATTACAGTATTGGGTTTGAGACTATTTCAGATGCTTTGCAATATAAAAATTTTTATAATGACAAAGAAGAAAGAAAGAAAATTCTCAGACAAAATGCTTGTATGGCCGACTTCCTTGAAATGATGCAAAATGATATAAACGATTTGCGCAGAAAGGCTAATATGGAGATAGAAGAAGCTACTCGAAAGCTTACTATGCGTTAACTAGACTTTTTTATAATATATATAGAAAATAAGAAAGGGATTGGTGAATTTATGGAAAAATATACAGCCATTGCAACAGTTGTTTGGTGGTTTGATAACGAGAGAATTACCGATTATATCGCCATTACAGAGGTAAGTACTTTTACAGACGCCGCGGCCCGCATCGAAAGGTCTTATGATTCTGAGAATATTGAGTCTATCTCTATTGAATTTACTTCTTACGAGTTTCTTCACTTGACTAAGGAAATGGCCGAGCAGATTATTGCGCAGGACATTTGACTTTTGGCGAAAAATATTATATAATATAGTTACAATGTAAAAAGAGAGGAAGTATTTTATGTTTGATTCTAAGGATATTATTAAGGCCATGCGAGAAGGGGCTTCTGCTGACGATATTGCTAAGTCTTTTGGTAACGCCTTGAAGGAAGCTAAGGCTCAGATGGAGAATGAGCAGGTTCAGGCTGAGCGTAAGAAGCAAGCAGCTTGGGATGTTTATACAACCATTGTCCGTTTCTATGAGACTTGCTATCCTGAGTTTAAGATTACTACTAAAGAGCGAGTTACTGACTTGCCGGCCAAGGAGAAGGAAAGTCTTATTAAGGAAGTCATTTCGGCTCTTGAGTCTGCGGGAAAGAGTACTAGCAATTTGTATAATTTTATTACTGCCAAAGGCCCTTTTGAAATCTTCTGGTAATCTTTTAAAAAGAAGTCCTCCTATGACTAGGAGGACTTCTTGATTTTTTTATATTTTTTTGATATAATGTATACATAAAGTAAGAAAGGAATTGATAAGAATTATGGATTGGTATAGTGTAGCTCGATATATTGCTGAAATGTATCCAGATAGCGGCCGGAAGCCTTTAGTAGATTTTGACCGAGAATATTTTATTTGCCCAGAGTGTGGCGAAGAAATCTTTTCAGATGATTATGAAGAAGTCCCAGCCGAATTTTGTCCTATTTGCGGCGCGCCATGGTAATATTAGTTTTAACTCTAGCTTTAATTTTAGTAGTGGCCGCCAATAGAAAAGCAAATACAATTTATATAACTTATCGGGAATTTCTAGAGTTTTATCTTTTAAATCCTGATAGATGGATATTAAGTTGGAGCGGCGCATTGGTTAGACAGACAATTATAGGCCCTGCCGGCCAGTATATTTATAGATACTATGACGTTAAACTTAAGGCACCTCTTGACTATTTTAATTACGTGAGATTTTATATAGGGAAAGAATATAAAAAGGCAAAGGCCGCAAAAGAAAAAGAAAACGAAAAATTCTTAGATTTAATGAAAGAAGATAACCAAAACGCTCTCTCTTAGAGGGGGCGTTTTCTTCTAGGGTAAAAAGATTTTATTGATTTTTTTCTAAATTTTTAATATAATATATATAGAAAGTAAGGGAGGGAATAAAAGATGACAGAAACAGAAATTCTTTACTCTGCCCTAAAAATTGCGGGCCAATATGCTAGAAAATATCTTCCTGCCGAGATGCCTAATGATATAGAATATGTAAAGGCTCTAATTGATGGGGCCGAAGATCCAGAAGGAGAAAAGTTTATATGGGCTTGGATTAACAAGGCCATAAGCGAAGGACTGCAATAAGAAAGGAATTGATAAATATGCCTACTGCTAAAACTTATCTGTCTTGGGAAGTGGTGGAAGATGTTTATACTTCCAACGGCCGCCAGTACATTAAAGTTAAGAACCCGAAGAATGGCTCTATTAAGTCTGTACGCTGGTACACTGACAAGGAATATGCAAAAATGTATCCAGAGGAAAAACCAGCGACTGCCAAGACTTACTCCCAGAAAGAACTTTTTGGGTTTGATAAAGGGTATATTACCATCTTTAAGGGCGAAAATTCTGACTGGTTTTTGAGTTCAAATGCCAGATATTGTCGTCTTTGGGGCTGGTATATTATGTCTACAGAAGAAGTCCCCGATGATATTCCTGATAACGTTACTCCTGTTAAGCTCTATTGGGATAAGGTTGGCGTTGATGCCGCCAATCTAAAGCCAGAAGAAGAAGTTAAAGCTATCGCAAATTCTTTGATGTACGATGAAGGAGTCTCTCATTACGTTGGCTCTGTGGGCGAATCCATTACAGCAACTGTGACCATTGAAGAAGTAACTATCCTTAACACTCCTTATGGCCGCAGTACTATGTTCAGAATGAAAGATGCCCATGGCGTTATTTACATTTGGACTACAACTGCGGAAAAGGATTGGGCCGAAGGGGATACCAAGACCATCACCGGCACTATCAAAGAGTATTATAAGTACGGTGAAGAATGTCAGAATGCTCTTACTAGATGCCGCGAGATTAGTTGAAAATTTAGAAAATTTTTGCTATAATATATATAGAAGCTAGGGGTCAGCGTTTCGGTGGATGAAAAGTACGTTCCATCTGAATTAAATGAGGCAAACGTAATAAGGCCACGAGGCTTAAAAGCCTCTCTCTACCTAGCAACAAGAAAGACAACTTGTAAAAACTCGCTGGAATAGTAGGCGTTAACTCACTATATGCGCTTGTGAATAGAAACGAAGAGGAGCGCCAAAGAAATATTGTCTCTTCAACTCGTGGGCAGCTATTTACGCTAAGTTGTCTGGCACTCTGGAAAGACAGAGATTTATTCCTTGATTTTTTCCTAAAATTCTAGTATAATATTAAGGAAAGGATTGATAATTTGATGGACATTTTTGATTTGATTACTCCTGACGAAAAGCAAGCAATAGAAGGATACATTAACACTTGCGCTGAGAAAGAGCTAGAGACTTCCCTTGAAACTGTCCTCAAACCATGGGCCGCCGCCAAATCTCAGTTCCTTCTGGACAATGTTTTTCATGGTAAATTGATTCTTGAAAAGCCTTTTGTCTATGAAGAAGTCGATACAGAAACAACTGAGCGGCTTGAGCTTGATGAATCAGCTTATATTTGGGACTTTGTGGAAGCAATTACCCAGAAAAGTGATTTTCGTATTCTTACGGAAGAAATTGTCACTAACCGGTATTCTGGTAAAAACGTGACTCTAAATCTTCCCTCTGGGAAAAAGTACGAGATTGTAAAAGGCACTAAGGTTATGCGTATCTTTAGAATCTTGGCTGAGGAATATGATGTTCCGGGGTATGAAGATTTCCGTATTGCAGTATCTCAGGTTCTTAATCAAAAAACTTTGAAGGGACATCTTTGTTTGTCTATTCATCCTCTTGACTATATGACCATGAGTGACAATTCTAGCGACTGGGAATCCTGCATGAGCTGGATAGATAGTGGCTGTTATCGTCAGGGTACTGTTGAGATGATGAACTCCCCCAGCGTTGTTGTCGCTTATTTGAGAAGTGACAGGGATATGACCCTTCCCGGAGCATATACATGGAATAACAAGAAGTGGCGCGAGTTGTTTATTGTTACTAAGAATTTCATTACAAATGTCAAATCCTATCCTTATTATAACGCTAATTTGACAGAGGGCGCTTTGCGTTGGCTGAAAGAGCTTGCGGGCAAGGATAACTATTCCGATGATGAAGTTTCCTATGGCTATGGGCTTACTACTATTGGCGCTGGATGGGACGAAGAAGCCGATATTCTATTTACTACTGGTATAATGTATAATGATACAAGAAACACTTCCCACCGCCAAAAGGGATTTTTCCGAAAAGACCTTTATAAGGGTTTCTCCTATCATTATTCTGGGGTTTGTGAGTGTATGTGTTGCGGCAAGACTGATGTCGATTTTGATGATGAAGGAGATTTGGTAGGAACTTGCTGCACTAAGCCTTATTATTGTGAATACTGTGGAGAAAGAATTAACGCAGGAGAAGCTTATAGTGTGGGTGAAGATGGTAGCTATTATTGTGAGTATTGTTATGAAAACAACAGTTTTTATGACGACATTGCTGAAATAAGCTACCCAGAGAATGAATGTGCGACTTTGTATCTTGCTACCCCCGAAAGAGATGCATATGATGCTACATCTTATATTTATTTCAACCCCAACAGTTCTTATAATAACTATCTTGAAAATATTTATCATGGTACCGATAGCAGCGATTATTATATTCCTTATGATGAATGTGATTCGCATATACTCTATTTGTTTGGTATTGATGGATGGAGAGATAAAACGCCTAAATTTAATTCGGCGCGCGACCCATCTTATGACAGACCTCTTAGTTGAAAATTTTAAAAATTTATTGTATAATATCTATAGAAAGTAAGAAAAGAACAAAAAAATTTGAAAGGTAAAGGTGTAATTTATGGAAAAGTATACTAAGCGTCAGATTCTCACTGCTGTCAAGTCCACTATCATTGAGGGTGCTGCCCTTGACATTCCCGCCGATATTGTTGTTGGCTTCATTGATAAGGAGCTGGCGACCTTGGATAAGCAGGCGGCTTATCGTAAGAATAAGAAGGCTCAGGCTGAAGATCCTCTGCTGGATGCAGTACGTGACTCTTTGACCGATGAATTTGAGCCTGTATCTGAAATCGCAGCCCGCATTGAGATGGAGGGCGCCACTCTCGGTAAGATTACTTATCGACTGAATGCCTTGGTCAAGGATGGCAAGGCAGAGAAGCAGTCTATCAAGGTTGAAGGTAGCAAGCGTTCTGTTCAGGGGTATCGTTATATCTAATAAAAAGGAGGAGCCTATCATGAGCTGATTAACGAGTTGCCTGCGGATTCGTATTGATAGTGATGGGGAATTACTAAACTATGACGCCAAAGGCTGGCCGATTTGGGAAGAAAAAGACGAGTCCCATCTTACTCCCCGTAGAATCAAGCTCCAGAACGGCTCCTTCCTCACTGCTATCTAATCTCTATTATCCTAGAGAGAGGAAAAATTTTCCTCTCTCTAGGGCAAAAATGAAAATTTTATCCCTCTAAAAATTATATTATATTGTGACTGTGGGATTTGATTTTTATATTTTTTTATGATATAATATTCATATGAGGTGAGAAGATTATGTTTGATGATTTTTCTACTCAGATTCAGAGTGATGAATTTTCCACGGCTATTGAAGAATATGAATTTCTTCTACAATTTAACCTTTAAAAAGTCAGCCTGTCAGAAATGATGGCAACGAGTTCAATCCTCGTAAAGGTTAAAATCAATTAAAGACGCTTACAGCAATTTTATTGGGTATAGAAAAGGCGTCTTGTTATTAAAAGAGTTTTTTAGCTTTAACATAAGGCGCTAACAGCAATTTGTTTTCAAGGAATAATGAATACAGAGCGCCTTGGTTAGAGGGGGAGCTTTAAAGGCACAAACAGCAACTGTCTTTTTTGATTTTGGTTCTTAACAGAAATTAAAGTGCCTTGTTTATTTGCCAGTTTAGCTTAGTTGGTAAAGCATCTGACTTGTAATCAGAAGAGCAAGAGTTCGAGTCTCTTAGCTGGCTTTTATGCGGCCCAGTAGTCAAGTGGTCAAGACTTGAGGTTTTCATCCTCAGACGCATCGGTTCGAATCCGGTCTGGGTCATTATGTATGGGGATTTAGCTCAGATGGGAGAGCGCTTGAATGGCATTCAAGAGGTCAGCGGTTCGATCCCGCTAATTTCCACCATTCCCCAATAGGGGAAAGTAGTTATGGCACTACTTAAAATAATGAGTCGCCCTGATATACGGCAAGTTCGCAATAGTATATTACTAAATATTCTCCTATAGCTCAGTTGGTAGTAGCACGCAGCCGTTAACTGCGGTGTCGTAGGTTCAAGTCCTACTAAGAGAGCCATAAGATGTCGTTGCACGGCATCTTGAAATTATGGGCCTTTAGCTTAGTTGGTTAGAGCATCCGGCTCATAACCGGACGGCCCAGAGTTCGAATCTCTGAAGGCCCATTAATCCTTTCGTAGCGCAGTTTGGCTAGCGCGTCCGATTTGGGTTCGGAAGGTCGTAGGTTCGAGTCCTGCCGAGAGGATATAACTAAAGAGAGGTAAGTTCTAGTGAGAAACTATATTTCAAAAATTCCAGAAGGTCATTATAGTAAGAGTTTTGGTACTTTTTGTTTCATCAATGACAATGTTTTTTTAGAAAGTAAGAACGCCCAAAGCTATCTTACCTTTACAATCAATGTAATTGACAAAGATGGAAAAGTAAATACCGCTCTAGTGACCGCAGATTTTTATTATGGATGCTCACTAGGACTTCCCCAATACCAAGTCCGCCAATACAAATATCTAGTAAATTGGAAAACAATCACGGTCTATGATTTTGGAGATAAAATTGTGGCCGAAAGCGATACCTCTTTCCCAGATGATTGGCCTATTGGCGATTCCATTGAAATAAACCCATATGTAGATGCGGCTATCGCCTAACTGGACATGGCAACAGCCTTCTAAGCTGTAATAATCTGAGTTCGAGTCTCAGTAGCCGTATATAGGCGGTTATCACAACAGTAGTGAGCTGGGCTTTGACCCCAGATACGTAGGGGCAGCACCTACACCGCCTGCCAAACTTTTTTAAAGGAGCTATTTACTAATGCTTACTAACGAACAGAAGATTACCAATATGAAAATTCGTAGAGATAATCTCCAAAAGAGAGATCCAGTGTCTAACGTCAATATTATCAGAAAACTGAATCGTAATATCAGAAATTTGGAGAAGCGTACTCATGATTAAGTACGCGGCCATTAAGATTCAAATTTTGCCGCACGGCCCTGATTACTTTTGCGGCCCAGATTATAGTTCTATTATGGCAAGAATTAGGAGCTATGGGATTCCTCTTGAAACGGCTTCTCTGGTTGCTGAAGGATTTATGACTGATAATAATTGTTTTGTGACTAAGAGAGAAGCTGCTGCGATAGCTTATGCTAGTAACCAACTGGATTCCTGTAAATGGTCTATTGAGCCAGAGGATATTCGCCAAGGTGTCCGAGGGGTTTAAGGAGCCAGTCTTGAAAACTGGTGGGCAATTCCTGCCCCGTGGGTTCGAATCCCACCTTTGGCGCTCAATGCTGATGTAGTCAAATGGTTTAAGACGCCGGTCTGCAAAACCAGTATTGTGGGTTCGAATCCCTCCATCAGCTCTTAATGCAGATGTACTCAAGTGGTTAAAGAGACCTCCCTGCTAAGGAGGCAGGTCGGCTAATAACTGACGCGAGAGTTCAAATCTCTCCATCTGCGCTTAAATTTTAGGAAAGATAAAGGTATGTTCAATGAAGTATAAGTTTTTTCACAATGGAACAACAACAATCGCTGTTAGTACTTATGCTGGAAAGACAGTTAAAGGCTACGCTAAGACAGACCCTAGAGATTCTTATGATGAATCTTATGGAGAAAAGTTGGCGGCGTTGCGATGTAACGTCAAAGTTGCTGAGAAACGTCTAAAGAGAGCCAAGGGAAAGATGGCCGAAGCTCGAGTCAAGGCTTCTGAAGCTATGAATTATTGGGCGGCTCAAGTAACTTACTATATGGATGCCACTGAAGCCTATGTTGTGGCTATGACAGAATTGAAGAAACTTTTGGACAAATAATTTTTTAAAGGCGGGTACAGCAAAAATTCTTAATAATTTTTATTACATAATGCTACTTTTAGTTGCTACAAAAACCGCCTTGTTTTAATGCTGGTGTGGTGAAACTGGTAAACACAAGGGACTTTTATCCTAACAACATAATATAATTTGAGCATCTAAATAGGAAACTTTTAGTATGAATGATGGCTAATTCGGCGAAGAGTTAGGAGAACGCCGAGCTAAATTTTTTGAATAGGCCTTAAAGTTAATCTCTTTAAAGCTTGATGCTATAAGAGAGGGAAATTTATGGGGTTAAAAAAATATGATAAGGAATGGCTTGAAGAACTCTGTGCAGAAAGTAATTCGTTAGCAGAAGTCTTAAAGAAGGCCGGTAGAAAGCAGGGCGGCGGTTCACAGCAAATTTTAAAAGATAAAATTGCTGAATATGACATTGACATTTCTCACTTCACTGGGCAACTTTGGAATAAAGGGAAAACCCGTGAAGATGATGAACGAATCGCTATGCAAGCGAAAAATCAAGAAAAATATTCTTTAGAAGAAGTCTTTAAGAAGGATAGTAAAATTACTCAGCATGGATTGCGAGAATATATTCAAAAGTATAATGCTATTGAATATAGGTGTAGTAAATGCGGATGTAATGGTCATTGGCAAGATGGAGAAATTAGATTAGAAATTCATCACAAAGATGGAGATAATCATAACAATGAAATAGATAATTTAACTTATCTATGCCCCAATTGCCATGCTTTAACAGACAATTTTAGAGGTAGGAACAAAAAGCAAAGCCAAAATGGCAGATTTGTTTCTGAAGAAGATTTTGTGAAAGCCCTGAAGGAGTGGCCAAATATTAGACAAGCTTTGTTAAGTTTAAACTTGACAGCTAGAGGCGGAAATTACGATAGAGCAAAAGTCTTAATTAAGAAATATAATATTCAAAAATAAATGTGTAGAGACTTATACACCATCCTCCTAAACCGAAAGGCATGGAGAAGACATAGTCCAGACTACAACGGTTGTATTCAACCGGCTATGGTAACATAGAGTAGTAAGAAAATCCCTCGGTATTGCTACCTTGCGGGTTCGAGTCCCGCCACCAGCACTTTATTCTAATAAGAAAGGAGCTAACATAATGAAGAACTTTTTTACTAACTTATTTCAGGCTATGCTTAATGAATGGGTCGCACGTTCTAAGTATACTTATATGCTTCGCTATAAGCATTACTAATTTGGCAAATGTAGCCAAGGTTTGAGTTCTATTCTCACCATTTGCCTTTTATGCGGTATTGATGTAATGGTAGCATAAATGCCCTCCAAGCATTCCGTGACAGTTCGAGCCTGTTATACCGCTTTTCTTGGGGCTTATAAATAGCCCCAAACTTGCGCTTGTAGCTCAGTTGGTAGTAGCACTTGCCTTTTAAGCAAGGTGTCGGGAGTTCAAATCTCCTCAAGCGCACTAGACTAAAAAAGGAGTCGTTTTACAATGAGCAGGTCTTATAAAAAGACTCCTCGCGCAGGAGATACCAAAAGTAAATATTCTAAGCGTTACGCTAATAGACAGCTTCGTAGGAAGAAGCTTAATACGGATTTCCAGTATAGTAGCTATAAGAAGTCTTTTGAGAGCTATAATATATGTGATTTTGAAGAAGTTGCAACTAGTTTTAATGATTATTGGAATAGTATTTTGCGCCGTTGGTATGACTGGGAGTATAAATACGAATCTTTTCCTGATAAAGACAGAGCCTATAAAGAATGGTTCAAAGATTACAAGAGGAAGTAAAATGGAAAATCAAGATAGCTGGCTGGCCACTTTGGCTAACCTATGTCAGATAGCTTCTTTCCAAATGAATGTCCAAGAAGTAGGCAATGACGCCATTATGCAACATCTGGAAAGACAAGACCATATATTGGACGAACAGACTAATAATTATTTGAAAAAGATAATCAAGCAAAACGAGGAGATTCTCAGAAAATTAGATAAACTTGCCGGGGTAATTTAAAGGTAAAATGATGGGTTCAACCCCCGGTACCAAAAATAGGAGAAAATATGGTTACATACTGGAAACGTACTTTTCCCAATGGCTGTCCCCCTTGCGCCAATAAGGAACTTGGGGGAGATTGCCCGGAAAAGGATTGGTGTCTAATCGAAGAGAAGGATGGGCTGAAGGAACCCCCGACCAAATGGAGGAAGAAAGATGTTATACGTAGAGAAGGACTTTAAAACCTCAGAAATTTATGGCTCCATTTATGTCGATGGCGAATTGGTAGCTTCTTGTGTTGCACGTTATGGAGATAATGAAGGAGTTTATATCTTCACCAAGACAATTATTTCAATGGACTTATACAATGAATTTCCTGATGAAGTCCAAAAGGAATGGGAATCTTTTGAGAAGGAAGCCATTAAGGAAATTAAGTTACAGCTCTAATGGATGGCCTCTTTGACTTTTTTGTAAAATTATTATATAATATATACAGAAAAAGAGATAAGGAGTTGTTACTATGACTATGACGGTAAAAGAACTTATCAAAAAGCTATCCAAGATGCCCATGGATGCAACAATTATTAAAATTGATAGTAGTGATGGAGAAGCACTGTTTAGAGACGAGTATGATGGCAGTACGGTATGGGGAGATGTGGATGAATGGATTATCTCTCCTGTCCAATATACCGTTAATAAGAATTGTGGAGAAAAAATTCCAGACGGCACTGTAATTGTAGCAATCTAACAATCAAATTACAGCCTTGTAAAAGGCCAAGAGAAAAAGGAGATTTTAAGATATGTATTTGGATGATATGAAAGCCCATTTTAGCTTGGGCCGCACAGAGAATGGCGCCATTACTAGGACTACTACTAATTCCTGTCTTATGGATTTGTATGCTCTTGGAGGAGCCTATAGAAGCAGAACTGAAGATGAGTGCATTAAGTTGTTCTGGGACGCTCTTACCGAAGATGAGAGCTACGCTATGAAGTGCCTATTCTACCTTCGTGATATAATTGGCGGCCAAGGGGAACGTAGATTCTTCCGAGTATGTATGAAATGGCTGGCTAATTACCATCCCGCAATTGCTAAACGTAACATGGAATATATTCCCATTTTGGGAAGATGGGATGACCTGTATGTTTTTGTAGATACCCCTTTGCAAAGTGACGCTTTTAAGATGATTAAACAACAGCTAAAAGTCGATCTTACAAGTAACCATCCTAGTTTGCTTGCTAAGTGGCTGCCTAGCATCAATGCAAGCTCTGACGAAACGCGCAGACTGGCTAAGATTACTTGTAAGTATCTAGGTATGACCTATAAGGAGTATAGAAAAACTTTGTCTACTTTGCGTGAACGCATTAAGGTTCTTGAGTGCCTTATGTCCGAGCAGAGATGGGACGAAATTGACTTTGCCGCCATTCCTTCAAAGGCTGGGCTTAAATATAGAGCTGCCTTTGAACGCCATGACCTTACCAGAGACAGATATGAATCTTTCATGAAGGATTCTTCGACTAAAGTTAATGCCAAAGCTTTGACTCCTTACGAATGTGTAAGAGCAGCTTTCCTTAGTCCTTATGATGAAGTAAAACGTGCTGTTGTAGATAAGTATTGGGATAATCTTACTGATTATTTCAATGATGCCACTTTCGATGGATTGGCTATTGTAGATACTTCCGGCAGCATGATGGGGGAACCCCTGAACATTGCCATTTCTATTGGACTATATTGCGCCGATAAGGCTAGAGGGCCTTATCACAATCACTTCTTGACCTTTTCTGATACCCCCGAATTAGTTGAGGTTAAAGGAAAGAGTTTCTGCGACAAAGTTCTTAATATGAGTAAGGCTTCTTGGAGTTGCTCTACAGACATTGAAAGTGCTATGGACACTTTGTTGTACGTTGCTCTTACTAATCATTGCCGCCAAGAGGAACTACCTAAGAATCTTATCATTATCAGTGACATGGAGTTCAACTGGGCCGTAAACTTTAATGAGCCTACTAAAACTTTGTTTGAGTCGATGAAGAAGAAGTGGGCGCAGTACGACTATCAGATGCCTAAGATTATCTTTTGGAATGTTGCGGCTCGTAATAACAATATTCCTATGCGTGATGATGGCAACGTTAATTACGTATCTGGCTCTAGCCCTGTAGTTTTTCAGCAGATTATGAAGGGGCTTACTGCCAAGGACTTAATGTTCGAAACGCTAAATTCTGAACGTTATAAGGACATTCACTAATATAAAGGGTGGAACTTTTATAGTTCCACCCTTTTCTTTTTGGGTAAAAAAGGAAAAAACCGATAGGAGATTTTTAAGGACTCTATGAAGAAACAAAGAAAGGAGGTTAAGAACTCATGGATACTCCCGTTACTTTTACTCTTGCTTCTTTTATTGCTACTTTCTTGGCTGTTTGCGCGGGAATCTCTGCCATTGCGGCCGCCCTTAATTGGATTATAAAAGGTGTAAAAGCTATAAATTCGCCTAATCTGAAACAAGACAAAAGGTTGGAAATTCTGGAGCAGAAAAGTACCAAATACGAGGAATATTTCGCGAGCGATAAAGCAAGAATAGATTCACTAGAAGAAGGTAATAGAGTTACTCAAAGAGCTATTTTAGCTCTACTTTCTCATGGCATTGATGGAAATGAGATTGAAGAAATGCGGATTGCTAAGAACGAGCTACAGGACTACTTGATTAAGCGATAAAAATAAAGGGAAAGGACTTAATTGTTCTTTCCCTTTATTTTTATTTCTTTTTGTGATATAATAGAAAGAAAGGAGATTTCATGAATAAATTCTGTCGTCTTTTTATGGACTATTTCTATGATGCTGACTTTTGGAATTATATTAAAACTTATTTTCATCTTATAAGGAGAAATAAAAATGACAATTCTTGATAGCTGGATTGAAACAGAGTATTATCCAGGGCTTGACCCTATGGGGATAACCTTTCTGGTAGTAGGAGTTATTTGCTTTTTTCTGACTCTAAAGATAAGTAAAAGACCAGACATTCTGACTCTTATGACCTTAGTCCTTATACCTCTTGGACTTTTCTTTATTACTGTCGAGGAACGAGTTGATACTACTTTTTACCAAGTATTGATTGATGAAGATACAGACATTGCTGAGTTTCGAGAAAAGTATGAAATTATTGAGCAACGTGGGATTACTTATGTAGTTAAAGAAAAACAGGGTTGATTTTTTTCTGAAAAAATTGTATAATAATTATATAAGATAAGAAAGAGAGGGGCTAAAAATGATTCAATTCTTGGCCGGTGTATTTTTTGGGGTATTTATTATGTCCCTAATGTCTGCTACTTAAATGGAGGAAACATATGATTTTGATTAAGAAAGAACAATTTTTGGACATGATGCAAACTGTTGAGGACTATTGGGACTGGGATAGTCAACTATACGACCTAGGAGTTGAAATTGATAGTGTTCCTCTTACTAGGATGTTGAGCGATTTTATTGATGCCCTTAAGATTCTTGTCAATGACAAAGATGATATGATTGAATATTATTGTTGGGAACTTGAGTTTGGTAAGCGTTGGCAGCCCCGAATGGTTATTGATAGTAATGGCGAAGATATTCCCGTAGCTAGTGCAGAAGATTTGTGGAACTATTTGGAGAAAGAAAATGAGGTATAATTATGGTATATGCTTGCTCAGACTTGCATGGGCAATTCGAGCTTTATTCGAAAATTAAAGCCTATCTAAAGCCAGAAGATATTGTATATTGTCTAGGAGATTGCGGCGACCGTGGCCCCGAACCTTGGAAAACTATTAAGGCTGTATACCTAGACCCTCAGTTTATTTACCTTAAAGGCAATCATGAGGAGATGCTAGTAAACGCTATGAGACTTCCTCGTAATGATTTTAACTATGAACTATTGAGCTATAACGGCGGTGTAAATACTTTTTCTCAGTGGGAAAAAGAAGTAGACTCTTTTGGATGGACAAAACGATTGAGCAGATTGCCACTTCGCGCAGAATATACCAATAGTAGTGGCAAAAAGATTCTTTTATCTCATGCCGGATTCACCCCAACTGTTAAGGGAGAACCTTCTCCTGATGATTTACTCTGGAATAGAAGCCATTTTTTTGACAAGTGGGATGAAGAAAACTTCCCTGACACCTATGTTGTCCATGGGCATACTCCTATACCCTTTGTCTTTGAAGAAGTTGACCCTTATGCTGAAACTATGCCTTTTGCGGCCAAGTGGTATTGTAATGGAAGAAAGGTCTGTCTTGATATGGGGTCTTACGCCACAGGAATGGCCATTCTTCTAAATCTAGATACTTTTGAGGAATGGCTATTTACTACAGAAAGTTGTCCATTTAGTTGGAATGCTTAATAAAGAGAGGTAATGAATATGACACTGGAACATTTGCAAGTTGAAATGATTAAGGCTATGAAAGAACATAATCAGATTCGTAAGTATGCGATTTCTTCTATGATTGAAGCTGTCAAAAAGAGCGCCATTGATAAGAAGTGCCGAGATAATATTCCTGAAAGTCTGATTGATGAAGTCTTGATTAAAGAGAAGAAAACAACACAGGAAATGATTGATACTTGTCCCGCCAATCGGCAAGACCTGCTGGAAGATTATAAGGCTAAAATGGCGGTTATCAGTGAGTTCGCGCCCACACTTCTGAATGACCCTGCCGCCATTAAACAGGAAATTCTTGATAGTGGTATTCCCGTAGAAAAGAAGAACCGTGGAAAAATGATGGCGCTATTCAAGGGACGTGCCGATATGAAAGTAGTAAATCAAGTAGTTATGAGCCTTTTGGCGGAAAGGGACTAATCATATGCATTTCTTTATTGACTTTGAGGCTACTCAATATTCCGAAGAGATCATTTCTGTTGGATGCGTTAGAGAAGATGGAGAAACTTTTTATTCATTGGTAGCCCCAGTCAGTGGGAAAATCACTCCTTTCATTACTAATTTAACCGGAATTACTTCAAAGATGCTTGAAACAGCTATGTCCCCCAACAATGTATTTGAAATGTTTTATGATTGGGTCTTTACGAGCGGCGAAGAAACCCCTGAGTTTTATTGTTGGGGAGATAGCGATATTAACTTTATTCGGAATACTTTTAAAAAAGCTACTTCATTGAAAGCTAGGCTTGCTCTTGGATATATGTGCGGTGACATTAAGGACTATAGCAAAGAGTTCAGCAAGAAGAAAGGCATTGGACTTTTAAAAGTTCTTCGTATTTTTGAACCAGAAGCTACACAAAATCATAATTCTTTGGATGACGCAGTAATGCTTTATAAGATTTATCAGAACTTTTCGGCTCTTCCCCCGAAAGAACAAGATAAGATTAAGCTGGGCGTTGCGGGAGAAATTTCTCCTGATAAACCTAAGTGGTTTGAGCTGGATTTGGCGGATGGCGCCATCTGCATTATTAACAAGCATAAGCAAGCGTTACATGTTTTTACTAGCATTGATAAAGCTGTAGAATGGATTTTTGAGAATAAAATGATTGGCGATGCCAAAGAGACTGCTGACCGCAAAAAGGTAGCAAATAAAATTCTCAAAGCTTGCCGAAAGAATGAAAATTACTTTGAAATGCATTGGGTTCAAGTAAAGAAAGGTGGGTAATATGAGTTATTGCGGATATGTAACTACTTTGAAGAATGTGCGGCGCCACCCTAACGCCGACCGGCTTCAGCTAGGAGATTGTTTTGGTAATACGGTTTGTGTCAGCCTTGACTTTACAGAGGGACAAATTGGAGTTTATTTTCCTTCGGGTGGCCAATTGTCTGTGGAGTTTGCCGAAAAGAATAATCTAGTTCGGCGCAAGGATGAAAATGGTAAGAATATTGGCGGATATATGGATGGGGAAAAGCGTAATGTGACCGCCATTAAGTTGCGAGGAGAAAAGTCTGATGGTCTTTTCCTACCCCTGAATTGCTTAGCTTATGCGGGAAACATCAATCAACTAAACATTGGCGATACAATTACTGTATTTAACGGCCATGAGATTTGTCAAAAGTATATTCCTAAGAAGAAGTCTGGCGGCCAAACTGTTAGAACCAGTAATCACACTCGTAAGGTTAAGACACCTATTGCGCCCTTATTTATTGAACACGCCGATACAGAGCAATTGGCCTATAATTTGAGTGCTTTTAAGCCCGGAGATGAAGTAGAGATTACTCTGAAAATGCACGGAAGTTCACAACGTACCGCCCATCTACCTATCTTTAAGGGTTATAAGCGTTCTTTGTGGGACAAGATTACTCGTAAGATGGGTACCCCTATTTATGATTGGGGATATGTATCAGGCACTCGCCGCACCGTATTAGAAGATTATGAGGGCGGCTACTATGGTTCTAATGAATTTCGCGAGTCTCATAGTAAGACGTTTGAGAATAAGCTTTGGAAGGGCGAGGAAATTTATTACGAGGTAGTTGGCTACACTACTACCAAAACGCCCATTATGTCGTCCGGCTCTGTTCCCAAAGAATACCAAAAGCAGTATGGAAAGACCATGGAATTTTCTTATGGTTGTAGCTCCCTTCCCCGTTTCATCTTTGATGAAACTAATACTTTTATTGAAAAAGAACAGCTCCAGTCTGATATTTATGTTTACCGAATGACTATGACTAATGAGGATGGAAATATTGTTGAATATTCTCCTGAATTTATGCGCTATCGTTGTGAACAAATGGGGGTTAAGTGTGTCCCTGTACTATGGCGCGGCCGCATTCCCGAAGATATTAACTCTGCGGGAGAGTGGATTAAGAAGATTGCTGAAGAATACTATGATGGCCCAGACCCCATCGGAAAGACTCATGTGCGGGAAGGTGTAGTTTGCCGTATTGTAAATCGCCCCTCTTTCACGGCTTATAAGCATAAGAACTGGTTATTTAAGTATGTTTCTGGAATTATCGTAGAGAAGATTGCCGATAGTAATGAGACTCTTGATGATGATATTTTGTCGGAGATGTAAGTATGAGCAAAGTAATAGCTACAATTGGTGCATAAAGAGAGCTGCTGACCCAAATTTTAGTACTTATTCTCAGTTGCCTTGGGATAAAAGTTATGAGATTCTTACCGAACTTGTTCTTCCTAGAAAATATCACCATACAAAAGTAACTAATGATTTAGGAAACTCATATCAAGTTGATTTAGACCCCGAAGCTAATTTTGATTACTTCACTTCATACAGGTTGTTTTCTGATGGAACTTTAATTAGTATTTTTAAGGCTATTGATGAATGCCTGAAAAACGTATATAGTGGGAAAACTTATAATAAAGACGTTGGTTTACCAACTCACTATACTATTGGTAATTTGGTAGTTTTAGAGGAGTTTGGAGACTACGGAACTGAGGAAAAGCCTTTTCTACATTCCCGCATTACAGTACTTCTTCCAGTTAAGGCGAGGTAAAAATATGATAGATAAGTTGACTTTTAAACAAATGTTGCTTTCGGTTGAAAAATATTGGAATCAAGTTCTTGGGCTTCGCGCTTTGGGATTTGATAGCGATATTCAACCAGTAAATGAGATGATGAACTATCTTATTGAAGCTATTAGATTGCTGACAAATGATGTAGATAATATCATTGGTTATTTCTGCTGGACACTAGATTTCGGCAAGAGCTGGAAACATAACGATTATATTGGCAAAGATGGAAAAAATATTTCCCTAAAAAGTTATGATGAACTGTGGGCGGCCTTAGTAGAAAATCAATGACAAAGGAATCAAGAGTTCTTGCTTTAAGAGGACTCTTGATTTTTTTTTATTTTTTTGTTATAATATATATAGAGGTTGAGGAAAGGGGTAAATTTAAATGCCGTATCGTAAAAGTAAGTATTCAGTTGCCGATAATGCCGAACTTGAACTTAGAACCATTGACGTTCTTGCACGTTCTCAAGAAGCCATTACTATTACAGAAATTCAGCAGCAAGATACTCTTTTGGGAGAGCAATCTTCCCAGAAAATGGCTAGAGTTCTTACAAGTCTCTGCGATATGGGATTCATCACAAAAGCAAAATGTAAATCTAAAAATCGAATGGTTTATAAGTCTGTCGCTGTGATGAAGGAACAAGGATACGAAATTTAAAGGAGTCTCCAATGAAGAAGAAAGTATATCGCGCAGTAATTATTGGCGGGCCTTATATCGGTCTAACAGGTTGGGCCACTCAGATGAACGATTATGGAAAAGTTATTTTCTATCCAGAAGAAGATAACAAGTTTTATCGTATTTATGTTCAGGCTTTTGATATTCAATATCTCGAATGAAAGGAAATGATAAAAATGGCTAAGATGGTACCCCATGACTTCTATTGTATGAACTGTGGGAAAAAGACCTTTGAGCTTTATAGGAAGGAAGGGTTTCAGCACGGGCGGCTCCACAGAAAGAGACTTTATTGCCCATATTGTCGTTGTGAAGTTAATGCTATCGAATGTAAGGATTATCTTGATGTAGTAGAGTTTAAAGAGAACTTTGCGAATGGCGTTTATAAGGAAGAGGCTGAAGCCTCCATCATTGCTTGTAAGGAGAGTTTGTAATGGCGACGGTAAAAGGTTATAAAGTATTTAATCCAGATTGGACTTGCCGCGATAAGCAGTACACTTGTCCCGGCAGATTTACAGAAGATGTGACATTAGAACTATGTAATAGCGGGATGCATTTTTGTACTGAACTTGTTGATTGTTTTACTTATTACCCTTTTCTTCCGGGAAATCATGTAGCAGAAGTCATTGCCCATGGAGATGTTGTAAATAGTAAAAATAAATATTGTACGAACGATTTGGAAGTTGTAAGAGAGCTTTCTTGGTTCGAGGTTCTTGAAAAGGTGAATACTGGAAAGTATTGTGTTGGGATTGGAAATTCTGGAAGTTACAATACAGGTGGCCATAATAGCGGCCAGTATAATAGTGGCTGTAGAAATACAGGTAACTGTAATACAGGGGACGAAAATTCCGGCCATTATAATTCAGGGGATTATAACACTGGTATGCATAATACGGGCAATCATAATTCTGGAAACTGGAATAGCGGAGATTGGAATACATGCGATGGTACTAGTGGATGCTTTAACACGACAAAAATTTCAAAGATTTATTTATTCAATAAACCCTCTGAGTGGACTTATGAAACTTGGGCAAGTAGTGTAGCTCGTCATGTCTTAAATTTTATGCCAGCGATTCATCCTGTTTGGATTCGATATGAAAGTATGAGCGAAGAAGAGAAAAGTACCCATCCTGAAGCTGAGTGTACAGGAGGATATTTAAAGACTTCTGAGTATTTAAAGACCGCCGGTCAAACCGCCCGACAAAAATGGTGGGATAGTTTGGAAGAGGAAGATAAGAAAGCAGTTTTATCCATTCCCAATTTCAATAAAACCATTTTTCAGGAAATTACCGGAATTGATGTAGGAGGGTAATTATGGAAGTCAAAGGCTATAAAGTATTTGACCCTGATTGGAGTTGTAGAGATAAACAGTATACTTGCCCGGGAACTTTCGTAGAAGAAGTTGAACTTGAACTTTGCGGCAGCGGGATGCATTTTTGTACTGAACTTGCCGATTGTTTTAATTATTATTCCTTTAATCCCAAAAATCGTGTTGCAGAAGTAATTGCTCATGGAAATATTTTACAAGGAAGAACTAAGTGCTGTACTGATAATTTGGAGATTGTGCGAGAACTTTCTTGGCTCGAAGTCTTGAGTCTTATGAACCAAGGAGAGGGTAATACTGGACGCAGCAACTTGGGTGACTATAACTCTGGTAACTTCAATGAAGGAAGAAATAATACTGGTGGTTCTAATACTGGTGATTATAATGTAGGAGATCGCAATTTTGGTTGTTATAACTCTGGAAGTCATAATAATGGTGATCATAATTCTGGTTATTATAACTTAGGTGACTTTAACGTTGGTAATTATAATCGTGGAGATGGCAATATTGGCGAACGTAATAATGGCGATTATAATTCTGGCGATTGGAATTTATGCGACTATTCTACTGGATGTTTTAATACAATTGAGCAGACAATCTACCTTTTTAATAAACCCTCTAGTTGGACGAGAGAAGACTGGGAATATAGTAGAGCCAGAAAAATTCTAAGTCTTGCACCTAGACTTAATCCTACTCGATGGATCTATTGGAAAGAGATTGAAGCTCCTCATCCAGAGGCAAAAATGAGAACAGGGTATTTGGAAAGACAGTGGAAGAGTTCTTCTCCACAGGTATGGTGGGATAAGTTACCAGAAGCTGATAAGAAAACAATTATGTCTATTCCAAATTTTGACAAAGACATTTTTCAGAGAATTACTGCTATTGACGTGGAGAAATAATTATGGATATTAAGGGCTATAAGGCTTTTGACAAAAATTGGGTTTGTAGAGATAAGCAATATACCTGCCCCGGAACTTTTGTAGAAGATGGCAAGCTTGAACTTGGTAAACATGGAATGCATTTCTGTAAGAATCTTATTGACTGTTATAAGTATGCCAATAATGGAGAAATTCATCTTGCCGAGGTAATTGCACATGGGCAGGTTTTGGAAGAAGGTGACCGATGCTGTACAGACAACCTAGAAATTGTACGAGAACTCTCATTGCAAGAAATTTCTGAACTTACAAATTATGGACAAAACTGTAACGGAATTGGCAATGTCGGCTGTCAAAATGATGGTAGTTGGAATACTGGCTACCACAATAAAGGCCATTATAACACTGGCCGCTATAACTACGGCTCTGAAAATACCGGAGATAATAATTATGGCAATTGCAACGCTGGTAATAATAACAAAGGCCAGTTCAATATTGGCCGCTATAATATTGGAAATAACAATTGCGGCAGTTATAACCAAGGCGATTACAATGCTGGCGATTACAATACTGGCTGTTATAATAGCGGCAAATATAACGATGGCGGCTATAATACCGGCGACTGCAACAATGGTAACTTTAATTCTGGTGATTGGAATTTATGCAATTATTCTAACGGATGCTTTAATACCACAGAGCCAACTATTTGTCTTTTTAACAAACCTTCTCAATGGACTTACAGCGATTGGCTAAAAAGTAAAGCAAAGCATATTTTAGAGGGTATGTGTACTCGTGCCATTACTTGGGTTCCTTATCATGAAATGACAGAAGAAGAAAAGGCCGCCCATCCAAAGGGAAATTTTACCCTTGGTTATCTAAAGAGAGTAAAAGATACCTGCTCCCCGCAGGAATGGTGGGATAATTTGCCCCCTGAAGCAAAAGCAGAAATTCGATCTATTCCTAATTTTGACAGGGTTGTTTTCCAAAATATTACTGGTATTGATGTAGAAGGAGCCAAAAGCAAAAATGCGAGGGTATAAAATTTTTAATCCTGATTGGACTTGCAGAGATAAACAGTATTATTGTCCGGGAACCTTTACTCAAGATGGTAAATTAGAAATTTGTCATAATGGTATACACTTCTGCCAAGACCTTATTGCTTGCTTTGACTATTACCCTTACGACAAAAAGAATCATGTGGCGGAAGTCATTGCCCTTGGAGAAGTTATAACCAACCGTAATATCAGTTGTACGAATAACTTAAAAATTGTTAGAGAGATTCCTTGGGAAGAAGTTCTTGAAATAGCAAATTTAGGTAAAGACAACGATGGATATAGAAATGTTGGAAATGGTAATGCCGGCAACCTAAATATAGGCCATTATAATAAGGGTTCTTATAATATCGGCCACCAAAATTACGGTAGTGGTAATAGCGGCAGCTTCAACACTGGATTTTCCAATAGTGGGTATAGTAATTATGGTTCTTATAATACTAATAGGAATAATTCTGGCGACCATAATTCAGGCTGTTATAATAATGGTGCGGGCAATACTGGCGATAATAACGTAGGAATAGCCAACGCCGGAAGTTTTAATCGAGGTAATTATAATACTGGCTACTGGAATAATACTTCTTACTCTGCCGGTTGCTTCTGCACTGAAGAACCAAAATTGATGCTTTTTAATAAGCTCTCTAATTGGACGATGGCAGATTGGGAGCGAAGTGAAGCCAATTTGATTTTGGCAAAATTCGTTTGCCCCACTCGATGGATTCCATTTCGAGATATGACAGAGGAAGAAAAAAGTCTTCATCCCAGAGCAGAAGCACAAGCAGGATATTTAAAAACTTTTAAAGAACCAGATTCTAGCCGCAATCAAGAGTATTGGGACGAATTATCGGATGAAGATAAGCAAATTGTTTTGTCTATTCCTAATTTTGACAGGGTTATTTTTAAGGAAATCATGGGGGTTGACGTATGGAAATAAAGGGATATAAGGTTTTTAATTCAGACTGGACTTGTAGGGGTAAACAGTATACTTGCCCCGGAAGATTTCAAGAACCCGGTGCGCTAAAGCTTTGCGGCCATGGCATGCACTTCTGCTTGTCTCCTATTGACTGTTTTAGATATTATCCTTTCTCTCCTGAAAATCATGTGGCCGAAGTTATCGCTTGTGGCAAAATTAAAATGGGACTAGATAAATGCTGTACAGATTGCTTAGAGATTGTACGAGAAGTCCCTTGGGAAGAAGTTCTTAGCCTTGTTAATACTGGCAAAGATAATAACGGAGTAGGTAATACGGGAAACAACAATAAAGGCCATCAAAATTCAGGTAAATATAATGATGGTGATAGTAATGTAGGTAGCTTTAACGTGGGTTCAAACAATACTGGTAGTCATAACACCGGAGGTAATAACGTCGGCACATTTAATTTTGGAAATTTTAATACCGGTTCTTTCAATTGCGGTTCGAGGAATGCTGGAAGTAAGAATTGGGGCACTAATAACGCCGGCAGTGGCAACATAGGTATTTTAAATAGTGGCGATTTTAATCTAGGTAATTATAATACTGGTGATTGGAATAAAACTAATTTTTCTGCTGGCTACTTTTGTACTGAGGAACCGAAGCTGATGTTTTTTAATAAACCTTCAGATTGGACAAGAAGAGACTGGCTCTTTAGTCAAGCAAGAACAATTTTGTATCAATTAGCCGACTGGATGTCATGGAGTGAAATGTCGGAAGAAGAAAAACACACTGACCCCCACTGTGAAAAGACTGGCGGCTGCCCGAGAACTTTTAAGCCTGAACATAATCAAGAATGGTGGGATAATTTACCTCCTAGCCATAAGGCAGAGATTATGGCCATTCCAAACTTTGACAAAAACATTTTTGAGGAAATTACGAGTATTAAGGTATGACTTTATATTTGCTTTGCGGCATTCCAGCTTCAGGGAAATCAAGCTATGCCGCCCAAGTTGATGGAGTATGGGTTTCTCGTGATAAGATAAGATTTAGCCTTATTCGGCAAGATGAAGAATACTTTTCCCATGAGAAAGAAGTCTTTAATGAATTTGTACGGCAAATTGATAAAGGTCTATCTTCTGATGGTGTTGTATACGCAGACGCTACTCATTTAAATGAGAAAAGTAGAAACAAACTGCTGAATAGATTAAACCTTAATGGTGTTGATATTGTTGTTATAAACTTTAAGACTCCTTTGGAAACTTGCCTTGAGCGCAATTCTAAAAGGGTAGGTAAAGAAAGAGTTCCAGAAGATGTGATGTATAAGATGGCTAGAAGCTTTAAACCCGCTACTTTCTATGAGAAATATCGCTACAAAGATATAATTACTAAGGAGGATTAACATGGGACTGGATAATGGAATTTATATTAGGAATTTTAAGGAAGTTGCACCTTCTAAAGTTCCTTGGTTTGTTATGCTTGATGGTGGAGATGTTTGTTATTGGCGCAAATGTTGGGGTATCAGAAGTGCAATTTACAATGCACTTCACGCAGAAGATAATGGTGAAGAATACGAGTTTAAAGTAGAGGAAGATGATATTCCCGCCATTATTAAGGAATTGGAAAAGTTTTTGGATAAAGATTACTGGAATGAAAATGCGGATTCTATCTGGGAATATGAAGATATTCGACCTTCTCTGATTGTGCAGATTAGAAATCTTCTGTGGCTCAGACAGTATATGCTAGAAAATCCAAAAGTAGAATGTTATTTCTATGACTCCTACTGATAAGGGAGCTGACTCTATTGGCAATTTATCTAACTTCTGATTTACATCTCGGCCATAACAAAGATTTTATCTACAAATCCCGTGGCTTTGAATCAATCCAAGAGCATGATGAAATAATAGTAAAGAGATGGAATGATACTATTACTGAGGAAGATACAGTCTATGTTCTGGGCGATTTGATAATGGGCGATATTCCCCAAGGATATAAATATCTTTCTCAGCTAAAGGGTAGAAAGTTCTTTACTATTGGAAATCATGATGGAACTACAAAGCTTCCTGTCTATAGAGATGCTGAAATTACTAACCTCGGATATGCCATGCCATTAAAGTACAGGAAGTATCATTTTTATTTAACCCATTACCCCACAATTACTAGTAATTTTGATGGCGGCCTGCCCCTTAAAAAGCAGATTATTAACCTATTCGGCCATACCCACCAAAAAGAAAATTTCTATAACGATAACCCCCTTATGTATCATGTAGGGGTAGACTCTCACGATTGCCGCCCAGTATCAATTGACCAAATTATTGCCGAGATAGAGGAGAAGGCCCAAGGATTTTGACCTTGGGCCTTTCTTGGATTTCGGTCGTTGCTTCAATCTGTACACCCCTTAGCAATTTTTCCTTCGAAAATGTAATAAATTGATTTTTCGTTAAAAAAATGGTATAATTTTTTTACCAAAATTTAGGAGGCTAATTATGAAAATTGAATCTGAGTCTTATACTTTTTCCCCAGAAGGTCATACAACTTGTACCCTAGTAATCAATGGAAAAACTTACAAGGGAGAAGCCTTTTGTCATGAGAGGGACAAAGATATGCTTAGTGAGAAAGTTGGTCATACAATTGCTCATGAAAGAGCCTATATCAATTTTCTTGCCGATTTTAGAGATGGCAAGATTGTTCCAACGCTTGACGCATTGAAGCAATTTTATTATACTATTAACAAAAGTAAGAAATATAATAAAAATTCCTATGAAAGTAGAATGCTTCAAAGGCAGATTCGTTTAGCCGAGGAAGATTTAGCTACAATTCGTTCTCTAATAGCTGAAGAAAAGCAAGGTTTAAAAGACTATATAAATTATAAAGAGGTTTTTTATCAGCGAGTTCGAAAGAAGAGATGAAAGGAGAATATATGCTTGATTTTATCTTAGGCGTTGTTTTTATCGAAGTAGTTATTCCCTTTCTAGAAACTGCAATGACTGCTATAACTATTAAACTAGAAGCATATAAGAGTAAGAAGTCTGTAGAAATTGCTAAGAATAATAGAATAATTCAGCAACTAAGTGACGAGACAGAAGAGGAACCTAAGAACTTTATTGGGTTTGCGGCTCCAAAAGAGGTGGAGGAAGAATGAGATTTTTAGACACAAGTAGTTTACTGATATTGAAAGAAAGACTTTTAGATATACAAGAACCAATAGCTATTTCCTCAATTACACTTGTAGAATTAGAAAAAATTAAAAGTTCTCAGAATAAAAGCTTTGATACTAAGTTGGCGGCCAGAAGAGTTATAAAAATTCTTGAAGAGCATCCTGAAACCTTTAAGACTATATGTTACCAATCTTCTATGAAGCAATTTATTGAAGATAAAGAGCTAGATTTGGATAATAATGATATGAAAATTCTGGCTTGTGCGGTTGCGACTAACCAATGTGAAGATGTTACTTTTGTTTCTAATGATTTGTCTCTGCGAGTTATTGCAGCCCTATTCTTTGATAAGGAACATATTAAATCAGTGGCCGAAGAAACAGATGAATACACTGGATATTTGGACGTTTATATGACCGAAGAAGAAATGAGCGATTTTTACTCCAATCCCTATACTAATTTTTATGACCTCAATGTAAATGAATATATTAACGTCTATAATGAAAGCAAGGTGTTGGTTGATACTCTCTGCTGGACGGGTGAAGGATATAGGCGTCTATCTTTTAAGAACTTTAATTCTCAATGGTTTGGAGAAGTTAAACCCTATAAGGGAGACTCTTATCAAAGAATGCTGTTTGATAGTTTGGAAAATAATACCTTTACGTTAATTAGAGGTAAGGCCGGAAGTGGCAAAAGTATGATTTCTTTGGCTTATCTAATGTATAAGCTAGAACGGCACCAAATTGATAAAATTATTATTTTCTGTAACTGTGTTGCGACTAAAGACACTGCAAAACTTGGCTTTTATCCGGGGTCTAAAGATGAAAAGTTGCTTGATTCTCAGATAGGTAATTTTCTTATTGGAAAGTTTGGCGGCATTGAGGGAGTAGAGGATCTAATCAATAGAGGTGTCCTTATGCTTGTTCCTATGGCGGATTGCCGAGGTATGGACATTGGCATTAGAGCCGGAGTTTATATTACAGAAGCCCAAAATACAACTGTTGATACTATGAAATTAGTCCTTCAAAGAGTTGGTGAAGATTGCATTTGTATTGTTGAGGGCGATGACAAAACACAGGTTGATTTAGATATATATCAAACTAAGAACGGACTAGCAAAAGCTTCGCAAGCTTTTCGAGGAGAAGATTATTATGGAGAAGTTACGCTAAAAAATTGCTATCGTTCTAAAATTGCTAATAGGGCAGAACTTATGGGATAAAAACAAAGGCCAAAAGCAGGTAATCTTGCTTTTGGCTTTTTTATATATACAAAAGGAGGTATATTACAATGAGTTATACTTTACACAAAGATTTAAAAGCAAAATCAATAAGCTATGGCGATAGTCGTGCAGCTTCTAGCATTAAATATATAGTTTTTCATTACACTGGAAACAAAACTGATACGGCGAAAGCAAATGCAAACTATTTTGCTACTAGCAATACAAGAGCGGCTGGCGCCCACTATTTTGTCGATGATACTACGGTATACCAGAGCATTGATGATTTAAAAATTGCCTATGCTGTTGGAGGTTCCAAAGTCTCTGAAGGGGTAGCGGCTGGCGGAGGTACTTTATATGGCAAATGTACTAATGCAAATAGTATCTCTATTGAAATGTGCAGCAAGAATGGCGTAATAACTGACGCAACTATTGAGAACGTAGTTACATTAGCTAAAACTTTAATGAAGAAATATAACGTTGATTCAGACCATTTATGCACCCACTTTATGGTTACAGGAAAAAGTTGTCCCGGCTGGACTGGTTGGATTAAAAAGGACTTATCCAAATGGAACTCCTTAAAGGCTAAATTGACTAGTACAACTACTTCTACTAAAGTTACCTATAAGACTGTTTCTTATTCCGTCAAGGTGACAGCAAGTGATGGGCTTAATTGCCGGAAAGAGCCAGATTCTAAAGCCACAAAAGTAAAGACATATGCCTACGGTACTGTACTGAAAATTACCAGAGAGCAGGATGGTTGGGGCTATACCGGAGAAGGATGGGTTTCTCTGTCCTATACTGAAAAAGTTAGCTCTGAATATAAAGTTAAAGTGACCGCCACAAGTTTGAATATTCGTAGTGGGGCCGGAACCTCTTACTCTGTAGTTGGCACAGTCAGCAAGGATGAAGTTTATACCATTGTGGAAGAAAAGAATGGCTTCGGCAAACTAAAGTCTGGCGCAGGATGGATTTCTTTGTCTTATGTTAAGAAGGTTTAAAATTTCTACTTCAAAAGCGTTAATCTGCTTTCTGTTTTTGAACTGCATAGTAATTGAAATTTTTACAGGGTGGGTTACAGTCCAAAGTATAAATATTGCTTTAGCTTTGGGCTGCGCCCCCGACTTTACTCCTTTAAATTCTTTAATAGGAGCAGTAGTTGGAGAAGTCATTGGGTTTGCCATTTATGCTATGAAAGCCGCCAAAGAAAATTCTCAAGGTGGAATTACTTATGAAACCACTATGGCCAATTTAAATAGTTCTGGCTAATTAAAAGGCTCTAAGAAAATTTTTCTTAGAGCCTTATTCTTATTTTGTTAAATAGATTTTAGTTGATTTTTGGGACAAAATATGATATTATATATACAGAATTAAGGAAGGAGAATTTATAATGGCTGATAAAACTCTATATAATGAAAAGAGTATAGAAAGTCTAACTCCATTAGAGTTCACGAGATTGCGCCCAGGAGTATACGCCGGGGATACAACTTATTCAACTCAGCTTTTAGTAGAAATCATTTCTAATTCTGTTGATGAATATAGACTAAATCACGGAAATAAGATTGAAGTTACTATTAACGGCGACATTGTTAAAGTAAGAGATTATGGCCAAGGGTTTATTGCCAACTCTTATAGACCTGATGGAAAGACCATTCTTGAAGCTGCCTTTAGTGTATTAAATACTTCTGGCAAGTACAGAGATGACGGTACTTACGAAGGAACTTCTCTTGGCTCTTTCGGAATTGGTAGATAAAACTGCCTGTTATACCTTTTCCTGCTTATCACAGGGGTATATATACATCTAATAAATAGTATATATGCTAACGGGGAAACCTAAAAATTTTATAAAGTTCATGGTAATCCCGTGGCAAGATTGATAGATAATCAATAAGCTGTATCGACTATCCTCGGAGCGGAGGAGTAGAACTACTATTGATACGTGGTTCGAAATGGGTATTCTTATTATAAAATATATAATAAGTAAGATATAGTCAGGTCTTATGGAAACATAAGAATAACCGAGTAAAATTACTACCTTTCTTTCACATTGGCTAACAGTTTCTACTTATAGAGATAGCCAAAGAGAAGAAATCCATTTTAAAGAGGGCGTTTTCGACAAGAGATATGATGGAGCGCCCAAGAGCCTCGAGGCTAAGGAAGATGTAGCTAGAGGCGGCACAGAAGTTACGTGGCAACCTAGCGAGGAGTTCTTTACTCATACGGAAGTAGATATTAGTGCTGTCAAGGATTTGTTTAAAACAATTTCTTGTCTATGCCCCGGATTGACTATTGAACTTGATTATAACGGCGAGAAAACTACTTATTATTCTCAGAACGGGTTGAATGATTTAGTTGATGGTATCGTCAAAGATAAAGAAGCAATTAGTAATCGTTTTCAAATGAACTTTGAGAATGGCAAGAATAAGATGGATATGGTAATGACTTATGTATCCAGCTATTCTTCTATAATGATTCCTTATGTAAACACTGGTTTGACTGAGAAAGGCCCGCACATTACCCAAATTAAGACTCTTCTAACTAGAGAATTTAATAAATTCTTTAGAGAAAAGAATTGGTTGAAAGAGAAAGATGCCAATCTTAGTGGTGAAGATATTCAAGAAGGATTGTGCGTAGTCTTTAATATTACTGCTTCCAATGTTTCTTATAATGCACAGGTAAAGAGTACTATCACGAAAATTGATATGGCCCCCTTTACTACAGCTCTAACCGAAAACCTTCAAGACTGGCTTAAAGTTAATGAGAAGGAAGTTAAGATTATTGCTGATAAGGCCTTGTCCGCTCGAAAAGCTAGAGAAGCTGCTAAGAAAGCTAGAGAAGCCGCAAGGGCGCCAAAAGAAAAGGGTCTTAAGGCTAAGATGGCGTTAAGCGATAAGTTCATTGATTGTGTTAGTAAGAGTCCAAAAGAAAGAAAGCTATTCTTGCTTGAGGGACTAAGTGCTGGCGCAGCCGCCGTTGAAGCTAGAAATCCTAAGACAGACTGTATCTACCTTTTAAGAGGTAAAATTATTAGCCCTCTAAAGAATGATACAACAAAGATTCTTGCAAACCAAGAAATGTCTGACTTGGTAAAGATTATTGGCGGTGGCTTTGGAGCCGACTTTGATTTAAGTAAATGCAACTTTGACAAGATTGTAATCTTTAGTGATAGTGATTCAGACGGCGACCAGATTTGTTTGTTGTTAATGGGATTCTTCTATACTTATATGCGGCCTTTAGTAGAAGCTGGAAAGCTTTATAGAGGAGCCGCCCCTTTGTATACTGTAAAGCAAGGTAAGGAAGAACGATATTTCTATACTGATAAAGAATATAGAGATTGGTTTTCAACAGCTACTGGGAAGTTTTCTGTGTTGCGCGGCAAGGGTGTTGGAGAGCTGGAAGCTACAGACCTTCATAGACTTTGTTTTGCCACTGAAAGATTTAAGCGTTTATGTGTTTCTGATTTGGAACAAACTACAAAAATGTTGGACATTTTCTTGGGTACAGCTGTAGTTCCTAGACGCAATTATATCTATGATAACGCCGAAGATTTAGGGTTTAATATGGAGTGAAGAATTATATGAGTGACATTTTTGAAGTAGATTTTAATGAAGAGGGCCGTAAAGACTTCTTAACTTACTGTGAGGAAATTCTTACAGATAGAGCAATTCCATCCGCCGAAGATGGATTACTTAGCTCCCAGAGAAAGCTAATCTGGACTATGGAAAATTATCTCAAGATGGATTCTAAATCTAAGACAAAGAAATGCAACTCTATTGTGGGTTCAACCTTGATGACTTCCTATGTCCATGGTAATGCGGCTTGTTATGGCGTTCTGGTAAAGATGGTTCAGCCCTTCCTTATGAGGTACCCCCTCTTGGATGGGCAAGGCGCTCTTGGTACACAAGAATCTAATGATATGGTAGCTTCAGACCGTTATACAGAAGCTAAACCTTCTAAGTTTGCCGATTTAATGATGGAAGGTTATGAAAAGAATGTTGTACCTACCAAAAGAACCTATAACGATGAATATGACGAGCCAGTAGTTTTGCCAAGTTTGTTTCCAAATGCTATTTGTAATGGTAAACAGACAGTAGCTATTGGATTGGCCCATAATAGTCTCCCCCACTGTCTGACAGAAGTTTGTGACGCCATTATCAAGTATATCCAGACCAATGGCCAAATGACTATTGACGAACTTCTGGAGATTATGCCCGGCCCGGATTTCCCTTTGGACTCAACTGTAGTTAATCAGAAAGTAATTAAAGAGGCTTTTTTGACTGGACATTCATCTCAATCTCTTAGAGTCCGTGGAAATTACGAGATTAAAGGCGACTTGATTATCTTTAATACAATTCCTTATCGGGTGTATAGAAATAAGATTAAGGAACAGATTAGAGATAATATTGACGAATTTGACAAAATTATTGACGATTTTGATGATGAATCAAACTTGGGCGTGAATAGACTTGTTTTCCATCTAAAGAAAGGCGTAAGTCCTAAAGTTGCTCTTGGCAAAATTTTTGCTTTGACAGATTTAGAGACAACCCTTTCTTACAATATGAACTATATTATCAATGGAACCCCTAAGTTGTGTTCTATGTTCGACCTGATTGATGCTTATGTCCAACACCAAAATGTTGTTTTGATTAAGGCCGCCGAATATGATAAGGGAAAGGCTGAAACCAGAAAGCACGTTCTTGAAGGACTTTTGGTAGCTCTTGGAAATATTGATATGGCAATTAAGATTATCAGAGGGTCTGATAACAAGAGCGCCGCCGTTGAAGGTTTGACTGGATATTTTACCATTGACAGTATTCAGGCCAATGCTATTCTTGATATGAAGCTTTCTCGTTTGACTAAGTTGGATAAGAAAGAACTGGAAGATGAATTGTTAGAGAAGATTCAGATTATTAATAGCTGTAATAAGATTATTGAAGATTCTGATTATCGTAATTCAATTCTAATTTCTAAAATAACTGATATGCGGAACAAGTATGGAGATAAGCGCCGCACAACTCTCATTGACCTTGACGAACCAAAAGAAGAGGCTATTGAAATAGAGCCTGAAAAATGTGTCGTAATTATGACTAAGGACGGCAACATTAAACGTGTACCTTCTACTAACTTCAAGGTTCAACACAGAAATGGTAAAGGCGTAAAAAATCTAGGTGAAATTGTTTCGGCGACTATCCGCACTAATACAATTGATTCTCTTATGGTCTTTAGTGACAAGGGAAGAATGTATAGAATTTCTGTTAATGAAATCCCAGAGACTACAAAGGGTCAGCCAATTAAGTCTTTGATTAGTATGGAAGTTGGCGAAAACCCCACTTTGATTTACTCTATTTATAGAGATACTGATGCTAAGTATGTCCTTTTCACCACTGCTAATGGAACTGTTAAAAAGACTCCTTTGGAAGAATATGTAAAAACTAAAAAGAAGTCTGGCATTGCCGCCATTACTCTAAGAGAAGGAGATAAATTGGCTTCTGTCAATTTAATCAAAGATGAAAATCTAATTTTGATTACTAAGTCAGGAATGGCAATTCAATTTAATTCTAGTGAAATAGGAACTAGTTCTAGAGCAACTACGGGAGTAAAAGGAATCTCTCTAAAAGAAGGAGATTTTGTAGTAGCGACTCTACCTGTACGTAATAAGACAGATGACTTGGCCATCTTTACAGAGAGAGGTCTTGGTAAAAGAGTTCCTATTAAAGAGTTCCCTGTCCAAAAGAGGGCAGGAAAGGGTTTGATTGCATATAAGCCCACCCCTACCTCTGGCAACGTTATTTCTGGAAGTTTAATTTCAAATGAAGATTCTGTTCTAATTGTTGGTGACAATAGTGGTATCTGTATTTCGGCTAAAGACATTCCTATTTCAGGTCGAGCGTCTGTTGGAATCCAATTGATTAAGAATAATCAAGTTATGGCAGTTAGCAAGGTATAAAATTTTGGAGAGAGGGATTTTTATCCTTCTCTCCATTTGACTTTCGTAAAAAAATATTGTATAATCTTTCGTAGAAAGATTAGTCCATTATCCCTTTTCCGCCAAACAATTATATATTATATATAATTACTATTAAACTTGAAATAAGGGTAACTAAATAAACTATATTATTTCAAGTTTAATAGTAAAGCTAAAATATATATTATCTTTTTGTCCCTAATATTATATAATATTAGGGACAAACTTATAAGAGAAGGGGGCGCAAGCCCCCTTCTCTTTCTTTGACTTTAATATAAAAATATAATATAATATATTATATAGAAATGGAGGGAAATAAATTGGATATAAGAGAAAAGATTGATTTCTTAAATTATCATACCAAGTTATACGATTCTGGAAAACCTGAAATTTCTGATTCTGAATGGGATAAAATCTATTTTGAAGTAGCACAATATGAAAGGGACACTGGGGATATTTATCCTGATTCCCCCACCCAAAAGATTAGCTATAATGTAGTTTCTAATTTGAAGAAAGTCCGCCATAACCATCCAATGTTGTCACTTGATAAGACAAAAGACTGGAGTGAATTTTTGGATTACTTTGGGACAGAAGATTTGGTTGGAATGGTAAAGCTGGACGGCCTTACTTGCTGCTTAACTTATCAGGATGGTAAATTGGTTTCTGCTGAGACAAGAGGCAATGGAGAGGTTGGAGAAGATATTTTTCATAATGCACTGGTAATTTCTTCCATTCCTAAGAGAATTGATTATAAAGATGAATTGGTTGTTGATGGAGAAGTTGTCTGCAAAGCCGCCGATTTTGAGTCTTATGCCGAGGAATATGCTACTCAGCGTAATTTCGCCAGTGGTTCTATTCGACTTTTGGATTCAAAAGAGTGTGAAAAGCGTAACCTAACTTTTGTAGCTTGGAATGTTGTTAAAGGAAAGGGCGAAACTGTTATTTCAAGATTCTATCTTTTGAGCCAGCTTGGATTTACAGTTGTACCTTGGACTTCTGGGTTTGACTTGGACGCAAAGGAATTTCTAGTTGAACAGGCTGAAAAGGCCGGTTATCCAATAGATGGATTAGTAGGACGCTTTAACGATGTTGCTTATGGAGAAAGCCTTGGCCGCACAACTCACCATAGTAAGGCAGCATATGCATTCAAGTTTTATGATGAAACGTATTCCACAAAATTAAAGAACATTGAATGGAGCTTGGGGCGCACAGGAATTTTAACGCCAGTGGCAGTTTTTGACCCTGTTGTAATTGATAGTGCCGTAATTGAAAAAGCTTCTTTGCATAATGTTAGTGTAATGCGTGAAGTTTTAGGAGATTGTGCTTATTTAGGCCAACCCCTTGAAATTATAAGAGCTAATCAAGTAATCCCGCAGGTTCAAAGTGCCGTCAAAAAAACTCACGGTGAAATGATTCCAGTAGATAGAATTGATAAGTGTCCAGTTTGCGGGAAGCCCCTTAACCTTGCAATTAGTGAGTCTGGGGTTGTAAATATGGTTTGCGACAATCCATCATGCGAAGGTAAGCTTGTTAATATTTTTGACCATTTCTGCGGCAAAAGTGGATTGGATATTAAGGGACTTTCTAAGACCAATTTGGAAAAACTAATTAACTTAGGTTGGCTGGAAAATCTATCTGATATTTTCAATTTGTCTTGCCATAAGGAAGAATGGAAAAAACAAATAGGTTTCGGCCCCAAGTCTGTAGAGAATATTCTTGCAGCCATTGAAGAAAGCCGCCGCACAGAGCTTTGGAGAGCTATTTCTGCGGCCAGTATTCCATATATTGGTGTAACAGCTTCCAAGCAATTAGCTGATTACTTTGGGAGTTATGAAGCTTTTCGTGATGCTACCAAAAGCAACTTTGATTTTAGCGCCATAGAAAATTTTGGTAGTGTAATGGGGGCCGCCCTTAAGGATTACGATTATCAAGAATTAGACAAGATTATTTCTGATTATCTTACTTTTGGCCCAAAAGAAGAAAAGCCAAAGATTAGTAATATGGATGGTTTAACTTTCGCCATTACCGGTAAAGTTCATCTTTATAGGAACAGATCGGCTTTACAGAAAGAGATTGAGTCTCGTGGTGGAAAAGTTACTGTAGGGGTATCTTCTCATACAAATTATCTAATTAACAATGATAATACAAGCTCTACGGCAAAGAACCAAGCTGCCAAAAAGCTTAATATCCCTATTATTACAGAAAAAGAATTTGTAGAAAAATTTCTTGATATTTAAGAAATTTTATGGTATAATAATCATATCAAAATTAAGGAAGGAAAAAATGAGAAAGAAAGAGTTAAGAGAACTGGCCAAGAAAATCGCCGTACAAGAGCGTATTATTCAAGAAAGTTCCGACCAAAAAGCCATCAATAGAGCTATGGAGGCAATTGTGACACTTTCTAGTAAAGTTTCTTCGTTAAGTGATATTACCATTGTAGATGAAATGGTACAGGATATTTTGAAAGAGAAAAATTGATTTTACAATTTTTTTATGATATAATATCTGCATAAGCTAAGAAAGCTAAAAATAATTTTTAATATTTAAAAGGAGATTTTTAATATGGCTAAGAGAATGTCTGAGAATTGTAAGTTGGTTCTGGATTATCTGAAGGAGATTCATGGTTCCAAGGTGACTTCTGCTGATGTGGCTTCCGTACTGGGTCTGGCTACTCGTAGTGTTGACGCACTGTTTACTTCCCTTCAAAACAAGGGTCTGGGCGTCCGTACTCCCACAGAGATTGAGACTGAGGATGGCGGCCGTAAGACCGTTAAGTTCCTGTCCCTGACTCCCGAGGGACTTGCATATACTGAGCCTGAAGATGACGCAGAGTAATTAATTCCTAAAAAAGAAGAGGTAGTTCCCTACCTCTTCTTTTTTTAAAGAGGAGCGATAAAAATTGAAAGTTGAAAATAGTCAAGTGTATAATTTTGAGAATGCCCTCAGAGGGATGCGCAACCCTAAGAATAGTTGGAAATTGAGTGATAGTGAATATGGAATGTGTGACATTGACGACATTTCTATTCCTACTTTAAATACTTATCAAAAGTACCATGGTGAGGGCGCCACTTTAACGCCAGAAGAATACACAGAATTGGCAAACAAGATTATGATTAGACGTAATGGTAATATTTGTGAGTACGCGGCCATCGGCCCCAAGGATATGAAGTTGGCACAAACTCTTATCAAGGCCGGCCCAGAGCATCGTAAATTTTTGCGGCAAATTTTCGTAACTGCGGATATTACTACAAGCCTTTTTCACTGGAAAGAGTTGGATACCTATAAAGTAAGCACTGTCGCCAATTCTACTTCTACTATGCATAAACTTACAAGCAATCCTATTACGATTGATTGTTTTGAAACTGACGATTGCGAAGATATTGAAGTTTATGATGGTGCTACAACAGGTGAGTTTTTTACACAAGTAATTGACCATTGTGAGCAGTTGCGCCAAAAGTTTCTAGAAACTGGTGATAAGCGCTATTGGAAAGAGCTAATACGCTTACTGCCCGAATCTTGGCTCCAAACTCGTACTTGGACAGCTAATTATGAAACATTGCAAGCTATTTATCACCAGAGAAAATGCCATCGTTTGACAGAGTGGCATACTTTCTGCTCTTGGATTGAGACTTTACCTTACGCAAAAGAACTTATTTGTGATGTTGACTTTTAAAGTAAAAAATGATATAATATATGTATAAAATAAAGAAAGCGAGTTATTGGGAATGAGTAAGAAAGAAGAGTTCATTAGTTATATTGAAAACCTGATGAAGCTTCAACCAGAGGTTCCTATGCCGGAAGGTGCCAAAATTTATTGGGAAGCTTTTCGGTGTGAGGAAGAGACTGAAAAGCCACTTTTTACTTGTAATGGAAAACTTATCCTAGAATTTTTGAAGGAACACGTTGAGGATATGCCATCCCTCAAGGCAAAAGACATTGGAGAGCATCTTCTTATTTCTTCAAGAGCAGTAACAGGAGCCATTAGAAAATTGGTTACTGATGGTTACGTTGAAAAAGTTGGTAAAGACCCTGTATTTTATTCGTTGACTGAAAAAGGTAAAAATTTGAATTTGGACTAAAGGAGAAAATATATAATGAAAAAGATGATTAACCGTACCCATATTTCCGGCTTGCTGCACGATCACTCTTTGCAGAAGCGTGTAACTGGTAAGGATTCCAAGAATCCCAATACTGAGTATATTACCGGTGACATTAATATTGCGACCGATAATGCCCACGAGAATGTTGTTCCTGTTCATTTTTCTTATGTTACAGCTAAGACCGCTAAGGGACAAGAGAACCGCAACTTTAAGATTCTGAACGATATTTTTGAGGGTAAAATTAGAACGATTGTCGATAGTGGCTTTGATGGGGCCGCCAAGATTTCGGTGGACTCTGCTATTGGACTGAATGAGTTTTATTCTGACCGGAATGGTACTGATGAATTGGTGAGCGCTCGCCGCAATGAAGGTGGGTTTATTACTTTGGTTAATGCCTTGGAGCCTAATGAAAAGACTCGTGCCACCTTTGAGACTGATATGATTATTACTGGTGTAACTGTTCTGGATGCCGATGAAGAGCGTGAGTTGCCCGAACGTGCCAACGTGAAGGGCGCCATCTTTAATTTCCGTAATGACGTTCTACCTGTAAGCTTCACAGCTCTGAATCCCCAAGCTATTAACTACTTTGAAGGACTGGAAGCTTCTTCTTCTTCCCCAATTTTTACTAAGGTAAAGGGTGAGCAGGTTTCTCAGACCATTAGGCGCAACATTAAGGAAGATTCTGCTTTTGGCGAAGCTTCTGTTAGAACTGTAATTTCTTCTCGTAAGGATTACGTTATTACTTGGGCGGCGCAGGATGTTTATGATTGGGATGACGAGTCTACAATCTTGGCTTCTGAGTTGGTTAAGGCTCTTTCCGATAGAGAGCTTCATCTGGCCGAATTGAAGCAGCGTAGTGAGGAGAGCAAGATGCGTAGCGTCAAGTCTGCTCCCGCGACCAAAGAGGGCGTATTTAATTTCTAATTGTTTAGGGAGAAGGGTTTAATCCCTTCTCCCAGAAGAAAGGGGAACAGAAATGGCTATTAACTTATTGAAAATTGAGCCGCATCGTGTAAGTCGGCAACTTAGTGGATATATTACTTTTATTTATGGCCCCGCCAAAGTAGGTAAGACAACTTTTGGTACCCATATGCCCGGACATTTGATCTTGGCTGCTGAGAAGGGTTATTCAGCATTGCCCGGAGCCATGGTTCAGGATATTAGTTCTTGGGGAGAACTTAAACAAGTTGTTAGAGAGCTGAAGAAACCCGAAGTCAAAGAGGTATACAAGTCTTTGATTATTGATACAGTAGATATTGTTAGTGAGCTTTGCCAGAAGTACATTTGTAGTCAGCTTGGAATCGAAAATATTGGAGATGGCGGCTGGGCTACCAACGGTTGGGCAAAGTATAAGCGTGAGTTCGAGGAAACTTTCAGAGTCCTTGCGCAACTTGGGTATTCTATCGTATTTATCTCCCATGATAAGGAGAAGAGCATTCAGCCCCAGAACGGCACCCAGTATCAGCAAATTGGAGCTTCTGTTCAGAGTTCAGCTCTTTCTATTGTTGAGAACATGAGCGATATTATTGGTTATGCCCATCCAAAGGTTATGCCCGATGGCTCCTCAAAGGTCGTACTGACGTTGCGTTCTCCTGATAATAGCGTTCGTTGTGGTTGCCGATTCAAGTACATTAGACCGGAAATTGATTTTAGCTATGAGGCTTTGACCGAAGCTCTGACTGAGGCAATCGATAAAGAAGCTAATGAAAATCATGGTCAATATATTACGAACGAACAGCAGGCTACCGTTGCTGTTAAGGAATATGACTATGAGGGGCTTATGAATGAGTTCCAAGAGTTGGTTGGCCAACTGATGAATAAGGATAAGAATTATTATGGGCCGCGCATTACTCAGATTATTGAAAAGTATTTGGGTAAGGGCAAGAAGATTGCAGAAGCCACCATTGAACAGGCTGAACTTATCTATCTGGTTGTAACAGAAATTAAAGAAGATTTGATGGCATAAGACTTAAAAATCGACCTAGACCTCTCTAGGTCGATTTCCTATAATTGATTGATTATAAAAATTATGTTATAATAATTATAGGAAAAGAGGTGTCTTAGTGGCCCACTCAGTTATTTGCTGCTATTGCGGCAGAGGTTTTGACAGAGACAAGGAGAAGTACGTCAAAGCTACTTCAAGAAGATATAGTCATGCAAAGTGTGCTATAGAGAATGCCGAAAAAAATAATTTACCTATTCCAGAAGTAATTACTCCTGTTGAATATGTAAATTGTGTTTTTTGCAAAAAGAAATTAGACAAAAATGGTGTTGGCTGCATACAACTTAGCCCTAATAGATATGCTCATTTAGAGTGCGCCAGTAAGCCAAAAACCGAAAAAGAATCTTTAGAAGAATATATTATGGAATTATTCGAATGTGAGTATATACCCCCTAGAATCCAGAAGCAGATAACGCAGTATATAGAGCAATATCATTTTACCTATTCGGGCATCCATAAGGCTCTAACTTATTTTTTTGAAGTTAAGAAAAATCCAGTAGAAAAAGAGTCTCCAACTTTAGGCATTGTGCCATATTGCTATAAAGAAGCGTTTACTTACTACTATTCAATCTGGGAAGCCAAACAGAAGAATAAAGGAAAATCTTTTGAAGATTATGTGCCAAAAGAAATTGTGATAAATATTTCACCACCGGAGAGAAAAAATAGAAAACAAAAAGTATTCTCTTTTTTGGATGAAGAGGAGGATGGTTAATGCCGTCAAAGTATATAGATAATACAGCTATTATTCAAGTAATTGGCTGTACCTTTAGAAACCCAGAACTAACAGAAAAGTATATAATTACCGATGAAGATTTCCCTAATGAGTTTTATAGAATTGTCTTTGGGGCCATTTATAAAGTCTATAGTCTTGGAGCTGAGAAGATAAGTCTTGAAAATATTTCTGATTTTCTTTCTTCCCGACCCAAGAGTGAAGCAATCTATAAGAAAGAAAAAGGGGAAGAATGGCTAATGAGAGCCGTTGAAGCTTGCAATCCTCTTTCTTTTGACTATTATTATAAACGATTAAAGAAAATGAGTTTGTTACGTGCGTTTGATAATTGCGGCGTTGATGTTACAGATATTTACGATCCTGATAATATCTTAGACGCCAAGAAGAAACAATTGCAAGAAGAAACATTAGATAATTCAACTCTGGAAGAAATAGCCGATAGAGTTAATACTAAGATAGATGATATTCGTATGCAATATGTAGATAATTCCACTACCGAAGCCGCCCAAGCAGGAGAAGGAATTTTCGAAATAATTGATAGATTTAAGCAACAACCAGAAGTAGGAGTGCCTTTGTACGGCGGTCTAGTTAATACTATTACAAGGGGCGCAAGGCTAAAGAAGTTCTATTTGCGCTCGGCCGCCACGGGAACAGGCAAAGCTATTCCTAACTCAGTTACTATTCCTACTCCTGCGGGAAACAAGAAAGTAGGAGATATTAAAGTAGGAGATTACCTTTTCGGCCAAGATGGTAAGCCTACTAAAGTCATTGCGGTACATCCGCAACCAGAGCCAAAAGAAATATGGCGAATTACCTTTAGTGATAATAAAGTCGCTGAATGTTGTAGTGAACACCTTTGGGAAATATACGATAGTAAGACCGAAGGGCCGCAAGTAAAAACCGTAGATGAAATTTATACAACCATGTGTGACTATATGCACAGGCCTCGCTCTGGCGGAATGTATCAAGTTAAAGTTAGAATTAACAGGCCTGCGGAATATCCAGCTAAAAAATATAAGTTACCGCCCTATGCAATGGGGGCTTTAGTCAGTCGTATCCAATATAAGTTTAAGAATCAGACAAGACGCTTATATTTCTGTGCTGAAAATCCAGAAGTAGTTCAAGCTGTTTGTGATTCTCTTGGAGATTATATTTATTCCCCTGCCAAAGATTATCCTGATACTTATATTTTCCGCAAGAAAACTTACATGGGGCATATAATTGAGTTGGAAGATATTTTTAATAACTATCCAGAACTGCTTCAACTTAATGCCAATAATAGAGTATTGCCGAGTGAATATTTGTATGGGTCAATCCCGCAGAGAGAAGAATTATTGGCTGGACTCATGGATGCAAGTGGCGAAATTGATAAATTTGGTCGATGCGTTTTTAATACTTCAAGTTCTTATTTGAAAGACAATGTAATAGAACTGTGCCGCAGTTTGGGTTATTTGACCTCTTGCGAAGTTGAAACCCATTATGATGGATTTAACAAATATTCAGTTATTATTCCAAACGCTCCTTCTGAAATTTTTTCAATTAAAAGTAAGCGTAAAGGATATAAGGAACAAAACGTAGAAGAATTTTCAGTTATCCGTAGTATTGAAGCTACTGGCAAAATGGCCGAAATGACTTGTTTTACTGTAGATAACGAATCTCATTTGTTCTTAATGAACGATTATATTGTTACTCACAATACTCGTTCTATGGTCGGAGACGCTTGTTATATTGGCTGTAATAAGATTTATGATGAAACTTTTGGATGGATTAAGACAGGGGCGGCCCAACCTACTCTTTTTATTACGACCGAACAGGAATTGGAAGAAATTCAAACAATGATGTTAGCTTTTCTTTCGAATGTTAATGAGACTCATATTTTGAATGGTCAGTATGAAGAAGGGGAAGAAGAGCGTGTGCTTGAGGCCGCAAGGGTACTAAAGTCTAGTCCTCTATATATAGAAGATCTACCAGATTTTTCATTACAAGACGTTGAAAACACAATTAAGAAAAATATAAGAGAACATGATGTAAAATATGTGTTCGACTCTATTGAAAGAGTGTCGGGACAATGAAACACTTTTCCACTAATCAGTGGGGTTATACAATAATTTGTATAGCTAACGGGGAATCCTAAACCTTTTTGGCATGGAAATCCCGTGGCAAACCTTTATTCTTTATGTTTTCCTTTAAGAAAAAGATAATTAAAACTTACAGAATTATAAAGAATAATTGAAGCTGTATCGACTATTTCCTAGGCCTTATGGGCAGGAAAGTACCAGTACTATTGATACGTACTCTGATTTTAGGAAACGAAGTCAGTTAAATGGGGAAAAGGTGTCCTTATTATTTTATAGTAAGTAAAAGATAGTCAGCGCTTATGGAAACATAAGAAAATCGTGCCACGATTATATTCACACAAGTCTAAAGATTCTTGAAGAAATCACTAGACGCAGCGGTGGAATTAAATTACGAGAAGATAATGTTCTATTTATGTTATCTACTAAATTGAAAGATATTTGTAATCAATATGGCGTTTTTATTTTGTCAGCAACTCAGTTAAATTCTGGGTATGTAGATTCTGAAACACCAGACCAAAATTTGTTAAGAGGTATGTAACAGTGCCTTAATATATCTTATCCAGCTCATCACTGGGGTTCTACTTCCTTTTGGAGTAGAGCTAACGGGGGAACCTAAGTTAAAGCAATAATATGGTAATCCCGTCTCAGCTTAATAAATAAGTGGGGCTATCGACTATCCCTTATGTTGAAATGCAGGGGAGTAGGGCTACTATTGATACGTAGCTAGATTTTAGGAAACGAAGTCTATGAAAACCGAAAGAGATATAACTATTAGTATAGTTAAAATATAGTCAGTACCAATAGAAATATTGGAGTTTACGGCAAAATCTATAGCAGATAAAATTGACGTAGGCAGTATTATTCTACAAGTTGATTCAAAGGATTTAGAAGCCCTTGAGCCTATCCTATCTAGTAATATTTTTGAACCACCAACTTTAAAGATTTCCTTTTATAAGAACCGCCGAGGTCAATATAAAGGAGTCTATTTATGGTGTAAAGCCAATTTAGGATGTTGTAGAATCCAGCCAATGTTCTGTACTACTTTTGATTACGAGATTATTAATTTGGATAGTACCAGAATTATTGTCAATGAGAAAAGCGCTTTTTAAAAAAAGGAGAATAATGTAATGAAAGCAGGATATATTGAATACGAAATGCCCAAGCAAGTTGCGGAGAATTACCTGAAAGATAGAAAGGGGCCTGAAGCTCGAATGGATCCCCAAAAATATCTTTGTAAAATTGTCAACGAACATTATGGGCTAAAGGGATATTGTATTAAGGTGCATTTGTCTTAAAACTCTAGGGGGTTGCCATGCCAATCAATTACGATAAAGAAGAAGTTAGAAGCCAACTAACTAGAGAGAATATCTTTGAGCTTATGGATGAACTTGGCGGCAACCCCTCTTATTCTTCTGGCTGTATTATTTCAGATACTATCTGTCATAATCTTCCGGGAGAAGGAAGCCATAAACTGTATTATTATTTTAATAGTGAATTGTATATCTGTTTTACTGGGGGCTGCGAGGAACATACGTTCGATGTCTTTGACCTTGTGCGCAAAGTGGCTAAAATCCAATGGGGCAAGAATTTTGATTTAAACGATTCAATTAGATGGATTTGTCAAAGATTTGGCATTTTAGGAACAGAGCAGGAAGAAGAAGTCCAAAAGTCTCCAGATTGGGATCTTCTAGCTAACTACGAGCGAATCCAAGAGCTAAAGAAAGAGAGACGTTCGCCCGAAATAATCTTAAAAGAATATGATGATACAATTCTAAAAAATCTTAATTACAATTTAATTATTACCCCTTGGCGCCAAGAGGGGATTTCACAGAAAGCAATTGAATTAAACCGCATAGGTTACTTTTTGGGCGGCGATCAAATAACAATCCCCCACTTTGATAGGAATAATAGATTTATAGGGTTGCGCGGCAGAACCCTTTGCCAAGAAGATGCTGATAGATTTGGTAAGTATAGACCTTTAAAGGTCAACAATATTCAATACAACCATCCTCTTGGATATAATCTATATAACCTAAATTTCTCTAAAGACAATATTAGGAAGATGGGGAAAGCCGTTGTCTTTGAGTCAGAAAAATCTACTTTACAGTATAAATCTTATTTTGGGGCTGAGAATGATATTTCTGTGGCCTGTTGCGGTTCAAATATTTCAGCTTATCAAATAAAACTATTACTAGATGCTGGCGTTAAAGAAGTTGTAGTAGCCCTTGACCGCCAGTTCCAAGAAATTGGCGATAAAGAGTTTAAGCATTTAACTAGTAGTCTAATTAGGTTAAATGAAAGATATAAAAATTACGTAAATATTAGTTTTATTTTTGATAAGCATATGATTACTGACTATAAGGCTAGTCCAACAGACCAAGGGCCAGAAACTTTTTTACAGCTATATAAAGAAAGGATTATCTTATGAGATATGGAATTTGGTGGTATAATGACAGGGAAGCTGCTATTTGGTATCTTCAAAATGTTATAGTAAAAGCATATGATGCGATTGGAATAGAAGTTAGTCGAAGTAAGACTTCAAAGCAGGATAGCTGTACCTTTGTTGAGTTTAAGAATGGGGACATATATAACGTAATGAAAGCTTCAGATGCTAAGAGAGGTGTTGCCTTAAATGTCTCAATTATTGAATGCGGCATGCCAACAGAGCTAATTCACGATATTATTAAGCCTTGTACCAAGTTTCAGCCTCGGACAATAACCTATTATATTCAAGAAAATAGATTATAAGGAGCGATTTTATTAAGGAAAAGAAAGAGGTATTCCATATGAAAGGAGGTTGAATTTCATATGGAATATCAACTAAGAACATCATTGCTCCCACAAGAAAAGAATTATACAGTGGTTGAACGGGTGTTCGCAAATAGAGGTATTGAACCTAAAAACATTAGTCATTACCTTCACACAACCGATAATGATATATTAGACCCTAGTTTAATAACTAATATCAAAGAGGGGGCGGCCATGCTAGTCCGCCATATCCAACAGAAAGATAAAACTATGGTAATTGTTGATTCTGATGCTGATGGATTTACAAGTTCGGCCTTTTTATTGAACTATCTTAATTGCCTTTTTCCGAGTTTTATAAAAGATAATGTGGAATATGCCCTCCACGAGGAAAAGACCCACGGTATTATTCTTGACGCTATTACAGAGGATACTAAGCTAGTTATTGTGCCGGACGCCAGTAGTAATGAATACGAAATTCATAAGCAGCTTAAAGATAGAGGTTGCGATGTTTTATGTATTGATCATCATCAAGCTCCAAAGGTTTCAGAGTATGCTTGTGTAATAAATAATCAATTATGTGATTATCCCACAAAATCTTTATCAGGCGTTGGAATGGTTTATAAGTTTTGTAGTTATCTGGATGAATTGTTGGAAACTAATTATGCCGATAACTTTTTAGATTTGGCTGCTGTTGGAATCTTGGCCGATATGATGTCCTTAAAGGATTATGAGACAAAGCATATCATAAATAAAGGTCTTAATAATGTTCAGAATCCTTTTTTGAAGGAAATCTGTGACGCCCAAGCCTATTCTATTAGCAGGGCAGGAGGGTTATGCCCTTTTGCAGTTAGCTTTTATATAGCCCCCCAAATTAACGCCACAACTAGAGTGGGGACTATGGAAGAAAAGATTCTACTTTTTGAATCCATGCTAGACTTTAAGGGCTATGAAGAAATTCCTTCGACCAAAAGAGGATGCAAAGGAAAATTTGAAACAAAGGCCGCCCAAGCTTGCCGCAACTGTACTAAGATTAAAAGGCGCCAATCTGAAGTAGTCGAATCTAGTTTGGATATTATAGAAAACATCATAGAAGAAAAGAATTTAGCAGAGAACAAAGTTATTGCTGTTAAATTACAAAAAGAACAAGTAGTAAATAGAAGTCTAACTGGCTTAATCGCCAACCAGCTTATGGCTAAATATAAACATCCTATTTTAATTCTCCTTAAAGGAGAAGATGGAACTTGGTCAGGGTCTGGTAGAGGGTTTGACACAGTAGGCTTTAACAATTTTAGGGATTTTATCGAACAGAGTGGTTTAGCCGAATATAGTCAAGGACATCCAGATGCTTTTGGAACTTCCTTTACAGAAGAAAACTTTAAAGCTTTTATAGAATACTCAAATAAGGTTTTAAAAGATTGCGCCTTTTTACCGTATCTTACTGTAGATTTTATTTGGGATTCTAATAACTTCTCTGGGAAAGATATTATAGAATTGGCTAAATTAAATTGTATCTGGGGGCAAGGGCTTGAGAAACCTTATATAATGATAAGGGACATTCATGTTACCCCTGATTCAGTAAATTTACTATCTAGAGATAAAAACCCCACGCTAAAGATTACTCTTAATAATGGAGTTAGTCTTATAAAATTCAAGTCGTCCGAGGAAGAATACCAGTCTTTGCTGGCTAGTTCTGACCTTGGAAGTGTAGACATTAATGTTATTGGAACTTGTAAAATTAATGAATGGAATGGTATTATCAGTCCGCAAATGGAAATCGAACAATATGAAATTGTAAGAAAAGTTGATTATTTCTTTTAAGAAAATACTGTTCTAGTACACAATCCGACTTAAACAAATTAGAAGGAGAAATGTATTATGAAAAAGATTTTTTTATGCGTTATTGCTTTTTTAACGGTTTTTTCCTTAAGCGTTAATGCGATGGCTTATAGTAAGGAAGAACTTACTGAATTGATTAATGAATGTGAAACTAAATTACCGTATGCTTATTCTATGGCCGAAGCCTGCGAAGGGCTTGGCTATAGCGAAGACCATCTTGTATCAGTAATTGCTTCACAAGAGATTTTTAATTTAGAAAGCTCTCTTAAGGCATACCGCAAAGAGTATAACGAAATAATTGAGGAAGAGAAAAAAGAAGCTGAACTTAAAAGTATCCAAAAGAAGAAAGATGAATATCCAGTGGCTACAACTATATGGTATTATTTAAAGGGTCAAGGCTATAATAATTATGTGGCGGCCGGCATTTTAGGTAACATTATGGCCGAGGTTGGCGGCCAATCTTTAGACATTCAACCTTCCCTTTCTAACAATAGTTATTATGGGATGTGTCAATGGAGTAAAAAGTATTATCCGCAAGCAAATGGACTAAGCCTTGGCGGCCAATGCGAGTTTTTAACAAGTACTATTGAATATGAGTTCAACACTTATGGATACAAGTATCAAAGCGGTTTTAATTATTCTCAATTTTTAACTTTAGACAATGAAAGAGCTGCAAGTTTGGCGTTTGCTAAATGCTATGAGCGCTGCGGCTCAGGTTCTTATTCAGTCAGACAAAATAATGCTACTAAAGCACTCGAATATTTTACTAGCTGATTTTAAGGGGAGAGATTTAATATCTCTCCCCTATTTTTGGTTTTGCTGGTCTGGTGGCAGGTGGAGGCATTGCTCGAAAACAGGATTAAAAATGGCCTTTAGAAATTTTGCGGCCAAAAATCCTCTTTATTGATTTTCTTAGTAAAAAAGAGTATAATATATATAGAAAGTAAAAGGAGTAATAGATATGGATAAAGACCCTTTCTTAGACCAACTAGAAAAAAGTGCTAAGTATTTTAATGAGCGCAAATTTAACACATATATCTATAATATTCTTTGCTTGAAATGTAAACTTGCATTTAGGCTATTGGCCGCCATAGTTAAAGGAGGAAAACATGGTTAGTTATGTGACTGAGGTATGCTATAAAGATTTTAAAGCTTTGTTGGATGATTACCAGAAGATAAAGCATCATTACCCGCTCTTTATTATTATGAGCGATTTGACCCATAAAGACCTTCAAAATGATGGCTGGAATAGCCCTGACAATGTTGCTATTTGTGAAAAGTTCGGATATGGCGAAATAACCTTTATTTGATTTAGACAGAGAAATATGGTATAATATAAGAAAAGGAACTATTATGTTTAAAGAAAACTCCGCAGAAGAGCTAACTGAGGAACGTAAACTTAAAGAATATATATATGATAGTTTGTGCTTAAGATATAAGATTGCCAGAGAAGCACAGGCAAGACATGAGGTAAATACTCATTATAATGGCAATATAAAAACAGCCATAGAAGCTGCTAAAAGAGATGAAATGAGATTTTATCAAATTTTGGATGATGTAATTTTTAATATGGAAGGAGGAAATAAAATTTGATTCTTACTAATAAGCAAGAAGAAGGTTTGAAGATTATTGTAGCCAGATACAAAGCAGGAGAAAAATATACTGTTGTATCTGGCTACGCTTAAAAGCTGGTGTCGGTAAAAGCGTTTTAGTTAGATTTGCTGTTGAAGCTTTGGGGGTGCCAGAAGATACAGTAGCTTATGCTACATATACGGGCAAGGCCGCCGAAGTTTTACGCAAAAAGGGTAATAAGGGGGCTATCACACTTCATAAGCTTCTATATAACTGCTATCCTCGTAAAGATGGCGGATTTTATAGAGAACCTAAAAAATATTTGGACTATAAAGTTGTTGTTGCTGACGAGTGTAGTATGATCCCTAAGACTATGGTAGACCTTCTTTTGAAGCATAATGTTTATGTATTATTCTTAGGTGACCCGTTTTAAAGCACTGGGACGGGCTAAAATAATCTAATTGCGGGAACCTCCTGAGAGTTCACTCTACTAACTTATTATAGTGATATGAATAAGGGCAAAGGGTAATGCCGGAGATTTAAGTAAAAACGAGTGAAATTGGACAATCCGCAGCTAAGTTTCTAAAAGGTTTTAGAAAAAAGTTCAACGACTATCGAAAAGTATTTAATTACTGAGTAGAGTACACTGCAAGTTTATGGCAGTGGAAATGGTTATCCTAGAAGATATAGTCTGCTCTCACGAGAAATTGTGAGCTTGGATATTCCAAGAGATAAGGTTTGCGCCCTTATCTAAACAGGGAGGCAGCTCCCACCAATAAATAAAGATGAAGCAAATGACCTTCTAGAGCATCCTCATATCTTTCTTGATGAAGTATTGCGCCAAGCTGCTGACTCAGAAATTATTCGAATGACTATGAAAATCCGTAACAATGAGCCTATTCCTTATTTCAAAGGAACTGATGTTATGGTAATTCCAAAAGCAGAGTTAGTAAACTCTTGTTATACTTGGGCCGATCAAGTATTGGTCGCCACGAATAGGACTAGAAAATCTATCAACACTCAAGTTAGAAAGATGAAGGGACTCAGTGGGTTGCCGCAAGATGGAGACAAGATTATCTGTTTGTCAAACTATTGGGACGATATTTCTATGACCGGAGATGCCCTAGTAAATGGCACTACTGGAACTGTACGCAACCCGGTAGGAAGAGTAAAGAAGGTTCCTTATTTCTTTAATATTCCCGAAAATTCCATTCATAGCATCCAATTCGACTTTGAAACAGAAGAAGGCTCTTGTTTCAGTGGCATTGAAATGGATGAAAAATTAATTCAAACTGGAAGAAAGGCTGTTGAAGATTATAGTGTTGCTTATCGTTTGAAAAGCTACGAAAAGAAAACCGGAGAAGAGTTTATTCCCAAAGAGTTTGACTATGGGTATGCTATTACGACTCATAAAGCCCAAGGTAGTTCTTGGCCAAAAGTACTAGTAATAGAAGAGCATTTTCCAACTATTCAAGAGGAACACGCCCGCCATTTGTATACTAGCTGTACAAGAGCTTCTTCTCGGTTAGTTTTGGTACGTTAATGAATTTAGTAACAATTGATTTCGACATAATTATGGCGCCTAGCATTGAAAGTTATAATAATCAAGTTTCTACTAGTCGGCCAATAGAAAAGATAAAAGAAGATTTTCCTTTTCTTCCAGAGTTTCCGGCTGATTTGTATATCTATGAGTATCTTACGAGATATATTTTAAGTGTTGCTAAACAGAATAAGAAAATATATTTTATTGACGACCATAGTGAAGTAGTTCAATTTTTTGAGACGCCCCCTTATAGCCTGTATAATATAGACCACCATCATGATATAGGCTATAATTGGGGAGCTTCACGTGATTGCGGCAATTGGGTAAGATTTCTTTGGAAAGAAGGAAAAATTACTTCTTACACTTGGATAAACGATGAAAATTCTCAAAAAGCGCCAAAAAGAATCCAAAAGTACTTAACAGAAGAAAAGAACATTAGAGAGACTAATTTAGAATTATTAGCGCCAGAAACAGATGTTTTGGTATTATGTGCCTCTTATGAATGGGTGCCGCCCCTGTACCATCCTTTATTTTTGGCGTGGAAAACCATGATTGAATTTATCTAAAAATTGTAGTATAATAGTAATAGTAAAGGGGATGATTAACACATTATGAAGATACGAAACTACCCCGGTAGCCTTCATAATCACTAGATACTGATTATAGTAATTTGCGACTTCGTGACTCTATTAACCGATATGATAAGCTTATTGATTATGCTATTGAGTTAGGCCACGAAGTTATTGCTTTTACAGAGCATGAATCAGTTTCTAATGCGGTAAAAATCCAAAAGTATTACAAGAAGATTAAGTCCGACCATCCCGATTTTAAAGTAATTCTGGGTAATGAGATTTATCTATGCCGAAATGGATTAAATAATGAAAATTTTGTTTCGGGAGAAGATAGATATTGGCACTTTATACTTTTGGCGAAAGATGCTATTGGCCATCAGCAAATAAGAGAAATTTCTACTAGAGCGTGGAAGCGTTCCTATAAGGCTAGGGGAATGCGGCGAGTCCCCACTTATTATCAAGATCTTGAAGAAATAATTGGGGCTAATCCCGGCCATGTTATTGGGTCTAGTAGTTGCCTTGGCGGCTATTTACCTTTTTTAATTCTTAAATATAGAGATAGCAGCAGCGACCAACTCTTATGGCTAGAAAGAATTAACCAATGGACTAATAGTATAGAACAGATTTTCGGAAAAGGAAACTTCTTTTTAGAGCTTCAGCCCTCAGAATCAAAGGAACAAACTTATGTAAATGAGTTTTTGGTTTCTTTTTCCTCTCAGGCAAATATTCCATATATTATCACAACGGATTGAAAAATAATGCTTATGAAGATTATTAAAGGAATAGAAGGAGGTGAAAAAATGCGTAGTTTAAAGTCTTTTTCGGCAGAAGAAAAACAGCAAATTTTGAACGATAAAAGAGAAAACCCATTCAAAAGATATTAGATAAAATCTATAGTAACGTACCCTTTTTTGCTTAAAGCGAAAATACATAAGCATTATAAATGACAGTCGAGTTAAGCTGTGAAGCTTAATGTTAATCCCCGCTAACCCAGATTGCAATGGGGTGTGAGCCAATGGCTTGCTAACGGTTGAACTCCTGCAAAGGACAATCCCGTGCTAAATTACTGTAAAGTATAAATGTGTAACGACTAGTTCGGAGGAACGTAGAATGGAGATGCTACCATTCGAAAGACGGGGCATCTGTTTGAAGCAGCAGATGAAAATATAGTCTATTCTTTATAGCAATATAAAGTATTAAAGAGTCATTATGCTAGAAGGGAAGATAGACCAATTCATAAGGCCTATTTGAATGCAGAAGATGGCGATAGAGAAGTTGATTCTTTTTATGCAACGACTTATATGATGGATACAGAGGAACTAGAGAGCCATTTAAGCTTAACAGACGAACAACTAGAAATAGCTTATCAGAATATTAGGAAAATAAAAGAAATGTGTTCTGATTATAGCCTGTTAAAGCCTTTGAAGATTCCTGAGTTAGTTTGGAAAGAGCCATCTTATTTAATTAGTCCAAGCACTTATTATAAACAGATTCCTTATCTTCAAACCTTTGTTGAATCAGAGTATCGTGGAGATAATCTATTGGCACAACATGTTGCAGATAGATTATCTTGGGATACAACACTTCAAAATCAAAAAACTTATGATGCACTAGATGAATGTTTAGAGATGACTTGGAAATCATCTTTAGTCAATAAAACACATTGGAGTGCCTACTATTTAAATCTACAAAAAATAATTGATATTGTCTGGGATGCTGGAAGTCTGGTGGGGCCATCAAGAGGTTCTGGTACTGGGTTAGTAACTAAGCTCAGTTAAAAATTCGTGAACTATATTGCTCATAGGTGTCTAGTATAATTACTAGGCTAACGGTTCAGAAAGCAGTAATGTTATTATGAGTAAGGGAACCTAAGTCTTTAACAAAGATAAGGAAATACCGTGTCAAGTTTGCTGATTATATTAAGCAAAAAGATGTAGAGACTATCGAAAGGTGTAATAGCTGAGTAGAGTAAAGTGGAAGATGAGCTACCACTTGAAGCGCGAATTACTTATATATTAAGTAAAGAGATAGTCCATGCTATATAGAAATATATAGTGTTCAGTTGTCTTACTATATGTATTGAATATTATACAGATAAACGCATTGCGTGAAACTACCAAGACAAAAAGTTGGAGATTTCTTAATCCTAGTCGAGTATCAGTTTTGGATATTGATGTAGATATAGAAGGCTCAAAGCGTGAAAAAGTTTTACAAGCTCTAAGAGATAATTATGGAGAAGATTATGTAGCTAACGTTATTACTTTTGGCGTTGAAAAGTCCAAATCAGCTATCCTTACTGGTGCAAGAGGACTAGGCATGGACAATAATGACGCACAGTATTTTTCTTCTTTAATTCCTTCTGACAGAGGTATCACTAGAACTTTACACCAATGTTATTATGGAGATAAAGAAAATGGTTTTGCGCCCATACCTCTATTTGTCAAGGAAATGGACGAACATCCAGACTTATGGAACGTGGCGCAAAAGATTGAAGGATTGATTTGCCAGATGGGTATTCACGCTGGGGGAGTTATTTTCGTAGATGAACCTTTTACCAACTCCACTGGCTTAATGCGGGCGACAGATGGTACAATTATAACAGCTTATGACCTCCATGATTCAGAAGATGTGAGTCAACGAAAGTTAAGGCTCCTAAATGCTTAATCACTTATCAGTGATGTTATATAGGCTCTTAGAAATAAGGTAAGTAAAAAATACCTATATGGCACCGGGGAAACCTAAGTCAAAAATGATATGGCAATCCCGGACTAAATTGGGTAGCTTCCAGCTATCCATAAATGTCTATCGACTATCCCTCGGAAGGGGAGTAGAATTACTATTGATACGTAATTCAAAACAGCATTCTCTTTAAAAGAGTAAGATATAGTCAGTACCATTGGAAACAATGGAACAATACGCTTATCAAGTACGACCTATTATCGGTTGAAGGATTTGATAAAATCCATACTTGCTTAGATTTGCTTTGTGATAATGGATTGGTTGAAAGAAAGCCCACATTAAGAGAAACATATGAATCAACTATTGGCATTTACAATCTTGAAAGAAAAGATCCTAGAATGTGGAAAATGATTTGGAATCATGAGATCGAATCATTATTCCAAATGGAAAAACAGAGTGGTGTTCAAGGAATTGCTTTAACAAAGCCTCAAAGTGTAGACGATTTAGCCCACTTAAATTCAGTAATCCGGCTAGTAGCACAAGATAAGGGCGCTGAACAACCACTAAGTAAATTTGCTCGTTTTAAAAACGATATTACCTTATGGTATAAGGAAATGGAAGATGCCGGATTGACCCAAAAGGAACAAGACCTTTTAAAAGAATATCTCTCAGGGTCATATGGTATTTGCGAAGCACAAGAACTATTTATGGAGTTAGTTCAAATTCCTGAATGTGGCGGATTTGACTTAAACTGGGCCGACAGGCTAAGAAAGAGTATTGCTAAGAAAAATCCAGCCGAATTTGAACAATTAACAAAGGAATATTATGCACAAGTTGAAGCCAAAGGACTAAGCCAAAATTTATGTAAATACGTATGGCAAAATTTGGTCGGGATAAGCCGTGGGTAAAAATTTGCTCCCTGTAATAGAAATATTACTTGAACAATGCCGAGAATTGCTGGAAAGCTAAGTCGAAAGATATGCCAATCAGCAGCCGAGCCATTTAGCTAATGGAAGGTTCAACGACTATTCAGAAAGAAGTAGGAGAAATCCGAAGTACGGCACATCGTTATTCTACCATGATTTTAGATTAAAGGAGGTGTAAAAATGGATCAACAACAGATAATTGATTGGTATGTTAAAGATGGATTTTCAATAAATTATATTGCAAAAAATCTACTACATTGCCGTGCAAGTACTATTAGTAAAATTTTAAAAGAAAATAATATAGTCATTAAAAAAGGCGCTACTAAAAAAGTAAATATTAATCAAGAGAAAGAAATTATTGAACTATATACTAAAGAACATTATACGCAAAAAGAATTAGCCGAAAAGTTCCATCGTAGTACTGATACAATTCATAAAATTCTTATTAAAAATAGTGTAGCTATTATTAGTCAACCCAAGATTAACAAAAATCAAATAGACACTTATTTTGATATAATAGATACAGAAGAAAAAGCATATTGGCTTGGATTTATTTTCGCTGATGGTAATATTTTTAACAATCAATTAACAATAGAAATTCATGAGCGGGATAGGGAGTTGCTAGAAAGATTTAAAATAGCGCTAAATTTAAACGGAAAAATTTCTCATAGAGTCAGAAAAAATACTTCTGTATGTTCTGTCAGAGTTGTAAGTAAACATCTATGTGAAACTTTGAGTAAGTACGGAATAGTACCTAACAAAACTTATGTTACTAAACATTTACCACAAGTTCCTGAAACAATGTTACCACATTTCTTACGAGGATTAATTGATGGTGATGGTTGGATTAGTACAGACAAATCTGGACATTATCATATTGGGTTTGTTAGTCACTTCCCTTCAGTGTGTGAAGATTTTAAAAGGTATTGCAATATATTAACCGATGGAAAATGTAGAGCTGCAATTACACGCAAAGATAAAAATTATTCTGGATATTGTTTTCAAATTCAGAGCAAAGAAGCTACAAAATTGATAGCTACAATTTTGTATAAAGACAATACAATTTGTCTTAGTCGAAAGTATCGGAGGGTAGAGCCGTTACTTGACTGAAAAAACGATGAAGATATAGTCTTGGGCGATAACCAGTTATGAAAATAACATTCGCTCAGACGGCTTTAATTTGAGTCATACATTAGCATATTCCCTTGTGGCACTCCAAGAGATGAACTTAGCATTTAAGTACCCTATTGTTTATTGGAACTGCGCTTGCTTGATAGTTGATAGCGGTAGCGTTGGTTCTGGAACAGATTATAATAAGATAGCTATAGCTATTGGTAAGATGCGGAAAGCCAACATTAAAGTTAGTTTGCCTGATATAAACCAATCAGACTTTGGATTCAAACCCGATGAAAAGAATAATAGAATCCTGTGCGGACTTAAGAGTCTGGCAAATGTTGGCGATGAAGTAGTCATAAAAACTATTGACAACCGTCCTTATGTATCTCCAAAAGACTATTTGGATAAAGTTCATCCTAATAAGCAAGCTATGATTTCCTTGATTAAAGGAGGGGCTTTTGATTCTCTTATGGATAGAAAGCTTTGCATGGCTTGGTATATTTGGGAAACTTGTAATAAAAAGAGTAAAATTAACCTACAGAATATGTCGGGATTGATTAGATACAATCTTCTTCCCGAAGAAACAGAAGAACAAGTCATGGCGCGCCGAGTTTATGAGTTTAATAGATATTTGAAAAGTAGCTTTAAGCAAGGTGACAAATATATATTAACCAATCGGGCTATTAGCTTTTTGAACGAACTGGGCATAGAACCAAGTTTTGATTCTGGACTTTATTTACCGATTAAAAAATGGGAAAAGGTCTATCAAAAATGGATGGACGTATTTAGAGAGTGGATGGCCGCCAACCACGATAAAATACTCCAAAAAGTAAATGATAATGTTTTCCGTGAAGATTGGGAGAAGTATGCTCTTGGTAATTATTCTAGTTGGGAAATGCAATCTTTGTGTTTCTATTATCATGAACACGAACTCGCCCATGTTAATAATAATCTTTATGGCTTCGCTGACTTCTCTAAGCTTCCAGAAGAACCAGAAATTGTAAAGACCTTTGGGAGCGGTGGAAAAATTTTCCAGTTGCATACGATTTGCGGCACTTGTATTGCAAAAGACAAAAACAAGAGTACTGTTAGCTTATTAACTACAACCGGAGTAGTTAATATTAAGTTCAGAAAAGAATACTTCTCTATTTTTGATAAACGTATCTCAGAAATTGGCGCCGATGGTACTAAACATTGTATTGAAGAATCTTGGTTTAGTAGAGGTAGTATGATAGCGGTTCAAGGCATTCGTTCGGGAGATAATTTTGTACCAAAGAAATATAAAAGTTCAAATTCCCATGAGCTATATAAGATTGATAAAGTTTATCCTGATGGCCGACTTGCTTTGCGCCATGATAGATATAAAGGAGAGGAGTCTGAAAGTAATGACTAAAGAAAAGATTTTGCTAAAATATAGGTCTAAAGAAGTAACCCATATCTACGTAACAGCAATTCCTAATGAAATTGATAAGCACCAATTAAGGCTATCAAAGACTAAAGATTTCCTTATCCCTACTTGGGAATTTCCGATTAACATTTATAGGTTTGAAGATTATGGAAAAACTTGGGCCTTTACCGAAGAAGAACTGAGGAAAGAAAATGTATAAATATTGTATTATTGCTTTAATTGGAAAGGCCGGAAGTGGGAAAGACACATTACTGAAAGAGCTTTTAAAGGTTGAACCAAAGCTAAGGAGTATTGTAAGTTATACCACTCGGCCCCCACGCCAAGGAGAACTAGATGGAATAGATTATCACTTTGTCTCTGGGGAAGTATTCGCGGCCAAACTTCTAAATGAAGAACTTCTTGAGGCTAGTTTCTTTAATGATTGGTTCTATGGGACTGGCTATGATAGTTTAAAGCCCGGAGCAATTCATGTCGGAGTTTTTAATCCTGATGGGGTTGATTCCCTTAAAGCCCATAAAGATATTCTTACAGTTGTTTATTATCTTGACGTAAAAGATAAAGAAAGACTGTTGCGGCAATTGAATAGAGAAGATGACCCTGATGTTAATGAAATTATCCGTAGATTTAAGGCCGATGAAGTAGACTTTGACGAAATAGATTTCTCCTATAATCTTTTGGTTAATGATAATACAGAAGATTTGCGCGAAAACCTTAAAATTATTACCTCAGACCTAGCTCTTTTTGAAAGCAAAATTGGATAAACATTAGGTAATAAAAGCTATATATAGTATGGATGCCCAAAAATTCATACTATATATAGCTTACAGGAGGAATGTAAAAAATGAATATATTGAAAAGAAACGGCGCAGAAGTCCCTTTCGATGGGCAGAAAATTCAGAATGCAATTATTAAAGCTATGGCCGAAGTTGGCGGCGGCCAAGATACAACAATTGCAGGAGACATAGCCGCCAAAGTTGAAGCTGACATCACTAAGAGTCCAGAAAAAGCAAATGTTGAATCTATTCAAGATTTAGTAGAGGATTATTTGATGCAATCTGGGCGGAGAGATGTTGCTAGAACTTATATTAGATACAGATATAAAAAAGAAAATGAACGAGCTTTACAAGAAGATTTAAATCTTCGTTTTAGAAAGTTCAATGCTTTAATTTCCGGTGAGGATGAAGAATCTAAAAAGGAGAACAGCAATAAAGATACTCGTATTATCCCTACTATGAGAGACTATATTGCGGGCTTCTCTTGCCGAGATATAGCAAAGAACTATTTTTCAAAAGAGATTTGGGATGCTCATGAAGCTGGAATTATCCATATTCATGATACCGATTATAGTCCGGCTATGCCGATGTATAACTGCTGTTTAATCAATCTTGAAGATATGCTTCAAAATGGTACGGTTATTAGTAAGACTATGATTGAAAAGCCTAAATCTTTTAGGACTGCTTGTACTGTAACTACTCAAATTATTACCCAAGTAGCAAGTAGTCAATACGGTGGAAATACGATAAATCTTGCACACTTAGCGCCTTTTGTTGATATTTCAAGACAAAAGATTCGTGAAAAAGTGAAAAATGAAATCATCGAAACTGAGGGAAACCTAGATAAGATAGATGAAATTACTGAAAAACAAGTCCTTGAGGAAATTAAGGATGGAATACAAACTATTCAGTATCAGCTTATTACAATGAGTACAACTAATGGTTAAAAAATGGCCACGCTAAGATGGGGACATCTTAGAGGAGTAGACGGCTAACCTACAAATGTAGGGTGTCTAGATATTTCCTATTTAGGCTAACGGTGAACACTAAAATATTTTTAATTTAAGATATAAATATTCTAAGGTAAAGGAGGGGGAAATTTGATAATATATAAAATAACTAATGATTTTAACAATAAAGTCTACATTGGGCAGACTATATATAACGATCTTAAAAAGCGAATTAAAACTTATAAAAGTGAAATTCAATTTAGAGATGGTACAAGGCCAATCATTCAAGAGATAAGGAAACATGGTATAGACCATTTCACTTGGGAAGTTCTTGAAAAAGATATTAATAGTCAACAAGAGCTGGATGAAAAAGAAATTGCCTATATTAAAGAATATAAAAGTTTAACATCTCAAAATGGGTATAATGCAGATGTTGGTGGAAGAGGACAAGGGCCTCGTTCTGAAGAAACAAAAAAGAAAATAGGAGATGCACAACGAGGGAAATTAAACCATATGTACGGAAAAACCGGAGCAAAAAATGCTACTTCTAAGAAAGTCATGGAATTAACAACCGGAAAAACCTATGAATCAGCTTGCGAAGCAGCAAGAGATCTTGGAATCAATTTTTCTCATATTTGTGCCACAGCTAGAGGCAAAAGAGGCAGTACAAAAGGATATGTTTTCTTATATGTTGATGAAAATGGTCATTTAATTATACCAAATAGAATGACTAAAATTAAAAATCCCTCTTTAAGAAAAAAGCTTCATAATTTATACCCGAATCTATTTTAAATTAAAATATCATGTCAATACCGTGCCAAGCTTCTACCTATGTAAGAAGAAGGTGTAACGACTATCCCTTATTGGGAGTAGGATTAAGGTGGAAGCCCTTAACCCGAAAGACCGTCCATCTAGAACAGATGAAAAGATAGTCTAAGCTATTTAGAAATAAATAGAGGGGTCTGCAAGCCCCATTTACGTCAATTTTTATGTGGATTGACTCTGATTACGATAAACAATTACAACACGATTTAGCTCTTGTTATTAAAGAAGTTTTAAAACAGCGCATAGAGGGAGTAAAGAATGAAAAAGGTGTACCTATTACTACAGCTTTTCCCAAATTACTTTATTGCCTTGACGAGAATAATATTCATGAAGACTCTGAATATTGGTACTTAACAGAACTGGCCGCAGAATGTAGTGCAAAGCGTTTAGTACCAGATTATATCTCAGCTAAGAAAATGCGTGAACTTAAGAATGGAAACGTATTCGGCTGCATAAACAATAACTGTGCCTAATGATAGCGATATTATTAGAAAACTTGTCTAAACGGAGAAAGTCTTTTAACTAAGATAACTTACCGTGCTAAAAAGAAAGCCTAACGACTATCCCCGAAGGGGGAGTAGAATACAAGCTGTTGGTATTCGAAATGGCAAGCTTCTCAATAAAAAGAGAAGGTGATATAGTCTAATCTGCATATATAATCCATAAAATGCAGCAGTTCATAAGAGAACGTAATAGATGTAGCGAATCTATTGGAATGTTAATGGGGATGCCGAAGTTTCCTTCAAGATTATATTGACCCAGAAACTGGAAAACATAAATTCTGGGGTCGATTCAACCAAGGGGTCTGTACTTTAAATCTTGCCGATGTAGCTCTATCTTCTGGTGGAGATTTTGACAAATTTTGGAAAATTATGGATGAAAGGCTCCAAATGTGTTATGAAGTTTTAATGGTTCGTCATAACGTATTAAAAGGTACCAAGTCTGATGTGGCGCCAATCCTTTGGCAGCATGGTGCTTTAGCAAGACTTGCTCCCGGAGAAACCATTGATAAGTTGCTTTATAACGATTATAGTTCTATTTCATTAGGATATGCTGGACTGTATGAATGTATCCATTATATGACTGGTGGTTCCCAACTAGATGAAAAAGGATATAATTTTGGTATGGAAGTTATGAAGTGCCTTAAAAGTGCTACCGATAAGTGGAGAGAAAAAACCAATATTGGGTTCTCCCTTTATGGCTCTCCCATTGAAACAACCACTCAAAAATTCGGTAAAGGCCTTAAAAAGAGATTTGGAATTATTAAAGGGATTACTGACAAGAACTACGTCACTAACTCCTATCATATTACGCCCTCTCAGCATATTGACGCCTTTAACAAGCTGAGAATTGAATCTAGGTTCCAAGAACTTAGTTTGGGTGGTTAGCCTAAATAGCTACCCTGAAATTATGTGAACGCAAGAAAAAGCGGTGTTTAACCTTATGGTTAAGCTAACGGGGAACACTTAATTGGAAATCCCGTGCCAAGCCTTATCTTATAAGGAAGGTGTACAGACTATCCCGCAAGGGAGTAGGACGGATTTTATCACCGTTCGAAGTGCATAAAAAGTGAAGCAGAGGGTACCTGCTACTTTAAGATATAGTCGAAAGGAAAATAATATGTATAAATGTGAAATTTGTGGTAAAGAAAGTTTTAAGAAAATACGATTAGGTGGATATACACTTTGTAGTAAGCATATGCACCAGCTCCATTCTTATGGTAAATTTTTAGACGATAACCCAAGAACTCAAAATGATTTAAACGAGTATAAAGTTGTTGGCGATATAGCTATTTTTAATTTATACGATGGAACCACTTCTGAGAAAATTGACGAATTTATTATTGACTCAGAAGATGTTGAAAAAGTTAAATATCATAAATGGAGACTTAGTCATAGTCATGTTGTAACGGGATTACCTTACAAAGGAACTCAAAGAGAACTAAGCTGGGTTATTTTAGGATTGGACAATAGATTAAAAGAGAATGAGAATAAAGTTGTAGACCATATTGATTGCGACCCTAGAAATAATCGTAAATCTAATTTAAGGATTTGCTCACAAGCAGAAAACGTAAGAAATAAAAGCTTTGTAAGTAACAATTCCTCTGATTTTATTGGGGTTAGCTATAGCAAAAAGAAAGATAGATATGACCCAGAAATTAGAATAAATAAGCAGAGGTGCCATTTAGGGTATACAAAGACTTTAGAAGAAGCTGTATATAAGCGTCTAATAGCAGAAGAATTACTATTTGATGGCTTTAACAATGAAGCTGAATCTAATAGAAAAAGAGAATTTACCAAAAGTCTTCCACAAGAAGTAAAACAAGAACTTTACCAAACCACAATAAACAAATTAAAAGCTAAAAACCTTTGGCAATAAGCTACATTGAAACCCCAAATATGACAAAAAATATTCCAGCGGTTTTGGAAGTTATTAAATTTATATACGATAATATTATGTACGCTGAAATCAATACTATGACAAGTTATTGCCATATATGCGGTTGTACAGATATTAAAATGGGTGATGATTTGAAATTCCATTGTCCAGAATGCGGCAATGATGATTTTGAGAAAATGAATATTGCTTTACGTGTCTGTGGGTACATAAGTACGAATCCCTTCTGTGAAGGACGTGCCGAAGACATCTATGCAAGGGTCGATCATTTTGATTAAGGGCGAACCTTTGAAATACGAATACGAGAAAAGAGGTGGTTATAAAGCCTATGCGTTATAATACTATTAAGAAGAACGATATAGCTAATTGCCCGGGGGTAGCAGTTTCTGTCTATCTTCAGGGTTGCCCCCATCACTGCTATAAATGCTTCAACCAAGAGACTTGGGATTTTAATGGCGGCAAAGAGTTTACAGACGAAACCCTAAACGATATTATTACTGGACTAACTGAAAATGGCGTTAAACGTTCTCTCTGTCTTTTGGGAGGAGAACCTCTTTGCCCAGAAAATCAACCTCTGACGTATCTAATAATTAGTTCAGTAAAAGAAAAGCTGCCAGATACAAAAATATATATATGGACAGGATATTATCTTGACCAACTTTTAAAGTCCAAAAGCCAACTACTAGATCAGATTTTGGAACTTACAGATTGTGTTGTAGATGGGCCGTATATTGATGCTTTAAGAGATATTAGACTGCCCATGCGTGGCTCAAGTAATCAGAACATAAACTATTTAAAAAAAGAAAAGAGGTAATGTCTTATAGAAACTATTCATGTATTAGCAGAAACTTGTTTAGATAGCTTAAAGAATGTAGAAGAAAATCAATTAGCTTTTCTTGAAGATAAGAAAGAATATAGGTATTTTAAAGATGGCGAATGGCGCTCCCCCATAAGAGGGAAGGCCGCCAATAGCAATTTCTCTATGAGCGTTTATGAAATGAATCAGCAAATAGTTTCCCAATTACCAGATTTAACCAGTGACCAAAAGAAAGAGTTCAAAAAGAAGCTTGAAGATTGGGTTGGTGCCCAACCTAATTCCCGATTCTTCTTGCTCTATGGAAAAGACATTGGATATTTCACCTTATTTGAAAGAAGCTCTAGTACCCAAGAAAAGATAGCTGATATATTTATGGAATGCTTTGATAATATCGGCCCCATAAAAACTTACGATATTACTTCTTCGGCCATTGAAGTTTGGGCTAACTCAACGGTATTTTATTTCTTTAATTATGATAACGGAGTTGAAAAATTTAATGGATGAAAAAGTAATTGCTTGTTATCTAGCTCTTTTTGAAAGGTACCAACCTATTTATCTTCCTGATGGAACAAGAGAAAGATGCTTAATTGGTGAAGTAGAAAGCTTTATTCTAAAAGCGTGTGAGAATTTTGACTGTTATAAAGTTCACTTCTATGGGAACGAACTTTATATCCAAAAGCTAATTGAAACCATGTCAGAAGAAAATCCTAAACTGGAATTTGAAGTAAACTAAAAAAAATAAAGTCAACTCTATCTTTTTTGGTAGAGTTGACTTTTTTCTTGTTTTATGGTATAATATAAATATAGATGAAAGGAGTTCTGTCTTATGAATTGTGATTTTCAAATGATTGATATAGCTACAGAGGAAGATTTAGATACCGTTATGGGACATAGAGAAGGTATGGTAGCCTTTATAGAAGATGTTCAAGAATATAGAGTATATTTAAATGGCGAATGGCGGCCAGTAGAAGAACAATCAGCAGAGAACGGCGGTCTAGCCCTAAATCTGTATGAGGTAAACCGCCAGATCGTTTCCCAGCTACCAAACTTTAGTGAAGAGCAGAAAAAAGATTTTAAGACAGCTCTTTCTTTCTGGATTGACCCAGAAGTCAATTACTATTTACTTATGGGGCAAGAGACTAGTACTTCTATGCTATTTGTGCGGGAAGCTGGTTCTGAGGAATCTTTGGTAGACCTATTATATGAAAGTTTTGATGAAATAGGTCTTATTAAAGATTATGAAATAATTGATGAAAACGCTTTGGAAGTTTGGATGGACTGCTTTGGGCTGGTTTCTTGTTTCTATCTTGTTAATTACGAAAATGGCGTAAGAAAATTTAAGTGAGGTTTTTAAAATGGATAAATATTTAATCAAGTCAACAAACGTATATAGAGTCCCTACTGTTGAAGATGCTTTGAAATTGCGGGACGAGCTTCAAAATACAGAAAATGGAGAGCTGACAAACTTTAGCTATACTACTAAGTATATTAAGGCTAAGGGTGAAATTATTGAGGAATATCAATTGGTAAAGACCTGTATTGAGTTTACTTCTGAGAAAGATCCTGAACTCCATATTCAAGCTAAGTATGAAATGGAGTACTAATATAAATGGCAAAGTTCGAAAAGATTTCTAAATACGAAAATATCAATATCAATCTCCCAGTGCGCAAAACTGCTGATTCCGCAGGCTATGATTTTGAAGTGGCCGAAGATACTCTAGTACTTCCTTATGATGAACTTGGACTTGATTTACTTAGTGAATATGTCGGGCCAGAAGGAAGTAGAGAACTTGAACCTCTTACTTTGGAAGAAACTGCGGCCTTAACTAAGAAAGCAGAGTCTAAACCTACTTTAGTTCCTACTGGAATTAAATGCCAACTAGACCCCGGAACTTATTTAGAGTTAAGTGTGCGCAGCTCTTGCCCCCTTAAATATTGGCTTATTTTAGCTAATGGAGTCGGTAGAATAATGCCGACTATAAATTGAGTAAAATCGGTGAAACCCTCCAATAGATAGGGCAATACCGAGGTAAACTTCTAAATTACGAAAGGTTAGAAGTCACCGTAGAGCGTAGGCAATGAATAAATATAATTTGCCCAAGAGTACTCAACAATATAATTGAAAATGTACGCCGAACTTATACGATGGTAAAGTATAAGAACTAGAGGATAAAAAGCCTCTAGGGTAACAAATGGTTATTGACAGAGATTACTATAATAATAGCGACAATGAGGGGCATATCTTTTTCCAGATTATAAACTTATCGCCATTCCCCATTATTCTTAAAAAGGGCGATATAATTGGCCAAGGCATTATTAAGTCATATTTAAAAGTTGAAAATGATGATGCTGCTGGAGAGCGCACCGGCGGCTTTGGTAGTACTTCTAAGTGAGCCATCTATTAGCTTTAGACCAAAGTAGTAGAATTACTGGTTGGTCAGTATTTATAGATGGGGAACTAAAAGAATATGGCAAATTTACTTTAAGTCAGTCTGACGTTGGAGAGAGACTATTCTCCCTAAGAGAAAAAGTTAAAGAGCTAATTGATAAATATGAAATTGATGAACTAATCTTTGAAGATATTCAACTTCAAGGAAATGTATCAAATAATGTAAAGACTTTTAAAGTTCTGGCGGAAGTCTATGGGACTATTGAGGAATTGGCTACTGAATTAGCCATCCCGCATTTCTCAGTATTAGCAGTTACTTGGAAAGCCGGGTTAGGTATTAAAGGTTCTTCAAGAGCTATCCAAAAGGCCAAAGCGCAAGAATACGTTTTAAATACTTATAACGCAAAAGTTACTTCTGATGAAGCCGATGCTATTTCTATTGGCGCCTATTGGGTAGGCCAAGATAAAGGCTTTAATTGGTCATAAAAACAAAAAAAAAGAGGGTTAGGAATTTCTTCCTAACCCTCTAAAATTTACACAGCAACTTTAGTCGCCAAAACGGCGAGCTTCTTTTGCATTAACTGTTTTTCTTCGATACTGGCTTCTTTGGCCATATCTAAAATTTCTTCGCTAAGTTCATGAATGTAGCCCTCAAGATGTTCCATTTGAGTTTCTTTATCCATATGATGCTCTCTGGCTTTCATATATTCGTGTTTATGCTCCTCTAAAGGAGTGGGCGAATAGTCAAAGTGAGTATCTTCTGGCATCCCTTTTCTCTCAAGAATACGAATAAGCTCTCTTTCTTCATCTTCTTGAGTCTCTTTATGTTCCATTGCTTCTACTACAGAATGATAATACATAGCTTCGTTTAAGTCTTTAATCATGTCAATAACTTCGCCCAATTCGTGCGCATCAACGCATTCTAAATTGGACATTTGATTTTCGACTTGCTGAACAAGATGTTCTTTAATAGTTTTTAATCTGTACAATTTAAGCCACCCTCTCTATAATAATATTAGCGTTTTGAACATTTACAGAAGTAGTTCCAACATTTTTAACGCTTATTTGAGAGCAGCAATTACTCGGCACATCCAAGAAAATACTTGTAAATACACAATTGTAATCTCCTGTTGCTCCGGGAGTTGAAATCATTTTTGTTGTGAGAATAGGTTCTCCATCCAAGGAAATTGCTAAAGCTACTGGGGCCGGAGTTGTAGTGGCGGCTTCTGATGCGCCAGTAGTAGAACTGGGTGAAGCAATATTTGCGCCAAAAGTAACTCTAAATCTGGCGCGGCATTGCTGAGTTATTCCTCTCAGAATTACTAAACCGCTACCCTCTCTATTATAGATTATTGAGCAGTTTCCCGGAATAGCAACTTCAGAAAAGAGAACATTCTGATTAGCACTTACTAATTGAACTGCATTTGCTGTTAGTTCCATATCTCTTTACCTCCCAACTATTATCCGTTGCACCCAAAAGATAGAGGATAACCAGTATAAGGATTGGCTACGGGGTATGCAGGAACGGGGCAGGGCTTAAGCTCATTCACCAGATAAGCATTCTGAGCTTGCTGAGAAATCTGGAAATTAGCAGTCTGCAATTGACTATCCTTGGCGGCCAGACGATCACGCAAGTCTTGCATTGTGTTAGCATTGATTAAAGCTCTAGTTTGTTCGGCTTCATTGTGAATAGCGGCAGTAATATCGCAAGTATTACGGTAATTCTCTGCTCTAACGCTATCTATATTGCGGTTTGTGTCACCAATTTGTTATCTTATAGGCTCTTTATCCTATAACTCATATAGTTTCCTATATGTTCAGACTATATCTTCTTCCCTAATTATTATTAGGGAGTTCGGCACTCGTGTTGGTATTATTGTTTGTCATAACTCAACCATTAGTCGTTGAACCTTCTAATTACTTTTACTGACTTTCATTAGCTTGGCTGCTGATTAGCATACTTACAAATGTAAACTTAGCTTTCCAGCAATTCACCGAATTATTTTTCTAATAGTTACCTATTAGGCTGCCATGATTGTTTAGCAGCAAGACTGCATCGCATAACGGCTATCCGCAATATTAGAGTTTACAGTATCGAAGCCTTGAGAGACAGCACTAAATCCTGTGCATAAATCACGCTGTAAACTGCCAAAGTTGTTCAGGAGAGTAGTGTTGTTGGAATAAAATCCATCACACAAACCTTGCTGAATGCCACGAACGCCATTTTCAACTTGCTGGAAGTTCATGTCTTGGCAAAGCTCTCCTCTGGTCAGGGCGCCTTGAGTTGAAGCATTGTTATTGCCCCAACCATTTCCTCCCCATCCGCCGCCCATAAAGACGAACAGGAAAAGTATAATTATCCCATTGCTGTTATCCTACTGGCTTTTTGTCCAGTAGCTCTTATAGTTTATAGTTCCTATAAGTTCAGCGCACCTTTTCTACTCCAATATTAGAGTAGTCGCGGCCTCTTGGAAAAACTAAATAGTTCTGAGTTATTAAAAAACTCTGCTTTATATCTATTGCAGAAATGAAAAAGTATAATTATGTACTTTACTGCGGCTGCTGTTTAAAACTCTAGTAATAGCACGTTTGTTAATGTTTAAAAGCGCACTAGCTTCAGAAGTACTCATAAAAACAAATTTTTCACCTGTAGTTAAATTTGTTGCTAAAATCGGTTTACTCTTTATCTGGTCTTTTTCTTTTGTCCATTCAAGATTTTCGACTTTATTGTTAAGTGGATTTCCATCTTTGTGCTTAACATAAGGGAGAATATTTGGATTATCAAGAAAATATAAGGCCACAAGTCGATGGATTCTAAAAGTCTTTTTAAGCCCATCTTGGCAAAAGGTATACGTTAAATAACCTTCGTTGTTCATGTGCGGTTCCAAAATTTTCCCATTTTTAACATTTTTGATATTACCACAGTTTGAAACAGCATAATTATTGAACGCATCAATAATTATATACTTTTCCATTTCGTATACTCCTTTAATTGACTTTATATAGTAGTCTTAAAGGACTACAACATATTCAGTATGTCTGCGCGTTGCCCCTGACTGTAGTTCTTACAGCCTTCGGTTCTGATTCCCATCTCAGGGTTCCAGCTTAATTCCGCGATTATTCGATACAAGTTACCTTGTAAAGTGGCAAATATTTATACTTACCAAGCTCCCATGCCATCGCCAAATCCCTCACGATTGGCACCAGAAGCAGTTGCAATGTCGGCTAAAGAATAGCCACTGTTTTGATTGAACATAATAATGTCCTCCTTGTAGAAAAATAATATTTATTTAAATCCCAAGCATTTGCTTAAAGGAATTAAATTCTTTATCAAAGTCTAAGCCTCTTTGACTACATAGATTCCTAGCAATTTGTTCGATCTCAGCAGTTCTATTATTTTTAGCTAAATTTAATAGATTCGCTCCCATTGGAGTGTTTTGCATTTGACTCTCAAGAAATTGTAAAATTACTTGCTGGGGGTTTTGTCCAGATTTAACCATCTGAATTAAAGCCATTGGGTTATAATTGTTCGCCATCTTTCTCCCTCCTTAAAAACTATAATTATTATTAGTTTCGGTAGTTTCCTGTTGGGGAGTAGTTGGCGTCAATATAGATTTTATTTGCGCCATAGCGGCGTCAAATTCTTCTCTAGTTACATATGAACCTTGTGTTGGTGTTGTTGGAATTTCTTTCAACTCATACATACATAGAGATGGAGTACCATCCATATTAATTTGTTTGGTATAGATTCTTTTGTTCGCTAAATCAGGAAAAAAGAATACTGAACCATCAAAGTCTATTGTCGTTGCACGAACTTCGTCCAGTGAAGATACTGGGCGGCCTTTTAATCCAATAGTAGGATTAAAAGTAGAAGAGGGTCGTAACGGCGTTTGCTGCTGATAATAATTTGGATACATTTTCAGAGCAACCTTCTTTCATGAAAAATTTTTAACCCCTTCAAAGTCAAAGAATATGTTATAATCTTTTATGCTTTTAGTCATTTTTATTTTATTTACTAGCCTATTATTAATCCCGACTAGTAAGGGGACTCGAAAGAGATTTAGCCCTCTTTCTCTTTATTCACTTTTGCTTCGATAAGATTTCCAATATAAATTGTTAAATCTCCGTATGTTTGTTCTAGGTAATTTTTACCCTCTTCGCCCAAAATTTGAAGAACTGCATTTAGTGTCTTTTGGAACGCTTCTTTTTGGGCTTCTGGCCCAAATTCGCTACTTTCCTTTAAGCTGTTTACATAAGTTTGATTAGTAGCAATAACACAAGTCTCTACCGTCTCAAGTAACATATCAGTATACTTCTTTACCATTTCATTATCTGTAGTTTTGTCTATTTCTACTTTCTTACTTTGCAATAATTTAACAATATAAGTTGTTAAAATTCCCAAAAGAGGCACTATACAAAGCTCAAATATTTGGGACAAAATTTTTAAACCTTCATCCATAAAATTTTCCTCCTTTTAACTATTAGTAACGCTCGTTCCACAATATTTCCATCCACTATTATATACCATGGCCGCCGCAGGTTTCCATCCGCCATTATATACGTAAGGAATAGCTGGATTCCATTTGCCGTCACTGTAAATATACACTCTGGGAACTACAAGTTTAAAAGTTTTACTAATGGAAACATAATTATCAGTAGAGGTACTATTATTCCATTTATATAGGTTCTGTCTAGCAAAAACTTTTATATTAGCTGTAGTTGTGCTTGGAGTGGCATGATTTACTACTGTGGTACCGTTGTAGTAATATCTTGTCCATAAGTTACCCGGATTATTAATAGTGGCCATGGTACCGCTACTAACTTTAACTCCTCCAACACAAACGTACCAAGTTCTGTGTGTATTGTCTATTGTGGCTGAAACATTTGCTCCTCCTGTTATATAAACATTTATAGCAACTGTTGAAGCTATTCCGTTGGTGGATATTTGGTTGCAACGAATGTGAAAATACATTGTAGAAGAATCTCCAGTATCGCTTGTATAATCTTTATATGCTAAACTCGCCATCTTAAAAACTTTTTCCTTTCGTACTTTTTAATTTAAAAAGTTGAAAAAATCTTTATAGATTTTGAAGAGGTCTTCTCCCCTTCGATATACTATGAAAAATCTCGAATCAAAAATTTAACTTCTTGTCCAAAAATTTTTCTGTAAGGGATAGGAGGTTTCCGTCCTCTATAGATACTTAATTTTTATTGGACTCATTTTATCTCTTTCTGTCCAAAAATTTTTCTCCTTAAACCGAGGGCGGAAGCCCTCTACCTCTTACAGTATATCTTGAAAAATCTCAAAGGTATTTTAAAACTTTTTGCCCGGAAATTTCGAATTTTAAATTTTGAAGAAAATTGCCCCTTTAGTAGTAGTGGAGGGAAGCGCTGTTCCCCAGAAGTTAGCAGAATTGCCATCAGTACTTGTGTTGCCCAATATTATTGCATTAGTTGTAGTCCAACCTAGATAAAGGTTTCCAGAAGCTGCATTAAGTGAAACATTGCCACTACCGTGATCCATCCTCAAGACATTGTACGTTGACCCATCATACGTTGTGTTAATCCTTCTATTTGACCCGACAAAGGCTATATTACCACTTATATTGATAAAGCTAGAAAAATATCCACTTCCTCCCACATAAAGAGTATGAGTAGGTGTACCAGCACCAGCGCTAGTTAAATCTATAGTAGTTGTTGTTGAGTTAACTCCTAAATGAGTTCCATCGCAGTACATTGTAGCATTAGCTAAAGTAGTAGCAGCACTTGAATAAATTAGCCTATTGGCCGTCCAACTAGTTTTACCAGTTCCACCCAAGTTAACAGCTAATGTTGAAGACAAAGTTGTAGCTGTATCTGCATTACCCTTTAAGTAGACATTACTAGTATCAGCATATACCATCCACTTATTTAAAGTATCACTATAAAGTCCATGATTAGTATTTCCACTACCAACACCCATCCAAACTGTTGAGCCGCCAGTTCTTGTAGCGGTAAACTCACTGTAGTCTCCACTAGCAGAGGTTACAGTAAGTCTATTCTCATCATTATCAATACTCATATTACTGGCGGAACTTATTGCGCCACTCGCTGAATAATAGGCTAAATGACTTGTAGTACCAGAGTTAACAGTGGAACTAAGAGAATAAGTGCAAGCCGTTGCTCTACCATTGGCTGCTATATATACTGGTTTAGTTGAGCTACCTATAGCCGAATTGCTACTTCCATGGATTAAGTACATTGTTCCAGCATAGTTGGGTAAGTAAACAGATCTATTACTACCGTTAGGTTGAGGAATAATGTCTTGATAATAACTTCCAGATCCATATAATCTAATTCTACCGGTCGCATTATTTGCACCAGAACCAGAAGTACTAGTAACAGATGTGTCATTACCTAACTGCAAATAAACATAACCAGTAGTTCCAGCATTAGTGCCATCTCCTGCCGTACCAATGGTGCTAACCCAAGCTCGCGCATAAGTAGTGCCAGAATTTTGCAAATAATAGCCGCCTTGAGTACTAGTACGATTTAAAGTAAAGTTTGTACTAGAAGTTACACCAGAAGAATTAGCTTGAAAGTAAGTTCCGCTTGAACCTACTTGGAGAGTACCATCTGTCCGTAAAGTACCAGTATTTTGATATATACTTTTATTTCCATAAGTTCTAATCCAACTAGTATCGGACATATACCAACCGCCGCCATAGTCTTCACTATACCAACCAGTTGAACCCTTAGTCCTTATCCAAGAATTACTAATTAAAGAACCAGTAGAAATATCATAACTAGTATTCGTATATCCAACATTCAAATGGTTTAAAGTAGTATATCCAGAAGTATCTAATAAAGTTATTTGGTGCGCGACTGCATTACTTGTATTATATTGCCTTGCAACAATTTGTTCTCCCGCTCCGCCATCATCACCGGTAGCTATCTCAAGAACTGTATCAGATTCACTTGTTCCTGTAACTCTTATCCAGCCTTGGTCATTAGCTGTAGCAGGATTAGAAATAACAAGACCGTTGCTGTGTAAACGTGAAGTAGCTGTAGCTAAACCAGATACTTTTCCAGCAGATAAACTCATTGCACTTGTGGCGATTAAATATGGTGAGGAAAAGTAGGAAGTAGCGTTGACAATAGGTGACACTACTTGTGTTCCGGCAAATATTTCACCATCAATTGCCATGTTAGCTGTCAAAACATTGGAAGTAGTAGAGCCAGCTTTTACATAGAAAGAGACATCACCTGAATCAGTAATAGTAGTTGCAGACCCGCCAGATGGCGTATATGTATAAGCAGTAGACTTCCAGCTCTGTCCGTATACGATAGTACCTCCACGGCTATTATTCCATGTAGATTTAGCTGTAGAACAGTTTGCTCCAACATTTTGCCATAAAGTTGCAGTCGATGCATTACCAGATAAAGTACCTGTAATAGTATACCCACCAGTGATACTCTTATTGTAAGGGTCAATTACTAATGGTGTTCCAACCCCTGTTATAGTGGTTCCATCAGCAGACCCCGTGCCACAAATTCTAAAAGTGCTATTATATTGGTCTAAAATTATTCCAGCTTGAGCGGTATTAGCCGTAGAAGCATTTAAATGAATCTCTCCGCCCTCTCCCGAAAGTGGGGTCAAATTTAAAGCGGTATTTCTAATTACTCCTAAATAACAAAGGTTAGAAGAAGTACCACTATAAGCACCATTCCAATAAGCTATTTGTGATATGTCTGGAACATAGCTATTATTTGTACCCCATCCAAGCGTAGTTACATTTGTAGCAGATTTAATACCCGGCACGGTACGACCGGTACAAGTAGTAATTGTGCCACTATTTAAATAAACTGGTGTAGTAGTACTACCAACTGTACTACTGCTTTCTGTTGGGACACCCGCATTTAAGTACCATAATTTAGTTCCGCTACCTTTCGAGGAAGTATAAGAACTAATAGTATTACTTGCGGAATAATAAGCTAATGTATTGGTCGTACCACTACTTGCCGAACTAATTCCTAATGGAATATTGTCAGAAGCTGTAGTAGTAATTGTATATGTAACTCCTCTTATGGTAGAGCCACCATCAGCGACAGAAGTATATACCTCATAACTGGTTAATTTATCAGAAGATGTTGTATTACTGACCTCCGAACTCGTTACTAACGTCCATACTCTTCCATTAGAAACATTTTCAACTATAGCTCTAGCATAAGTAGAACATTTATAATAAATATCTGCAACAACATTGTCCCCAGTCGTTCCATAAAGTCCACCCTGAAGAGCATCTTCAGCTATATTATGTCTATAAAGCCATACAATACTAAGACCGCATGCCGCGCCAGATGCGTTCGTTCTTGCGGCGATTTTTGCAAGACCTTCTCCTCCACCATGATACAGATGTCTAATTCTAATTAAGGAACATCTATCTATCCAAGTACCAGTCCCAACAGTTATTGTAGCAATTCTATGCCAAGGATAATTAGATGTATTAACACTAGAAATGATAGCCTGATAATTCAATGCTGTAATAGTAATATTAGCACTCCCGTCAAACGAAGCCGAACCCTGCAAATTGCCATCTAATGCTATATTTCTAGCTGTAGCCAATTTGGTCGCAGTGGCTGAATTACCTGAAATATCACATATACCGGTGGAATTTTTGATTTTAAAAGGCCTAAGAGTATTCCAAGAACCCTCTTGATTGCCAGAATTGGTCAATAAGAAATATGTGCTATCTCCATCATTTCTAAGAATTACTCCATAGTTCCCATATACCATCCTAAAGCTATTTTGACTAGTTGAATAAATTTCGCTTTCGAAAGTTTTTATTCCCGCAAAGGTTTGTCCTCCAGTAGTAACTAATCCTGCTACACTGGTTGAGGCTGCTGGAACAGTAATTAAAGTTCCATCACTTTCACTACCTTTTATCCCTCTAAAAGTAAAAGTAGTACCATTAGAAGTAACTTGTTTTAAATCTTTTAAATAAGTTGTATTTATATTATTACCAGCAGAATCAGAAGTCGCCTTAGATGCAGTACCTGAAATATTTTCAACAACTAAAGTTTTTGTAGAAGGATTGTAGGTGAAGTTAGAATTATAAACAGGCTTACCATTAACGCCACTATAGGCAAACCAAACAGGACGAGCAGCATTATCTGTGCCAGTACCAATTCCAGCATAATTAAATCCATTACTTGCATTAATAGTTAAACTACCGCTACTATCAATAGTCTTAGCCCCAGTAAGAGTCTGCGCCCCAGTAGTAATCAAACCTGCTACACTAGCGCTTGCATTTGGAATCGTTACAGAAGAGCCGTCCTTGCTATTAGCGTAAACACCTTTAATAGAAAATTCTGTTCCAGTACTAGTAGCTTTAGCTATTGAGCCTAAATATTTTCCATCCGAAGTACTTTTGGAATAAACATAATTAGTATAGTTACCATTATCTAATGGAATGTAATAAACATTACTCCAAGTACCATCATCAGCCAGCGTGGGAACAGCAATTCTAAAATTCCTATATCCGACTTTATTTGTAGCGTCCCAGCCAGTAGAAATATAAGTATTACCCGTGTGAGCGGTAGAAGTACCACTAGCCGCACCCAACCAAAAATTAGTTTCATTATTTTTAGCTAAAGCGTAAGTACGACCGGCAGCATCTTTTCCGTAAAGGCCAATATTTACCTTAGAAAAAGTAATATTCCCAGTCATCGTACCACCAGCTAAAGGAAGAAAAGCTGGGCTAATAGTAGTATCGGTACCAGTGGCCGCGCCATTAGAATCATATCTCTTAAGTACGATAGAAGTATTATTAGAACCGAGAGCTATTGTAGTATTAGGCCCTAATAAAGTCGGCTTTCCAGTTACATTTCCCCAAGCTACTGCGGAAGCTGTTCCTGCTGTAAATACTTCATATCCATCTTCACTTGTAAGTTTTGTTTCATCTTTAACAAAATACATTTTACCGGTAGAAGTAACTTTAACAACATCGCCATTTTGAACTGTACTTGTTGTCAACGCTAAACGAGCTGTATCATCAGCAACTACAGTAAGTCTTTCTAAAGCTGCTTGTGGAATATATTTTAAATCAATTAACTTACTACTATTTAAAGGAACAAAATTACCAATAGTAGTTGTTGAGCCTACTCCGTTAGTGGTTGATAACGTATATTCATCTGAAACATTAACTGACTTTATATATGTTGAAGCAATATTTTGTCCGGCAGAGTCAGAAGTCGCTTTGGCGGCCAGTCCATTTAAATCTCCATTAAAGGTTGTAGCATACATATTTGCCCATTTGAATTTAGCGCCACCAACTGAACCAGTATTATCGGCACTTGGATAAAATTCTCTATAATAAGGTTTAAGCCAAATTGAGCCGCCTTTGGAATGTGAGAAAACAATAGACTCTTCACCATCATCACTAACAAGAAGAATTAACGAACCATTATTGTTGGCAGTTTGACGATAAAAAATTGAAGCACCATCTGTTCCACCCGTCCATTTAATGCCTTTGCTATCTGTTGGATTAGAACTAAAAGTAGTATCAGCAAAGGCAATGTTTCCAGTCATGGTACCTCCGGCCAAAGGTAAATCTTCTGAAGCATGGCCGGTTATGCTTGCTTTAATAGTCGAAGGTAAATAAAGATTTACTTCTCCGTTACCATTAACATCTACTCCGGGGCCTGAGTTATCCCCAGAAGTATCTTTTATACGAAAAGTTCTTGCGGTTTCCCAAGTACTTGCTGTTGTAGCGTTTCCAGACAACGAACCAGAAAATTTGGTAGTTGTAAGAGTACCAGTACTAGGGTTAAAAGTTAAATTACTGTTTTTCCTAGCTCCTTCGGTTCTGGTCGTATTATCAGCAGTATTTGAAAATAATACTTCATAATTAGCGTTAGTAGAAGTAACTGTTTGAGTTACGTTCTTGTCTTGTGTTGTTAGAGTTGAAGTAGAACCATCACCTTTAGTAACAGTTACTGTTTGTCCACTAGCCGTAACTCCACTAACATATTTACTACGAATTGTTGTAGAATCACCAGTTGCATAATCAGTATTTCTAGCGTAATTTACTATTTCTCCAAAGGTACCATTTTTTGTTGCGTAAATGGGATGATTCTGTATTAAGCACATGTTAGTAGTAGAATAAGTCATTCCCAGTAGCATATAAGAATAATTCGTATCGCTAGTTGTCTGAGTTAGGGGAGTAGTACTAATAGGAGTAAACGTATTACCTGAGAGAGTTCCTTTAATATATATCGGCTTATAAGCTACTGGCGTAGTATCAAAAGAACTGACGGCTTGCATATTCGTAAAATTAAACGAATACATCAAGTAGTTATTATATCCAATTCCAGAAGCGGCAATATTACTACCAGCCCAGTAAATAGGATAAGTAATGTCAAAAGCCTTGCCTGAATTTAAATTATTGTAACCAGAATCAGTTCCCACAATAATATTATTAGATGTGATTGCCGTATTAGCTTTTATGCCAAGAGAATATCTAATATAAGTATTGTCTATATAAAACTGAGAAGTAATCCACCAACCCGTATAGCTTGTTCCATTAATGATAACGCTTGAACGGTATACCATTCTTACGATATTCCCAGAACTATAATGTGTCGTTAACCTGCTGGCGCCATTAAAATAGACATTCTTCGCACCAGTAGCAGAACCATCAGACAAGTTTAAATTAAGAGTAGTTCCGCCACTTGCTCCACCTGTATTCATCCAATAGTCAATAATTAAACCATCATAAAGCTCTGTAATCCCTGTACCAAATAAACTGCCAGTCCAAGTTCCGGCTGTAGTTCCTGTGCCAATTACGAAAGTATTAGATTTTAATGTTAAAGTAGGATTTGAAGATTCATCTAAATTGACTGAACCTTTTTCAACGCCATTAACTGTTACGCCTCTGGCGGCCGTGGTCATTTTTACTCTAGTATCACTGTCTTTATCAAAATAAATAGAACCTTCGTTGTTATCATTGGTCGCAAAATAAACTTTACCAGATTCTTTTGTCGTTGGCAAATTTTTTTCAAGACCAGTTGAAAATTTTACTTTATCGGCCAATTTATATCCCCCTTTCTCTAATATTAGAAAAGGGGAGCTTATCTGAAGCTCCCCTTAAAAATTTAATCTTTGTTAATAGAAGCTATAACTTTCTCCTTGAAGGCTTCGTAATCAGCATCAATTGTAGATTTATTATCTAAATACTTTTCAAAATCTTCAATATTATCATTTAAAGAAAGTCTATTTTCCTGTGAATAATTTGCGTAGAAATTAGCAACAACCTCATCATTTTCAGTCTTGCTAGTTGCATTAAAGTTAATATTCATATCATTAATAACTAACATAAGGTTCATTCCTCCTTATTTTTATTTTACCATATTTTTCTATGGTAAGTCAAATTTTTGTTCAAGTAATATAGTTTTTCTTCCAGCTATTTTTATACTTTTTGACCAAGAGAAAAAGAAAAAGGGAGAGTATTGCTACTCTCCCTTCCTTGATTATAAATCAATCCAGTATAAATCTTTTTCACTCGCAACTTTTGCGTAATAAGCCACTTGCTCAACATAGTCAGCTAAAGTATCTGAATTACTGTCATAATCAGTTCCTTCATCCATTCCATGTAAAACCTTACTTGTGGCGGGTAAGGTATTTAAATTATACGTTAAGAATTTAGCCGTACTATCCAAAGTATAAAATCTAATTGTAAAAGTAACATCTCCAGCGGCTTTAGTGGCGGAACCCTCAATGACCCAAGGAAAAAGTATCATTGGTTCATCTATACCGGCTTCGGGATTTAAAGTAGAATAAGTATCTACATCATAGAAAGGTACTGCATAAACTCTACCTTCTCCGGCAGCATTGATATATTGAATCACACAAGTAGTATTTGTCAAATCAATATTATCATAATATCTAGGAACTTTAAAATAGATAATTTCTGACCGATGGTCAGTTTCCACACTAAGAAATTCAGGAGCGTTAATTTTTCTAGTCGCTAAATCTATATCGTAAATGGTTTCTGTACTTGGCAATAAAACAGCTAAACTGGGAGCGTTTTCATCTTGAATTTTATAAAGTAATTTATAATATTCTTCAGCAGTGGTAATCATAGATAACAAAACCCTCCTTTATTGCTAAAATTAAGCTTCAACAATATTGAAGAATCTGGAGCATCTATCGGCAGTAGTTCCATTGTAAGTATTAGTAACCTGACAATAGAAATATCCAGTAGTGGTTGGAGTATAAGTGGGGGCAGTTGCGCCAGAAAGAATCGTATCGCCATTAAATTTATACTCACCAGCATCGGCCAGAGCTAAGTCCTTCTCTAAAGTACTATTTCCGGCATAATATCTGTACCACTGATAAGTGATTGTATCTTCATCAGTTCTCTGAATAGGCTCACCGCTATCAGCAGGGAAAGAAGCTGTAACAGAAAGGCCTGTCTTAGCAACCTCATTCAGAGTATAATCGTCAGTGTAGCCCTCTGAAATAGTAACGTCAAGTCTAGTGGCGGGATGAGTCACACGGCAAATATTACTCTCAGTGTCTATAGTCTCTTTATTAACATTATTAGTAGCAATGACCTTGTAATAACCATCTCCAACGGCGCCCTCGGCACTCTCTTCCTCAGAACCCACAATAGTATAAGTATCTAAGGTAGCATCCTCAATAGCTTCAAATTCTGTAGCTCCGGGAGCTTTACGATACCACTGATAAGTAATCTTTCCGGCATCGGTAACAGAAGCTTTAATCTTTAACTCTAAGTCATACAGAGGATCTTCCAAAATACCCTTATCGGCCAAATTGGATTTATCGGCAATAACTGCGGCCACAGGCTTAGGCACAATGCAGACAGTACTCTGAGTAGAAGCTGTTGAGTTGCGGACTCTATTGGTAGCAACCACATAATACTTACCAGTAGAGTCAATCAAAGCACTAGAATATCTCTCGAAGATTTTTTCAGGACGATCTTCGGCATCCAGCTCACCATTATACAGAGTATAAGAATAAACAACCACATCGTCCTCAATCCCAGAAGAAGCAATTTGATAATACAATTTACCCTCTTGGCGCTTTGTATCAGTGGTTTCACTCATGGTAATTTCATAATCAATGTCAACACGACTATTATCATCTAAGCTATATTTCTTCCAGTAGTAAGAAAGTTGGCCGCCGTCCGTAGCAATAGCTTCAACGCTCTTGGTTACGTCAATAACACGGAATCCATCATCATCGGTATCAAGATTCAAGAGTTCAGGCAAATCAACAACAAAGATAGGCTCCTCGGCCTTAACAGACTTGTCACCAGTCAGAGAAGAGTTCTCAAAACGGTCATTGATTAAATCAGTCACGTCATCAATCTGAGAAGCAGAAGTAATGATTTCAGGTAAGTCAAAGTCAAGACCGGGCTTAATGGTGGCGGATTGGGTTAGAGTAGATAAACTATAAGTCAGAGTTTCATCTTCGGCATTATACTCATAGAAACGCACGGAGAATTGAACTGTTCCCGCAGCCTGAGTAATTTTAGAAGATAAGGGCCAACCAAAGATAATATAACCGGGTTCACTCTCAACGTCCTTAACCCAAGGCACAGAAACGCCAGTAATATTGCGGCCACTCTCATCCAAAGCAGGAGACTTCCACTGAATATAAATATCTTTAGTATCTAAATCAATAGCATCATAGAATCTATTGATTTTAAAGTAAACTATCTCAGCAACTTCATCACCCTGAACTGCTATACCATTACTCTTAAAGGAAGCAGGAACAGTAATCACTCTGGTATTAGCGTTAATCTCAAATACATCTTCATCTAAAGGAAGAATGGTATATCTACGATTGATCGCATTTAACTCAACGATATAAGAGAAGTATTCATTTAAAGAAGTGATTGTATCAGAAGAATAATATTGCTTGGAATCGTCAAAATCAACATCTTCGCAAAGCATATATTCTCCATCCACCTTTGTATAATATCTGCCCGGCTCATAAGTACTCTCAGTTAAAGCAATTTCATCAAAACCTTTAACAGCATTGAGACTACCTTTTTCGACCTCATTACCATTGGCGTCATGAGTTCTCAGAGCTTCACTAGCTTCTTCATACAAGAAAGAATATTTATCTGCATTTGATTTCTTTACATAAGTAATCATTCAATCATTCAGTCCTTTCTTTATTTTTAGGGGAGAAGGAAAACCTTCTCCCCCTCTCTCTTCTTTTTAAAAGAAGAAGGTTCAATTATAATTAGTTTTGACCAGCGACTTCTTTCCAAAGGTCTAATTCATCAACAGGAATAACAACACTCTTTTGGTAAGTTGTATCATCCTTAGTCAACTTTTTACCTTCATCGGCGGTCAAACGGTATCTATTAGTATAATATATGTTTTCAAGGTGAATGGGACTAACTATAGTTCCATTGGTACCAAGATACACATATAAAGTCTCTTTAGTCATAGCGTTTTATCCTCCTTACAGATGGCTAATCGTACCAGTATAGTTAATATATTCACTATCGTTGAAGTACTGCTTCATAGACTCAGATAAGCCATAAGTCACAACGTCTTGGATAGGAGTTCCAGTGTTCTGAGAGAAAGCGTTTCTTCCTATTGTTGACAACTTACTGGAATGGGCCGAATCGCCAATAGACAGCAACTTAATACCATTGGCCAAGTTATTCAAGTAAGCAAAGGCGAACTGGCCAACCGTATTAACTTCTCCGGGAATTAAGAGTTGTTCAACTTGAGTATCAGATTGCAGAGCGCCGTTGAAAGCGTACTGGTCAATAACCGCCAAAGTTTGCGGGAACTCAAAAGTCTTTAAGGCAGAGTCACCAGAGAAAGCACTTTGTCCGATTTGTCTTAATCCAGAAGTAAACTGATAATAGACTAATTTGCGGCAATCTTGGAAAGCCGAAGCGCCAATTAGTCTAAGTTGCGGCGTTCCATACCAGAATATATGAGTCAGATTCTCTTGGTTGTCAAATCCAACGACTGAGATAACAGGTAATCCATTGTAAGTGGCCGGAATGGTAATCTTACCTTGTAATTGATAACCAGCGGCGGGCGCCACTTGATAGCCAGCCCCATTCGCAAAGTTATAACTACTATCAGAGCCATCTGAATAAGTAGTTAGATTGAAACTAAAATACTTATCATCTGTAGCACTAAGACGAGGATCTTCCAGCACAAAGCAAGCATAGAATACTCTATTAACGTTCTGCGCCGTAATACTCTCAATATCAACAACTACATTATTAGCAGCACTTATTGACTTCTGGAAACAGTCAGATTGGTCAACGACCCAACCAACAAATCTGTATCTCTCATAATCACCTAAACTAGATTCATCGGTAACAGGTAATAAGCTAGGAGCAGTCAAGCGTTCGCCATAAACAGTCTCCACAGTTGTTAAGACGTTACCTTGAGTATCACAATAAGAAGTTGTATAACGATGCTTTTCAAAGACCGCATAGAAAACATATTTAGTAATAGTATCACTAAAGGCGCATTCCTGAATTTCTTCATCCGTTAAGACACGACCACTGGCGTTAGCCCATCCAATAAAGTCGTAGTTAATTCTAGTAGGAGTTACTTGGGGAAGAGCGACTTTTGCATCAGAAACACTAGTACTTATTCTCTGAGTCTCTACAATTGTTTCAGCGCCATTATCGGCCACAGTAACGAATTGAGCCAGATAACCTTCTTTGACTTTCCCGCAGAAAATAGTCAAATTAGGGAAATAAGTTAAGTACTCATTCTGAATATCGGCTTCATCATAAGCATCTCCACTGTTATTATCAACATAAACAATTCCAGTTATATTAGGAATAGTAGGCGCAGAAGCTGTGGCGGAAGTATTTTGGAAGTAGTTCAAACTTCTATCGCCATCGGCCTCATACTTTTCATAAGCTGTTTTATAACTATCAATGTAAGTTTTGAACAAGTCCAGAGTTTGAATCGTATTAAATTCAAGTCCGGCAGTATATTCATAAACTTTTCCATTCAAGGTGTCTGTATCCCAACTGTCGCCAGATGGCTTATAGTTAGCTGTTAATGTATAGCGACCATCATCATACCAGTAAGACTTACCAGAATCATAAGGCTCACCATATTGAACAGCAGTATAGGGCGACCAGACAACGTCCTCAAGATTGATACTTAAGGCTTTAGTATAGCCATCAGAAACTTGCTCTTTTTGCTGCATAGCCTTTTTAATATCAGTAGCAGTCTTTAACAGCTTGTAAGAACCATAACCTAAATTGCCGCCAATGACGTTAATGGTGTTGATTTTAGTTTCAATATTAGTGAGATCGGTATCTCCACTTTCGTTTGTCAAACCTTCAATAAATAATCCTTCATCAGAAGCCGCAGGCTTTTGACTCTCAATAATCTTTGTTAAGGCTATTGGCTCAGTCAAAGACAAAGTAGTAACAGTAGAGGGAAGATGCAAAGTCTTAATCTGAACGCCGTCCGCCAAAGTCACACCAGTAATGCTTGTGTTCAAAGCTCTGAAAGATTCAAGCTTTTCAGAACCAGTAACATCAATGGAGCCATCCATCTTACGCAGACCTGTTAAAACGACTTCTTTTAACAGGGATTTAGCATTTTCATTAACTTCTCCACTAGCGGTATAAGCAGAGTCAGTCAAAGAGAAGTTATTACTGTTCAACTGGTCATTGAAATATCCTTCAACGTCACTTCCGACTTTCAAGCTTTCAAGTCTCTTTAAAGTAGGAATATGCAATTCGTCAAGGTACTTTAATCCCAAATCTCCCATGTCAGCTATATACTCACCGCCGCCAAAGTAAACCAACTGCTGCGTGACATTAGCAGTATCTTTATACTTTTGGAGCAAGTCATCATTAGCGTTAATTGTAACACTAGTTTTGCCATCGCATTTAACAGGAGAAGTATGAGTTTCATCGTACTGACCATGGATATATTGCTGTAAATAAGAACGAACTTCAAAGTTGGGAGTTGCGTCCAAAGCCACAGGATAAGTATCAGTATAAGTATACTCAATTCCCGCATCATCAGTATAAGTTTGCCCAGCTAATTCAGGATTGTACAAGAAGCGGTCTGAGGTTGCCGCGCCATAAGAACCGTCCATTCTGGCCCAGAACTCTGTTTTAGCCGCCGTAGTTTCATATGGGCCGCCATACCATTTACTATCAACATAGTTAATTCTGTTTCTTAAATACAAATACCGCATCAACTCTCTAGTGCCCTGTAAGCAATAGAAAAAGCTGCCGGAATCATAAGTAAGAACGCCACTAGTATTGATAAATCCTGTAAAGGTGGGGGCAATGTATTTATAATATTCATCCACGTTGGTTAAGACTATGGGGCGCTTACCTTGCATAGCGATAGACTTAGAGACTTCGGGATCAAAGTTGTAGTAACCATTCAGATGCTCAATGTCAAGATTGTTCTTACGCATTGAAGCATATTTAGCTTTAATTTGATCGCCAAACTCAGACCAAAGATTAGCCCATAAGACGCTATTGGAAGTGGAGAACAGGTTGGCCTCAGTAGGCTCAACATTGTAATCCCAAGTAGGAACGCCAGAGTTGTTAATTCCAAGCTGAGTATCAATATCATAATAGATAGGATACCAAATGTAGTTGCCGCCCTCTTTTTGCGGCCCCCACGTTGCCAACATCAAGTTCTTACCACGAGAGTCATAGCAGTGCAACAATTCTGTAGTAATAAAATAAATGTAGCAATATTCAGGGTCAAAGTGTAAGGCAAACTCATTACGGAACTTAGCTTTATCATTTTCAGTACTCTTAATCCAGTCACAAACTTCTCTAAGATTTTTATACTTCTCTAGCATCCACTCATTACGGTCTGATTGAGACATTGAAGCAAAGTCTCCTGCACCGTCCAAGCAATCATCAATATCATCGGCACTTGCGCTATAACGATATTCAAAATCGTTGTTTACTGTCAGAGGGCCAATGACTCTACTATAGTAAGTCTCATTTTCGTTAAACTCACCAGTGGCTAAAACGTAATTGCCATTTGAAGAAGTATAATAAATATCAGGCTCATAAGTAATTGAACTTAAAGTAGCCTTTGTATAAGTATCATTGGTTTCTTCAAAATCGGTTTTAGTAAAAGAGCAACGTAAACCTTGGTTGTTGGTGAACTCCCAACATTCAGCCGTTTTCTTAAAGGTTAAGTTATTACCCTCAGAATCCTTTACGAAAGACTCGCCGCCATTAGTAAATCCATAGGTGTCTTTACAACCCTTATCTAAGTTATAGTTGTACATACCAACAAATTCAATGCTTCCATCTTGTTTCTCTTGGAAAACAATCATTGGGAATCCATAAACAGTTGTACGTAAACCTGTAACATCACTTACGCCATAATCTTGTAAAGGATGCTTGCTGTACAAAGAAGAAACGTAACTTGCAAAGCCGGAATTGTGCGCACGAGAAGAATCCATATAGTCAGCTTTCCAACAGAAGGTTGATTCACCAATTCCTTTATTGTCCATATACCAGTATTTGTAGGTCTTATCATCTATTTCAACGCCATCCATTAAAGACTGGCCGGCGCAAGGCCCATTAGTATAAGTCCACTCGGCCCCATCTTGCTTAGCTTTAAACTTAAAGTTTCTGCGGGGATAGCCTTGAGAAGAAGTCCCTTGGACATCGAGAGATTTTCCAGTAGAATAGTAATCGTAACTGGGGCAACTCGTAATGTAATCTAAATCACTTATTAAACCATTTTCATACATATAGTCCAAAGTCGGATTTCTAAAGGAAACAGAAACAGCTTTCTTACCACCCTTAACGTAAGGCAGCTTATCATCAGCATCTACTGTCTTTACCACCGCATAAGGCATAATGGGCGAAGAGGGATGCTGGACGTTATATTCAAGCATTAAATTATAATCAATTATGGGAAGATTATTCTGATAACTGACTATTTGGTTCATGTCGTATTGATTAACATCTTTTATATCAGCAATATAGTTGTGAACAACATCGGCGCTGGACAAGGTAGCTTTGTAAATACGCAACTTATACAAATCAACGTCACAATAATCAGAATTGAATGTGATTGCGTTTGCATTTGAAATAAAGCTATCAGAGCTAGAATTGTAAGAACTAATACCACTCATAATTCCGTTCAAATAAATATACATTAAAGGATAATTATTTTGGGCGGAGGGAGCCTCTAAGACAAAGGTCAAGTTAATGGTTTCATCTTCTCTATATCTAGCACTAACGACTTTATCTTGGGAAGCAAAGTAAGCTTCCTGAGTGCCAAGACAGAAGCCCATAGCTCCATATAATTTTCCAAAGACACCGACATTTGTTTCCATAGAAGCAATAGTATCTTCGGCATCGGCATCACCAGTTCTACTAATTAAAGTAGCATACTCTTTAACATTACGCACCTTAAATCTAAATTCAAAGGCTAAACTTGTGTTTAAGACCTTGGAATTTAAAATGCCACTAAGCTGAGTAACAGGAATAGAAATGGACGCGCCATTACTAATTCTCAAGCAAGATTTTCCTTCACTATCAGTAATCCAACCATTGTTATACCAGTTAAAGTTATTAAAGGTGGTAGAAGTCTTAATGTCACTAGAGTTTGTATATTCCCAAGTCTGGCGGCTAGTCTTATTTTCGTTGTTGGAACGTCCAGAAGAATCCAGATTAAGAACAAGACCAGATGTGATAATATTCATGTCACGAGAAGTATCTTCTTCGACATATAGAGTAATTTGCTTTAAACTACTTCCAACAGAAATGGTGTAAGTATTGGCGCCAACCTCATAATCTGTAATAGTCCATTTCAAATAAGAAGTTGAAGAATACGCTAAGTTTTGCGGAGATGTTGCAAGCTCTACACCTTCACGATAGAAGTGTGTTTCGCAAACATCAGCCGTGGGGTCATAAACCATATATTGTAAAGTCACATCGGTATAATTTACAACAGAACTTTCATATCCATTAGGAATCCAAACGATAGGGCTTGTATTGCCATCTTCTTCCCAAGCTAATTCATAGGTTAAAGAATCTGCTTTAACCTCAACGCCATTAACGTTAGCAGAAAGAACTGCTTCTATGTCATGGGCGCCGTGCGTTTGCTCAGGAATACTAACCTGATAAGTTCTTGAGTTAATACTGGCCGCCACTGTCTCAGAAACTGTTAAAATTCCATCAACATAAATTCTTAAAGTTTTCTCAATACCGCCAACAGGCATACAAGCAAAGGTACAAGGTTTAGCTTTACTGAAAACTTGCAGAGGATTGAAATCTGCGCTGGACTGCAAAGCTAAAGTAATACTTTGTCTACTGGAATAACTCTTAGTGGCCGAACCACTGTTCTCACCAGTAGCAGTAACAGTAATTTTGTTTGTTCCACTATAAAGTAATTGGCCAATATTGATACTATACTCTTGGCCGCTATAAGCAGTATAAGTATAAGTAGCACTTGAAGAACCAGTAACTTTTACTGTATAAGTAACTAAAGTATCCATTGTGGCGTTTGCCAAGAATGTTACATTAGCATCTTGCTGGTAAATAAAAGTCATGGGGAAATCGCCCACAAGACTTAAAGTAATGGCCGCACCAGTGCCGCCGCCACTTTCTCCTCCACCGGAACCTGAGCCTGAACCTGTACCACTAACGGCAAGTAAAGTACACTCAATGCCATCATCATCAGAGGCTAAAACTCTATAAAAGCTGCCATCCACATTAATGATTAAATCATCTTCTTTGGGACGTGCAGAAGAATCATCCAAACTGTCCCAACTCAAGCTATACGTTCCTTCAGGATTTTCTGTAACGCTTAAAGCAGAAGCATAAAACAAAGAAGCACCACTACCGCCCATTACAGTACGCTCATTGTTAGCGTCTAAATAAATCTTACCAGTATCAGTAGCAAAGTAGACATATCCTTCGGAATATTCCTTCTGGTTAATGACTTCATCTGTACCTCTAACTGGTCTAAATTTAGTTGCCATACGGTATCTCCTTTCTATCTTTTATATAAAAAGTAGGGCGGAAATAGAACTTCCCGCCCTACGTCTCTAGTAAGAGTAAAAATTAAATCGCGTTAATTATCAAAATGTGCCCCAGACCATATCAATTTGAAGTCCCGCAGCCTTAGTAGTGCCGCCACTTGCAGTAGCACGGTTATCATTATCAGTAATAGATAAAGACTCACTACTTAAAGTAAAATTGCCAGCTTTGGAGGTGGAAGAACCAGCGGAGTTCTTTGTGGTCACAGTGGATTTGATAACGCCAACACTAGCTGTACCAGAAGTATAAACGCTTGTATCATAAGCGTTAGAATCAACGGCGCTATTGGTATCGGTCACAGTATAACTAGTTGTTTCAACCCCAGTAACATGGCCGGCGCTATCTACGGTAACTCCTGTAATTGCCGGAATAGTTAAGCTACTGACTTTTCCTTGTGTCTGAGCAGTTCCAGTAGTATTAGACTGAGTAACTGTCTGGTGAGAAATCTTTAAAGATACTGTATCGCCGGAAGCTCCAGAAGTGTTGGTGGGAGTAACAAGGATTCCGCCACTTGTTTTAGTAGAAGCGTCATCACCAACAACTGTTAAAGTACCAACGTCGGCTCCAGTGCTACTTCTAAGTTTAATGCCGCCGCCATTAGTAGCAGTAGTTTGTAAGAACTTAAAAGTGGTATCTGTATCGGTCGTAGACTCAACAATATCGTAAGTTAAAGTGCTACTTGTGATTTTACCAGTTGAATCCTCTGTGCCGCGAGCTATAAGCAGCGTACCTACAGACAGATTCTTACCGCCATAAGTAATTCCAGTAGTACTAATTAAGAAGGTATCACCAATCGAAACATCGGAAGTAGGCAGCGCCGCAAAGGTTGCGCCAGTTGTACCTACAGTACCTCTATATGTCATTGCATTGAGGACTCTTAAAGTTTCATCAACTTCGGCCTTAGTATAAACACTTAAAGTCGCTGTACCATTAGCAAAACTTGCGGAACTATCTCCATTAGCGCCATAAGCAATCTTAGGAGCAACAGTACCTGTAACAGTTTTGCCATAGTTATCAGTTACGGTAATTTTAAAACCATCGGTCTGATTAGCAATAGTCAAAGAGCTGTTCTGAGAATCCTTGGCCGCTATACTAATAACTCCATTAGACTGGCTAATGGTAACATTGTTATTATTCTTTGCATCGGCGGCCGGGGCCAAAGTTACCGTAGTATCATTGTCGGTATTAGCAGAATTTAACTGAATATCAACACCGGAAGTCGCATTATCGGCGGTGCCTAAAGAATACTTATCTCCAGTAATGGTAAGAGTTGTACCTGTGCCGGAAATGGTAACACCATTCGCGCCAACAACACTAAAACTAGCCTCTTTATAAGAATTATCACTAGAAGAAACTTTATTAGTAACTGTGCCGTCACTAGCTACACTAAATTCATTACCAGAAATCGTTGTATTAGTATTGGCATTGATTTGCACCCATTGAGAGCCATTATAAACACACAAGATATTGCTGCCAGACACATAGTAGAAACGTCCAGTATTTGCAACTTTATCAGTCGCAGAGCTAAGTGTGGGTAAATCACTCAGCGAACTAACTGTTACAACACCTTCGTTCACAGGCATCAGAGAAGTATCTGATTTACCAATATACAGTCTGTTAGTATCAGAAGTCAGATAAAAGCTACCTTCTACAGCACCTGCTTTTGTGCCTAATGCAATAAGTTCATCAACTTTGGATTGTAAGCCAAGTTTAAAACCTACATTTGCCATTATTTTGTCTCCTTTCTTTTAAATATTATTATTCATCGGAAACTAAGTCTTGCCATTTTAGTCTATTATCAATTGAAGTAACTGTCTCGCTCAAACTATCATAATTATTACTTAAATTAGTAAACGAATTATCCAGTTTAGTGTAATTAGCTCTTAAGTCTGAGACTACTGCTACTAAACCTTGAGTGGCATCTGTACCATTAATAATATCATTTAAATCAGAAACAGTTTCAACTAATCCTGTAGTCTCTTCTGTTCCATTAACCGTATCCTCTAAAGCCCCAACTCTGTTAGAGAGTTCAACTACATCAGATACATCTCCTTGATTGGTTATCCAATCGGCAATTTCTTTTAAAGTATCAAACTCCTCGGGAGCGTTGGCAACTATTTTTGCAACTTCATCGGCGGCTATACTTCTAATAGAACCTGTATCGCCGGCTAATAAAGTAGCAAATTGAGAAGTTGTACTTTCTTCAAATTTTGCTAGTTCTTCGGAAAGTTCTTCAGTGGGGTTCGCCCAAGTGGCATCCCCTCTTAAAAACAGATTTTGTTCTCCCGCTTTTGGAGTAGGAACTAAGCCAGAAACGCCATTGTCATCAGCAGTAGCTCCAACCATCTCAGAAACAAGAGTTTGTAAAACGTTTTCCAAAGGACGATTTACCCAAGCTTTTTGAGCGCTATCATAAACGAGCAAAGAATTAGTGGGGATGCCCTCGGAAAGAATAACATCAGATAGTTCGTTTAAACTAGTAATGTTAATATCTCCGCTGCCACTAATAAGCTTTTCTCCTAAGTATAATTTACCAGAGAGCGCATTGGCTTCAGATATGAAGTACAGGGTATCAGAGTCTTTAGTCTCTAAGCTTGCCCAAGCGGTAGGAGTGCCGCGTATAAACTTAACATATCCACCAAGTTGAGTTATATATGCCAAATTAACCATCCTCCTTTACTTAAATCTCCTACAGTTCCTGAAAAAACTTTTTCCCAAATTAATCAGCTCTGGCCCAGTCTAATAAGTTCTAAAGAATATTCTGCATTAGAATAATTTTCATCTGAGGTTCGCAAAGCAACACAATAATTTCCTTCTTCTGTAATGTCAAAAGTGCCGGAACTACTTGTTTTATAATCATATATACCGCTGGAAGTTTCATCTTCTAAATTTTTATAAATCAGCAAAGTAATATCAGGAGAAGTCTTTGTCTTTTTAGTAATACTTAACTGGTATGTTCCAAGAGAGAGAGCTAAATGATAATCTTTTGCGTTAGATAAGTCACTTGAAGATGCTGTAAACTTTCCTTTTAGGCTTTTAGTATAATCGTTGCCACTGCTACTTTTCCCATTTATGATAATAGAATTTGTACCAGAGTATTTAATTTCTATACCATCTGTCCACTCTACAAAATCATCAATTCCACTAGCTGTTCCTATTCCTCTATATGGATAAACCAGAAGATTAACATCAGATGGAGTCTCAGAAACTCTTTTTCTATAATCAGGTCTTATAATCAATTCTATTTCATAATAATGTTTATCTTCTGAATTGTTGATAAGATTCGACCGATAAATTACACTATGACCATTTCCGCCATTATATCTATAGTCTTTTGCGCCCGTACAATGATAATAATATTCTGTATTTTCAGAAACCATTGCAATATGAGAAATACCTTTAAACCGTCTTTTCTGAGTTTCTGAGGCACTGCCTTTTGCCCAGAAAATTAAATCTCCCGGACGTAATTCCTCTATTACTGCTTTGGCTTCATCATCACTACCTATATAACCACTACTAGCGTCAAAAATTATATATCCATTCCTATAGAAATATTCTGCATAATCCGCTGCAAAGCGTAAGGAGCTTCTTCCAGAATAGCCTATATTACTATAAGCTCCTTCCGGCTGATAATCCAATGCTTTAAATTCCCAGCCATCATTTCCGTAGTTTAAACTCCAATTATCAGAAGTACCAGTTCTAGATTGGCGCACAGCGCTTAAAGGATGAAAAGAAGATAAACTAAAGCTAGAAGACAAGTCTGCGTTTAGGAAAGTGGCCTTTGGCGCAGGAATACCCCCAATTAAATTAGAAGAATTTTTATTAAAATCAAAAGCCTCTTGAATAGGTTCTATTAAGTCACTCAATTCTTCTCTACTTTTTAACTTATTATTTATGAAATTTTGAATATTACTTTCTGTAATAGCTAAGTCGTTCGTCTTTAAATATTCCCAAAGTGTTTTATTCAAATTTTCTATTCCATCAGAACCATGATATTGGCCGCAACTTATAATAGGCCACTCATAAGAATCTGTATGAACAAAACATGAATTTTCATAAGGGATGTTCCGCAAGCACAATCCTATAAAAGCCGAACAATCCAAAAGGGCATAACCATCAGTACTACGAACCATACACATGGCCGAACCATCATCATTTTCGGAAAACATATTCTGTGAAGAATATTCAAACTTATCTGTTCCAGATTTTACTGCGAAGTAATAAGAAGCTGCGGCGGCCGCAGCTCTATAACCGTAATAATTTGACATATCTTCAACATCATCATCGGGGGAATAGCTATTCATCTTTTGAAGCTTGTTAATAGACTCAATGGCCGCGGGGAAGTTACTCCCCGCGATACCACCAAGATATTCTTCTGAATCAGTTTTTAAATGAATAGCTTCTAACATATCAACCATAGTAGACTTTTTAATTAGCCCGTATTCTTTGTTAATATCTTCTATATTCATATTTAGTTACCTCCTTCTGTAATTTCAGAGGTTTCAAAGTTTACCAATCCTTCAAGAGCAGTTTTTAAAGTTGCAACTTCACTCTCTAAAGCAGTAACTCTATTTTGTAAGGCTTCCAGATTAGCAGGGTCTAATTCCAAAATGCGGCTTTCTAATTTACTTATGGCCGCCAATAAGGAGTCAGTTTCTAAAATATCTCCTGTGGCACTTCTGGAATAACCTTCCAACTTAACTCTATTTAATCCAGCAGAGTTAATTCTTCCAAAAGAATCAGTCATTAAGATTTTATTTGCTTCAAGCTTATCAAACTTAACAAAAATATCATTTAAAGTATTCAGAGCGCCTTGAACCGTTCTTGTGTCTCTGGTTAAAGTATCACCGGTATTTAATACCTGGTTAATCTTTAAAAGCAATCCATGAATAGTATTTAAATATCTGGCAAATTCTGGAAGAACGACCATTTCATATTTTTCTTTTCTGGTTCCCAAAGTCACAGTATTGGGAATAGCCGTAATGTTTGAGTTCCAATATGCCCCCGACTTAAAGTTATTAGAAGTATCTTCTATTACATATACAAAATCTCTTGAATATAAAGTACCTTCGGGCCGCAAATCAGAAGTGGCTAATTCATAATCGGAAATATTTCCAGAAGAATCGTAAATAGCCTGATAATATTTATACGGCTCATAATATACTTGGTCTATCTTTTCTAATCCAGATATTGTATAATACCCATCTCTCTTTTTCGTGGTATAATGGTCTAAAATATAGTTTTTATAAGCCTTGCCATCTTCTTCCACGGTTGCTAAGTAATGATAAAAATGCGGCTCGTAGAAAGACTGCTGGGCCTCAAGCGCCCAAGTTTCAAAGTCAGTTTTAACAGGAATAGTTAATTTCTGTTCTTCTGTTAATCCAGTATCGTCCTCATAATCATAGTAGAAGAAAGGTGTATTATTCTTTATCATATATCCCCAAGCAAAATAAGTGGCGGAACCAGTGGGGTCAATATCGGGTCTTGAAACCAATTGGTACTGTAAAATTGTAGTTTGATTTGTGTCAAAGACTGGCGAATAGAAAGTATTATCATGATAGTTAATAAGAGTTAAAGGAGTAGGATCCATCTCATATTGGTTAGCGGGCATCGGCACAAGAGTCTCTTTCTTTTCATAATAAGTCAAATTAGGATTATAATCTCCGCCAATCAAGAGGTAAGTATCACCAGATTTTACATAATAGAATCCGGGTAAATAATCAGAAGCATCAGCAAAAGTAATTACTTCATAAGATTCTTCTTTAGTAAAGATTTCGCCATTAACTGTAACTTGGCCGGGTTTCAAAGCATAATAGACTCTGTTAGGAACCAAACTTGAACTATTATCAACTTGATAAGTACCAGTTTCATCTTTATAGTAATACTTTCCGGGAACATAAATTCTTAATTTGGTAGAATTAACGTCAACTATCTTCTTCTGGTCGATAGTATAATAATGGCGCACCACTCGTTCTCCAGTTACAGAATCTATATAAGGGTCGTCATTAGTATCTAGGACATAAGCGTCATCTAATAAATAATAGTATTTGTTAGGTTCATATCCTTCCTCAACCTCATGTTCTGTAACTTCTCCTATTGTATAGTAATCTCTATCAGAATGGTAAGTACTATCTTGTAAGTAGTCCATCATCTCAGGAGTAGTTGCATAAGGGCTTCCCGTATAATCTTGATAGTAATATTTTGTACCATCAAAGTCAGGCAAATCCTCACTGCCATAAGTTTCATTTTTATTGAGAACCTTTATATAATAAGTAGCCCCTTCGGTATACTGTTTAATAGGATTGCCTTTACTATCATAATACAAAAATGAGTCAAAATCTTCCTCAGAAACGTCAACCTTTTTATAAGTATAATCAGTAAGTTCCTCAAAGTCATAAGTTAAATGTTTACGCAAATAAGTACTTTCCTCTTGGTTGAAATAGATACGATCTTCACTCAAAATGCTCATATTTTCTTCAAAATAGTCAGTACTTTCAATAGGAGTAATAATCATACCCATTAAATCATGAACAGAATTGATACACCCGGCTATAGTATTAACCTCAGAAGTATTATAAGCGCTTTGGGCTTCATCGTGCCCAACCATACGTAAACCTTTTCTATCTAAAACGCCTTTGGCATTCTCCCAGCTTATATCTAAATTCCTTTTGTTGGTTTTAGAAATTGTCTCATTGGTATCTCGGCCGCCATATACCACATCCCAAATTTGGGCAATTGTATTTCCAAGAGAAGGAAGAATGACAGAAAGTTCTTGAGTATCTGGCTCAACCGATATATTAGTGGTACCATCGTGATTACTATAGGTATGGCCGCTATTGCCAGAAGGTTGAATTGAAATGGTATCAGCTACTGGGCCAGCTTTGCCCTTTTCGCCCCAACCAGAATACACTTTATCATCACTATAACTAATCTTTTCTGAGTCAAACCCATCTTTGTTATAATAAATGGCGGCGGGCTGGGGTATCAATATATCATCGTCAGTTAGCGTATCTTCTTTAACCCATTGACCGGTATTAGCGACTTTATCAAATAAGAAAATGTTTTTAGACGCCACATTAGTTTTAGAATCAAATTCATTAGCTCTCCAAAAGACAGATTCATCAGAAGGATAATCTTTTGTATCAGTCGTTAAAGAGGTGTAAGAACCATAATTAGAACCGTCAGTGTTAAGGATAGGCCCTTTCGTATCTTTTGAGGAACCTTTAACTCTGAATCCCCAAGAAGGTTGCCAGTGTAACTTATAATAAACATTAGTACTGTCTGTATCTAGATGGGGCGTTAGAGGTACTGTAGTGGGGGCATCAGCGGCCAAATCAAAAATGGGGGTTATAGTATTTAACTCAGCTACTTTCACATACCGCTCTGAACCATTTGAAAAGACCTTTTGCCATACCGTAGAATCATATCCTCGCCCATTTCCATAGAACGCTGTATCAATTCCATAGTTCAAAAGATAATCTTTATCAGATTTAGAGATAAATTCAAAGGCCGCATACCCTTCTTCATCTTCTCCTGTACAAAGCCAAAATTCATCATTTTCCAAAATTTCATCAACGGAATTTTGAGAGGGCGGAATTATAATAATTAAGTTTTTAGTAACTGTTATACCAGAGATAATGTTACCTAACTTAACACGAGTATCAATTTCAGCATTTTTGCTTGTATAAAAGCCTATTTTTAATTCTTTTTCTTCTTCTTCCTCGTCCTCTTGTTCGGTATCCTTATCTTCCTCTTCTTCTTCCGTACTCTTTTCTTCTGGAACATAGCTTTTAAATAAGGACAAGAAATAGTCTCTATTGGTTGAATTATCATATTCAACCAATACATAGCGGCCAATCATAATTTTATCTAACCCGGCGCGCAAATCCATCTCATAACGATTAGCATAAAATTTGTCAAAAGAAAAAGTAGTTCTTGCCGTATTGGTTATATTGCCGTAAAAGCTCACTCTCAGTCACCCCCATCATAAACTATATCAACAATCAAATAAGCATTTTCATTTTCATTGATTGTTTTCATAGAAGTTACGTCAAATTGAAGGCTACTAATTTGAGTTTGACCGTCCAAAGTTAATTCAAAAATACCAGTAGAACCTATAATAACGCTATCTATAGCATTGTTTAAATAAAATTTAGTTCCCGGAAAAGCTTGAATGCCAAGCTGTAAAATGGGGACACTGTCTTCGAAAACTTTGCCACTTACATAATGGTATAAAGTAAGTTGTTCATCTTCTACATACGAAGGTTGGTTCCTAGAAGTCTCAGAACTACCATCGTTGTAATATCTAAATTGTTTTACTTTTTTCGACATTCTCCTCTTACTCCTTTAATATAGATTTTCGACTGCCTTTGTCGCAGTAACTGACATAGTTCCATTATAAGCCAAAGAGAAGTTTATTCTTGATACGATATATTCTCCATTTATTCCACTATTATCATCACGAATAAAAATTCTTACATTAGGTTCAAGGTAATAAACTGGAATCGCAGTAATTGATACCGACTCGGCGCAATAAGCATAATTATATAGTAAGTTATCCAGTTCATCTTTGGCCGATTTCCCCTGAGTACTTATAGTAAACAGATTCTCAATTGAATCATTCAACTTGACAAAGGTATAACCCGGTTTCAGCTTCTTTTGGGCAGTAATATCTTCATCACTTGTATCAGGGTCTATAAAGATTACGTCAGGTGTCTCTCTAAAGTAAATAGCCTTTACATCAGAACTATTCTCTGCTTTTGGCCGCGGCCCTATTCTTGGTACAGAATATTGGGACAAGTCTCCTTCTGTATCCAAAAAGTCAAACCAAAAATTAAGATTTTCTGGAGACTCTTTTATGCTATTGCTCCAATGACTTTCTTTGTCATATGTTTCAGTTCGTGTATAATAGTCTCTGTCTTTATCATAATTTATCGCAGTAGAGCCTTGTTGAATATAAAAATAATCCGAAGGAGATTCATTAAAGGCTTCTTGTGTAAGGTCTACCTTTGAGAAAGTTCCGTTAAGATTAAGTATAAAGTATTCTTTTTCCCCATCAAATTCTTCTGCTTGTTCATACCAATAGTAAGAAGAAGGATTTGCGTTATACTTACTTCGCGTTACATAAGCAACGTCATAAGAATAGGTATCATATATATCGTATAGCTGTCTCCAAAAACCATTTAAGTCAGTATAATATTGTTCATATCCGGTATAACCAGTAGGATAGAAGTCTATGTTATTGGCGGCAATGGTTGCGCAGAAATCATCATCGTGCATATGTTTGTTATAGTCTAAAGACATCTGATAAATAATTTCACGCCAATCGCAAACAATCATTTTAGAAGCGTCCATTTTTTCCTTAACTTCATCGGTTATATCAGAATCAGGAATTTCGGGATTATAGAAATAAGTTATATAACCATAATCTCTTTTCCAAGCCATCATTTGTGCGTAAGTATGGCCGCAAACTGTAGGTTCTTTAGTAGAGTCAAAGCCAACTTGCGGGTTATGTCCCAAGAAATACATTGTACCATCAGGCTTAACCGTAAACAAGAAAAGAGGTCTTTCTGCTTTCCAAGTACTAGCGCCATCAAAGAGTTTAGCTAAATCTAAATAAGTATATCCCGTCCAGTAAGTATATAAATATCCCAGAGGTACATTACCAGTTAAATATTCATAATAATTAGCCCAATCTTCAACTTCCCACCAATTATCATCTAATCCTTCGGGAAGAACGGCTGTTCTAAAAGAATCTCTTGTCACTATATCTGTTCCATTAGTTTCTTCAAACTCTTTGGTAACATAAATTTTTCCGTCATAAGCTCTATAGTAGCTAGGCTTTTTATCTATGGCATACCTTAAATGGACTGGCAATTCAGCCCCAGTAGTCGAAGTTCTTGTCCCCCAGATCGAAAAGTCATTGCGCAAACCCAATAAATTCGGGTTATTCTGAAAAGATGTAATTAAGTTGCCATCCTCAAAGGAATAGGCGCAAGAAGAAGTATAAGCTGCGTTCTCTGGATAAATTTCGTATTCACCATCGGTTGTTAAATTTGTCCATACCGAACTGACATATGTCTTTTTCCTTTGAAATACAAATTGGCCATCAGTATTATAGAAGTACTCATATTCCCCAAGCATAGAAACAATTTTATCTAGCATGGCGGTCACAGACTCTCCAACATTACTAATTAAATCTCCAGCGTAAACCAAATCTGTAATTCTGTATCCTACAACATCTCCGGCCATAACTTTACATACAGTATATTCATTCCCGGAGTCATCAACAAATATAGTGGGGGCGGCGTACACTTCTCCATAATCTAAATCTATTCTTTGGTCATATTCCATCTTATCAGAATCAGTAATATCAATCTCTTGGCCATCTTTAGTAGTCATGGTGCCGCCAAAACGCATATTAGTAACTAAATCGGCGTTATTGTCAATTATTAAATACATGGGCGAAGTCCCTCTATATTCCAATAATTCCAGCCCAACATCATCTAAATCATTTACTATAATATTATGAAAAGGCTCTTTAGCATATTCATGAACGGCTTCCTTAATAATTTCTTTTAATAACAAATCTGATGTTGTCTGAGTACCGTCAGAAGCAATCTCTATTAAGTGGCCGAAGTCTACGGTCAAAGCAGTGATAACGCCACCTACGTCCCCATTCAACAGGCACATCTTATCCTTACCCTGAATTGAAACAGTATAAGAATTAGTAGATTGACTAGTATTAAAAGAAGAAATAATATATATTCCAAAAGGAATCCAGATAATTTCAGGATATTCACTATTTATCTTATTTTTCATTCCTATGTAGAACTTAAACTTTGTATTTAAGCCCCAGTAGTAATCATGAATGTTCAACTCTTGGGCGACAAGGGTTATAGAACAAGAACGGCGAACGGCCGAGGTTCCATCAATGTTAATAGAACCCTGAGTCACTCTTCCTGAGATTTCTTCTATTGGATTTTCATCAAAGTCCATAGAAATAATTTTGGTAAAGATTTCTCTTTCGTTTTGAGAGTCCAATTCTTTTAAAAAATCTTTATCTAATAAAGGTTTTTTCATATAACGCCAATCTCCTCTCTGTACTCAGCCGCTGCTGTTATTAAAGTACCAATATACTTAGAATAAAGCGTCTTAATGTCTTGCACTGCGGTTTCAAGATTTTCAACACCATTGGCTCTTTGCTTTAAATATTCTTCTAGTAAACTCAGATAATTACTCTTGGCCTCTGCGACATAATCTTTATCTTCGAAAGTATATTCAATAACTTGCTTATTATAACTAAGTTCTGTAATAACTCCTCTATAACCAATAATCTTACTTTCTTCTGTAATTTCCTCTGTATAATATTTCTCAATTTCATTTAAATTTATCTCTTGGCCATCAATCTCAGCTTTATAAATATTTGTAGAATATTGAAAAAAATCACCAGTTAAACCGTCTATGGCATAATTGGTGTAGGGGGCATATGCTTCTTCTAAAGCATCAATATAATATTGTTCATTTTGTACATCGGAATAGCTATAATCTTTTCTTCTAAGACGTATTCTATAAATTGCATAATCATCTAGCTTGGTTATATCAATAGGATTAGTGCAGTCCATATCGTAGTAATAGTTGTATTTATCGGCTTGAGACAAGGCAAAACTATCAGAATCTACAAAAATTACAATAGTATCTCTTTTAAAGAATCTTACAAAAACAGCATTAGAAATTCTTTCTCTAATATTTGTCATAAGAGTAAAGAAATCATAAATTTTAAGCTTGGTATCCCAATAGGAATTTCCAATAAATTGCTGTAGCGGCACATCTTCTTCTTCAAAACTACGAATGGCGCCAAAAACACTATTAGTATAAGGTGTTGTGGTCTTATAACTATAAGTACAAAGGCCAGAGCTATATGGAGCTTCTATTTTAACATAGACATTTTCTATTGGCTCTGCGGTTTCATAATAATAGCTGCCGGTCGCCCCTATTAAAATAGTATTATCTTCATCGGTATCCAACCTAATCTGTGTTCCCGGACGAGCATCCGTAAAGTACACAGAATAGGCTGGATATTTGTTAATCTTTATCCAATTTTTTTTTTCATCGCTGGCATCATAAGTGTAATCTGCTAAATCCACTGTAAGCCAACGAGTTTGTACTGTTAATTTTTCTTCTGGGTTAATAAACCCATAGCGCTCAAGATTATCAAAATTAAATTCGGCAATTTCATAAGCCGTACAAGTAAAGGTATGCAGCATTCTCCCCACTGTATCATTGGGTGACATGGAAACATTCATTATACGAACTATGAAATTTCCTTCTGTTGGAGACTTAAATATCTTTGCTTCTCCATTAGTCAACCAATCAAGAACTTCTGATTTAAAGAGTCTTTCGGCAATAATATTCTCGCTTGTTAGGTTGACTCCTTCGGGATTACCAAGCTCTTCTTTGGACATAAACAATTCGCTCTCGTCCATATGATAAGAGATTAAGCCAGAAATGGCGAACTCCTTATAGTTTACATTACCATTCCTTGAAATTATAGGATATTTACTTCCTATTGTCTCGGTCTTTGTTTCCAATAGGTCATTCTTAAAAGTGGAAACTTTAGGATTAAATCTTACCTTTAATTGGCGTTCCCCATCATAAAGAAAAACATCTTCAAAATCCGCAAAAACTTCATTTGAGACTATTCTATTGGAATAGACACCATTTATATTATATTGTTGAATAGAATATTTATATCTGACGCCTTGCTCAATAGTGCAATCCATAAGACTCCAAGTACTGGGTTTAGCCGACTGCATATCAAAGCGACATAATTCTTCCCACAAATATTCATTGAAATTACTAGCTCTAGAAATTAAGAAAGTTCCAGTCATTGGGGAATCTGATTCATCTTCAAATCTTAAAGTTACATATCCGTTATCGTAATTCGATTTAGCTACCAACTTAGCGGTAATATCAGAATCAATTGAACGTCTTTGGGAAATACGATAACGCCCTGAACTAACAACCATATTATTAGTAGTAGTTACCACAAAACAGATATAATAAATCTTATCTAATTCTAAGTCTTGGGAAAGTTGAAACTGCTCATGGGATTCATAAGATAAATCATCAGAAGAAGTATTATGTAAAATATCTCCACTATCAGCTATTACATTGTTTTCTTCATCGTAGACATAAAAACGACTTGAATACATTTTTTCAGTGGCGTCTTTCTTAACCTTTTGGCCTTGACCTATCACGGCATAACCATTTTGACTATAAACGCCAGTATAACTATAAATATGCGGATTACGTTCTCCGGCTATTAAATTATCAATTTTAACAGTTGGACAAGTTGTGTATTTAATTACTCCTATTGTGGAGTAATATCCTACTGTATCAGACTTATCTATATAAGCAATTTGAACCTTATAATATTGTCCAAGTACAAAATCCATATCAGAAACATCAAAAGTAACCTCAGATTCAGAGTATTCCGATGATTCTATTAAACCTTTATATACTCCACTAACTGTTTTTACTTTCAAAGCAAAACTTTTTACTTCATTAATACCAACAGCTTTGTTCATAGAAAAGGGAACTACTATCTTAGCAGTTCCCTCCGAGTTCTTATAAAAGGCTGGAATTGTACCATTTATATTAGGAGGATACAATTTAGCCATTTTAATTACTCCTCTTCTTCTTTAATCATGAAGGAAATTGCATTAACTTGACTTGTAGAAAGGTCAATACTATCAAACCAATCCAACTCAAGCAGATTTACTTTTACCTCTTGCTCAAGCTCAAACAAATCAGTAATTTCCTTATTGACTGTATCAATTACATCTTCGTCAAAATGATACTGCTGAGTCTCTTCATCCTTAGTACCATACTTATCAAAAATCTCAAGACGAGTCTTTTCAATATCCTGAGCAATATCGACAACTGTCTTAATATTTTTCTGTAAATAAAAGTTTATCTTAACAGGAAGATTCAAATCATCGCTAAAACTCTCAAGAAGAGAATTTGCCGTATTATAAATCTCCATATTTTTCATTGTCTTTCTAATAATCATATTCCTTTTTCTCCTTTTTTAATTTGTAGATGATGATGTAAAAATCCCGTTAATAAAATGCAACGTTACCGTTCCATCAGTAGTTGGTATTTCTACATCTTTAGTGCCTCCATAAGACATTATTCCGCCAGAACTTACCGCGTAGTTTCCAATAAAATAATAATTGCCATTAACGATTATACTACCATTCTTAAATGTAGCACCGCCATCACAAAGTAAACCATCAACAACGAGCATACCATTAATACCAAGGGACTTATAAGTATCACTATAGGTCATTTTCGTTTGTCCAAGAGAAATTACGCCACTACCAAAAGTAAGATTTCCATAACTCATATTACCGGTTTCAGTGTTAATTTCAAAACCGCCAATTTTTCCAGCAGTAGCTGTTAATTTGCCTTCACTATTTACTTGAAATACTCCATTAGCGACGCTTAGACCATTAGTTCCTAGATAAATCCCACTTCCACCAAAATCTTTGTCCTTAGTGTACAGAGCACTACTACCAATAGTAAAACCGCCAATTTTTCCACCAGTAGCTGTCAGGTTATCACAAGTCACAGCTCCACTCCATGAAACTTTAAAATCATTACCGCCATCACTAGTATCTTGTATCCGTAAAGGAAACTCACTAGCACCGCTATTAATTAAAATAGACTTGTTCGTGTTACTACTATTAAAAGCCTTTATCATAAAATCATACGCAGTCAATTTACCTGTAGCTAAATCAAATCTTAATCCAGTACCAGCGCTTGCATCATAATCTGCTGACTGTAATAAGTAACTTGAAACTTCCTTACCACTACTATTTTCATATGTTCCAACTTCAAATAAAATTTTTCCTTTATGCCTTATCGTGAAATAAGGTTCACCAGATAAACTGGAAAGTCTTACATAACTATTATTTACGTTATTACCGCTACTATCTTTTTCCCAATCTTTTGTCCAAGAAGAACGCATATAAAGACGTCCTTTTGCAAGGTCGAGCAGAGTTCCAGAGGTTCCATCAGCCCAGTTCTGAGAACGTAATGCAAAAGCTGTCTTTGTAATATTTATTAAATCTACCGAAGCTTCTGTACTGCTATCTTCGTAATGAATTTTAAAATAAGGATTACCATTACTGTTTAATGAAATATAAGAACCCTTATGAGAATCACCTTCAGTACTGTTAGTTGCTTGAATAGAAAAATTATAAGCAGTTAATTTACCTGTAGCTAAATTAAAATTAACCCCTGAAGAACCACTTTCATAATCATCAGATTGCAAAAAATAACTATCTGAACCAACTTTAAACAATGGATTACCAGCTTTACTCTGTACTAAAAAGTAAATCTTATTTTCATCTTCGGTTCCATCTTCATTTGTACGTTTGCAAGGGTCTATTAAAATTCTTGCTTGTGTCGTAGTACCTTGTGTTGTAGTATATTTCTCACTTCTGGTATCAATAATACCATCATCTAAATCTATTTTCATGCCACCATCAGAGCCACTAGTTCCCCAAGCGCTACTTTTAATAACACCAGTATTACCATCTATAAGAATTTGGCCTTTACCTGATTTCCCGAAGAAAGCAGTACCATCAACTTTTAGACCAAAACTTTGAACACCTTCATGATAACCATATAGTCCAATTTTCTTAACCGCAGAGTCACCACTCCCTGTAGCTACATCACCCATCAGAACGCCATGGAACCTATTTTGGTTATCTTTATAGCCAGCTCCTACCATCGTTGATAAGATTGTACCATTTTTTTCATCTAAAGTCAAACTTCCATCCCAACTATTTATTGCGGAAGAAGCATAAGAATCTTGATAAATTCGAATAGGTTGCGTCCATACAAGGCTATCTCCAAGATAACCATTAACTGCAATTTGTACCCCGTTATCTTGCAGGAACATAGAAGGAACAGTCAGTGTTCCTCCTTCTGATACTTGTGGATAATAATTCGTGCTAGTTATTGCAACGCCATCTTCTGTTCCTTGAGTATCATCGCCATAGGCCATTTTCCAAGTAATATCAGAAACTTCTTTAGTCCTATTATTTTCAAAAGTATAAAGCTTATAAGAGTCTTGGTAGTATTGGGGGCTAGTGCCAGCGGTATTATACACAATTTTGGTCGCACCATCAAAAGCTGTATATGTATCATCTAACTTTACGGGTATGCACAAAAAGGCTGTCAGGTTAGTAGTCGTATCAGCAATGCCCGTATCAACTTCACTAATCATGCCTCGTAAGATGTAGAATTGACAATTTAAAAAATTTGTGGTATTATTTACCCATAAAGAGCAATCATTTCCGTTCTGTTCTTTCTCTATTCCGCCTTTCCCTTCACTATACCAATCATAACTAAATCTATCACTTTCAAATTCATCTGTAATATCTTTCTTTTCATAATTATATATATGAGGAATAACTTTAACTTTATCTTTACTACTAAAATTTAAGGCGTTTACTTTATCTTCAAACTCTAGAGTAAAAGTATAATTAGTTCCATTAGAACCACTAGGGCCAAAAGATAAAGTATAAGAAGCTTCATAAGTAATATTATTTTTAATTACTTGACAATATACTGTATTATTTATAGCGGTTTGACTATAATATTTCTTTATATGAAAATATTGTTCAGCATCTGTAGCTATTTCATCACCAGCACTACGATCTTCGCTTATACTAATACCTGTTCTTATAATATTTAAATAGCCGGAATCTATATACGCTTCATTACTATTATAATCTTTACCTTCTACTAATTCAATCATAGTATTTTGTAAAGGAATTTTCCAAGTAATTTGTTCAGCAGTATCTAATCTATCATCACCAGTAATTAGAGAACTATACTTAGCACTTAAAATCCTTTGCTTAGTATTTTCAGCAGAACTCATTATTTCTCCAGTATCACTATAAATGCAATAGATACCGTTATACCCATCTTCGTCACAAACTATAGATAAACCACGAATTAAATCTATTGTAGCTTGATTAGCTACTTCTCTTTCATTATCTAATTCAAGAATATCACTATAATAATAATTGACTTGACCATAATATTCAGACAATATACTATTTATATTATTATAAAGTTCAATATCTTCTTCTTTTTCTGAGCCTTTTAGTTCTATAAGTTTATCTTGGGCTGCTTTAAGAATCTTACTATTAACTCCTAATAGACTAGCAAGTTCTTCATCATCTTCAATAGTACCTTCAATATATTCTCTTGAAGGATATTCAATAATTACTTTTATTTTCTCATATTGTAATGAAATATCAGGGGAAAATTTTTCTATCTCAAATATATTTTCACTATTTGTATCTGTAATTTCTTGCCAAAAGGCGCCAGCTAATTCATCACTTATGTCCTCTTTTAATACATATCTATACCAATGAAGCTTTCCTTCTTTTGGCATATCAGTTATCGTATAAAAAGAAGAAGTATCACTATCCTGATGAATCCATCTTACTTGTAAATGTTTATAGTTATTTTCTTCTAAAGCTTTAATACCTGTATCTTTACCTTCGCCGGTTAAAAAAGGCGCATAGGTTTCAGAATCTAAAGTATACAATAAAACCCTATCTTCATCAAAATCATTCAAGTCATACCCTAAACTAATATAGACGTTAGCCGCAAAGATATTAGCAAATAATTCTTTCATATTATCTTCTATTCCTTCTGGATAGCTTGAAATAAGACCAGAATTATTTACAAAATCATTTTTTTGATAAAGAACTAGTGACATTTGAGTAATTTGTGTAATATTTGAAATATCAAAAACCAATTCTTGACTATAATAAGTTTCAAAATTATAAGGGTCGCCATACATATCACTTGAATCTAAATAATAAGAATATCTAATATATTCTGATTCAGTTTGAGAAGTTTGCGGTTCCTCACTAATAATATCTAAGCGTAATCCATAAGAACCAGATAAAAGATTAAAAGAAGATAATCTAGTTTTAAAATCGGCGCGAAGCCCTAATCTATCGTACCCTTTGGCGTTAGAAATATCATTTTTACTCCAAATAACTTTTTCTTTAGAGTCATTGGCTATAAGCCATTGTTCCTTTAAAGAATCCGTTATCAAATTTTTAGTAATATCTACATAGCTATCCATAGGGGGAGTGTAGGTATAGTATTCGGTATTATCTTGAGTATACTTCCCTATAATTATCTTCTGATTGTTATAATCGCCGCCCGGTATTGTTACATACACATGGGTTCCAGAATTATAGCTTGTATTTTCGGAATAAGCTCTAAAGGTTATGCTTCCATCATCGACTACATACTCGCCCTTTTCCTTATTGGAATCATCGGTTATTTCACAAACAATGGTTTTATCAAAAGAAACTTTTTGGACTTCTTTTTCTGCTACTATTTGGATAGCGCCCAAAATATCTTCCATTACTTGGTTATAATCTTTGGCCATATAGAAACCTCCTTTTTCTCACTAATCTCTATAAGAAACTAAAAATTCCTAGAAATATTTTACCACTAATTGTCCAAAAAGTCAAGAAAAGGGATGGATAAAAAATCCATCCCTTAAAATTTTTTTATTTACGATTAGCGTATTGGGCGGCTAGGTTAATAACATTATCGAAAGCTTCAAGGATAGAGTTCTTATCTGTAGCGTTCGGGAACTCAGCCTTAATAGTTACTTGTTGTTCAAGCGTTCCAGCATTTGTATTAACAGAAGCAGCCACTAAATTACTAAGGCCGCCACTAGCACTTAACGCATTTATATCTATTATTTCAGAGATTTGGCGCACTACATCAACAGCCGCCAAGAAATTATCAGTATCCTCTTTATTCAGAACTAGTTCCTTTTGGTGCAGTAAAGCCAACTTACCATCGGTAGAACCCCAATTACCAGTATAGCCGCCAGTATCATACCCACTTAGCTGGCTCTTGGTCAACCATCCTATCCATGTATTCTTGGCAGAAGCCGAATCTGTATTAACATTTCCGGGCTTAGAAGAAATATGATAAGGATACTTAGATTTTGAATTTATACCAGTAATATAGGCTGTACCAGAACCAGTACCTGTTTTTCCATTGCCACTAGATTCTTCATAATATGTGCCGGAATAAGTAACTTTATCACCAATCTGTATTTGGCCATCACCTGAAGCTGAATCAGAGCTACTGGAACCAGAGCCAGAAGAAGAAGTACTAGAGCTAGAACTAGAACTTGACTTAGTACTAGTATCTTTAGCTTGGAAAGACGACCAAGAAGCAATAACCGCATTAAAAGACTTCACCAAAGCTTCATTCTTAGCCAAAATATTATCAATTACTTTACTATATTCTGTTTCAAAGTTTCCCACGGCGTCAATTACTTCTTCAAACTTTTGGATACTTTCATCAGCAATTTCTTGAATTGAATCACTCAATTCGCTAGATTCTTCTGAGATTTGTTCCATATCCTCGGTCATTCTTTCAGCCAATTCATCAGTAGAGGTTCCTGCCATTTCATTAGCATAATTAACTTGTTCACTATATCTTTCAGTGTATTCTATAGATTCATCGAACAAGCTTTCTAATTGCTCTATGGAGTTTCTTGCATATTCTTCAACTGTGTCATATCCAGTTTTTTGGCCAAGATAGGTTTCATTGAAACTATCAACGTAATCCATATCTACTTGGGCACGATCGCCAGTTAATCTAACGTATTCTTCTCCATAATCTTCATAAGTCTCTATATTATTATCTAAGGTTAGATTCATTTCAGCGTCTAAGGCAGCATGTTTTTCAAGATAATCGGCTCTTGTATCATAAATAAGCTGATACCCTTCTTCGACACTAAGAACCCCATCATCAATTAAACCACTAATTTCTTGAATCCTCTCTATAGTATCTTGGTCTAACTCCATCATTTGAGATTGAAGTGTATTGATATATTCAGCGTTTAACTTCTCCATTTCATAGAGCTTATCGGAATAATTTTGTTCGGCATCCGCAACATCTTGGTCATTGGCGGTATACACATAACTGTAATTACCCTCAGAGTCTCTGGTCATAGTTACTTGGCTTTTGGCATTTTCAGCCTCATCCAAAGCAGCTTGCGCCAATCTTAATTCATATTCATCTCTTAAATATTCTAATTCGTATTCGCTCATTTCAACGCCATCGGCTTGATACTGGGCGATTTCTTCTTGCAATTCTAGCAGTTCCCTTTTGGCTTTAATATTATTGGTTTCACTGGCCGACTTATCAATATCCCTCATCAGTTTAGTTAATTGATAAGCTCTTTCATAGTCCTCAACGTAAACACTAGAAGCATCTTGAGTACGTTCGAATTGCGTTTGAAGTTGTTCTAATGAACCATATATTCCGCCAAGAGCAGTAGTAGCTTCATCAACAGCATTCTGGATATTAGTGGTAAAGGCATCGCTAGCTGATTGTAAGGCATCCTCCCAAGCTGACATATATTCTTCTTGGGCGTCCCATAATTCATCTTCAATATTTTGAATCTGTTCATCCCAAAGGTCAATATCCTCAGTCAATCCCTGTTTTCTAGCTTGCTCTCGGGCGGCTTCAGCGTCAGCTAACTCCTGTTGAATTGTATCCATCTTAACTTTAGAAGCTGTCAAATTATCCACGGATTCTTTAAATATAGCTTGGTTGAAAACTGCCAATACTTCAGAACTTAATCCTAATGTCTTTTTGCCAACCAAATCAACAATATTCATATAAGATTGAGTAACCTTTTGGAGATGCTGAATTTGAGTTATTGTTCTATCAAGTCTATTATTATTTTCTTCAATAACATCGCCGATCTTTTCAAAAATATCTTTACGATACTGGTCAAGATTTTCACTCTCTGATAAAATCTCAGAAAGGTAATCACGAATTTGAGAAACTTCATCTTCTGTAAAGGTTGAATCCTTGCCGATAGTCTTAATGAGGTCAGCTCCTGTCATAGAACCATTCATTAAATTCGTAATTATCTTGCCGCCACTATAACCATGATTTGTAAGAATATCTCCAAGTCCAGTTTGATAGGCCGCTATTTTACCAAGGGCATCTCCAGCTTCTGAACTAATTAGCGCAATAGCTTGGGCGGCTTCATAAGCATCATCTTCTATTTTGTTTAGATAATACTCCATTAACTGCAAGTCATCATCATTGACGTCAACCTTTAATTCAACTATATAAGTTGTTTTCTCTAACAAATCATCATAATATTCATACTGCTTTTCTAGTAAATCATTAGTTTGTTCGGCGTAAAGGTCTTGCGTTTCTTCGTATTGTTCCAGAAGCTTAGTAAACTTTTCATAATTATCTTCGGCTTTTTCAAAAGTGGCCTTAGCCGCATCATCATCAGTAGTCTTAGTATTATAAACCGCTACGGCGGCGTTATACTTGGCTAAAGCTGCTTTCATTAAAGCTTCATAATTTGTAATGGTACCATTGGCATCATATACAGCAGCTAATCCAGTATAGCTTTGGGCGTAAGAACTAAAAGCACTCTTGTCAGCCTTTAAGTTAGCCTTAATCTGCGCAAGATATTCTTTCTGTTTTTCAATTAATTGAGATTGTTTAGCTATTTCTTCGTCCATTAACTTGAGCTTAGTTTTTCCAAACGCTCTATCCTTGGCCGCAGAAATTTTATCTAATTGGGCTTCTATATCTTCTAATTGATTAAGGACTACATGATAACGTTCAATTTCATCAGAAGCTTGCTTTTTGTCTTGACTATTTCTTGAAGCAGAACGACTACTTCCACGGCGACTACCAGCAGTACGACCTCCTCTATTTAAAGAAGAATAGTTATTCGCACTGCCAGTCGGTTTTGCTGTCAGACCTGTAATCTTAGGAGTCTCAACTGTCCCTTGTGGGCCTATTTCTGTAGCAAAGGCAGAAAAATATCCCTCTTGGTCTTCATATTCTGTTGTAGTGTATTCTCTATCAATCCAATTATCTGTGTTTCCTGCATCAGGATACTCTCTGTTATGATAGGTTGTAGTAACAGGTATTCTTGAAGTAGTTGGAACAGTCGTTTCGGCGTATTCAGCTTCAAGGCTTAGCCCATCGCATAGTGCATCAACATCGGCTACAGTCATGCCCATTTCTTCTATTAACGCATTTAATCCTGCAACGAAATTTGCATCATCTACTTCTGGATTGACAGTAAGATCCATTCCAGCTAAATCATTTTCAAGCTGCTGTCTAAGACTTTCGTATGTACTTAAAAAATTATTATATTCTTCTGAACCTTCCTCAAAACCATTATTAATAGCAATATTAACGAAAATTGTATCAGCTAATGCTGATTTTAAATCATCAATAGCATCTTCGTCACCAGTGGCAGCCTTAGCAATTTCATCAAGATGACTAGTAATAAAATCGTCAGAGACATATGCCGTAGAGACATCTAATAATTCAGCAATTGCTTCTTTTGTATTTGTTAAAGCATTAGTATATTCTTCGCTAGTCTTTTCACTTTTCTTGAGAATGCTGCTCCAATAATCGCCACCATCTCCTGCGTCCACAAAGTTATCAGCTAGAGTATCTATTGCATTATTCATTTTCATAACAGTTTTAGCGTATATTTTAGCCTGCTTTTCTGTCATGTTGGTAGTTTCTTCTAAGTAGTCTGTGTATTCTGCTAGTTCTTCACTATCGAGATTTTGAGTATCAAGAGTTTGGCTTAAATTATATGATGCCGTATTAAAAGCGTCAAGACTGATTTCTCCTTCTTTATAAGCCTTAATCAAATCTTCCAAACTATCATATTGAGACGCTTTGGCCATCTCAAGTGACCAAGATTCTGCTTGCTGCTCTGCCATTACGTTATTTAAATCTTCGATGGTATAATCAAGTTCTTGATAAGCTTCATTTATTTCTACTACAGTCTCTTTCCACGAATCACTATCTAGGCCTTGACCCCATTCTGCTAGTTGTCCTTGGCTTTCGGTTCCTAATGCACTCATAATGCTCATTTGCTTCTTGGCTTGTTCAAAAGGATCCGCATCGCTGCCAAATTCTTTTAAACCACCAGCAATTATAGCATCGCCAATAATAGAACTAGATTGTTTTAATTCGTCTATTCTAGCGTTAAAAGTTGCATTACTATCTTTTTGAAAAACTTCTTGTAACTCTTCAGCAGCCCCAATTAGTTGATAAGTCCCATCCATCATCATAACGAAATAGGATTTATAGGCATCATCTAAGGTCTGATAATCTTCTGCACTTATGGTATCCCCTGTCGATAAGCTACTAATTATATCATTCTGCGCTTTATAGGAAGAAGTCAATTTCTCTATAGAAGTAGAAGCAGTATCTAATGCGTCTATGAGATTATTCAATTGCTCTGTCGTAAAATCGGTTTCAATTCCAGCTTCCTTTAACGCAGTAGCTAAATCATTAGCAGAAATATCATCAAAGGACATTCCATTAATAGCATCAGCAAAACTTTGAGCCTCATTACTATCTAATTCATTGAAAATACTCGTAAGAGCGACTAATCCCTTAGATCCACTACTTTCAAAAGCATTCTCCATTAGATTGGCAACTGATTTTTGGGCGGCCGCAGTCCATTGATCTTTGTTTTCTAAATTCTCAAAAGCATCTTTAGCCATGGAAAGCATATTGTTGCCAATAGAGCTAAAGTCTAATTCCAAAGCTTGATTAAACTTATCTAAATAGCCTTCACCTAATATTGAAGTTAGTCCTTCTGCATCTGTCCCAAAAATGCCCTCTAGATAATTTTCATAATCCTCTGAAGTACTACCAGCTTCATTCTTTAGCTTCTCAAAGTCCTCTTCGGTCATGTTCTCAAAGTTACCGTTAGCTATAAAGCCCCTTAGGCCCTCGGCAATGCCCGAATCGCTGACATTACTTTCCATAGTAGATAATGACTGGGCCGCATCTTCTGCACTATTCCCTAATTCTTCCAGCGCCTCGTAAGCTGCAATAGTTGTAGCTATCTGCTCTTTGGAGACAGTCTTTTCTTCACCGTTTTCTAAGTAGGTTAAAGTACGATCTTCGTCAAAACCACGAACGGCATTACTTGCAAGGTCAACTTCGTCGCTAAGTCCAGCCGCAGCTTTATAACGCGACCAAACATCTTGAACGTTAGCGTTTTGATTCCCAGAGAAAATTGCAACTCCATTAGTTAATTCTTCTTTAATCTGATCCTCAATTTCTTGAACTCTTTCTGTATATGCTCTTCCAGCTATGGCCTTTTCAGCACTATCATATTCATCGCCCAACTCTGACGCAGCAACAACCTTACCAACGTTTTCCATTTCTGTAGCAGCGTCTTTGGTAGACTCTACTAAGTTATCTATTTCATCTTGATAACTCATTAAAGATTCTATTGGTACAGTAAAGCCCTTTAATAATTCAGTTAATTTACTTTTATATTCTTCTGTTGTTAGTCCAGCTAATTCCTCGAGGTGATCTGAAATTATATTACCGAAATATTGTCCGTTTTCATCATAAAAAGCGTTTTCTCTTTCAAGGTTAGTACGATTTGATTTGTTTTGTGCTACGTCAGACTCTTGAGCAGCTACTAATGAAGCATATTGGGCAGCAGAAGCTTTTGTCTCATATTCAGAAAGAATATTATCTATATCTGATTGTTCAAAATAAAGATTACCATCAGCAGAAGTTTTAACATATTTAAGTAGTTCGGGATATTCATCTAGCATATCCTTAACTTGGTCGTTTACTTCAGATAAGGCTTCACGCCATTCTTCTGTTCCTTTAGTACACGCATTTAAAGTCTCTGTAACTGAATCATACTCATCGAAAGCGCTTTTAAGAGATTCAAATTCTGATTTAAGGTCACTAGCGACATTTTTTAAAGCTTCTGCTTTTTCGGCAGCTTTTTCAGCAGCTTCAGTATCAGCGTTGATCATTTTATATAGTGCAGAGCCAATAGCTACTAATCCCGCTATAGCCGCCGTAACGACTATTACTGGCCCTATAATAGTACTAACAGAACTAGTTAGTAACTTCTTTGCTATAGCCGCACGAATATCTGCGGCGGCCATTTCATCAGTAGCCTCAACCCCAAGCTTTTCAGCTATAGTTGAAAAAATTTGTTTTTCTGTTTCTTCTTCAATAGTTTTATCTTTTGCTTCCTTCGCTATAGTTGCGCGAATGTCTGCGGCAGTCATATCTTCGGTGGTTGTGATTCCAAGCTTTTCAGCTATAGTGAAAAGAGTTTGCTTTTCCACGCCCTCTTCAACGTTGCTAGCGTGAAGCTTCTCCATTAAATTCTCTAGGTTTAATGTATTAAGGTACTTTTCTTTTATGCCATTTAATTGCTGATAACTAGCAACAACTTGCGGTATTACCATACCAATAGTAGTCAAAGTTGTCAGAAGTTTTTCAGACAGCTCCATGTCATTATTAGACCAAACGTCTCCAAGTCCCTTAATAGAAGTGAGAGCAGAAAATAGAGTTGTAATACTAGAGCCAACGCCAGTTATCACTTCACCAAAGCCTAAAGCTTCTCCCTTTGCACCTAGTAAAGTTTTATCAAATTCTTTAACTGAATTATTTAGGGCTTCTTGGCTTTCCGCATAAGCGAAAGCAGCATCGGCCGCTGCATAGCTAGTATCTTGAAGACTTTTTGCGCTGTTACTATCTTCGGTAATTTCATTAGCAGTGTCATCAGCTTGCTTTTCGAGTCTAAATATTATCGTTCGAAGGCTATTTAATGCTTCTTCAGCCCCTACTTCACCTTTTTCAATACCTTCAAAAAGCGCTTCGACTTCTGTATCCTTATAAAGATCTTCTTTATCTATTTCTTGTAATCTTGACTTAAATGATTCTAAGGCCTTTTTGGCAGCTTCAGCGTCATCTTTTGTTGCTTCAAGCTGCGTAGAAAAACTATCTAATCCATGATGCTGTAAAGTAGTTTTATTAAGTTCTACCATTTTAGAATCTAAATCAGCAGTGGAGCTAGTTAATTCTCCTTGCTTTTTCTTAGCCGCGTCCAAAGCTGCCTGTGCCTCTGTAACAGCCTCTTGTGCCTGCCGAGATTCCACAATAGCGCTATTCCATTCAGACAATGCCTTATCAATGGCTTCTGAACTTTGAGTCCTATCTGTGTTCTTTTCTGTAAAGGCTGTATAAGCAGCTTCTTCTTTCCCTTGAGCTTCTTCTGCTTGGGCTTGAGCGTCTTTCAGTTTTTTCTGGGCTTCATCTACTTCATCTTTTGCTTGAGCTTCCTGTTTAGCTTGAGCCGCAAGGCGCACTCTTCTTTCCTCTGCCTTTAATGCTTTTTCAGCGGTTGACAATTCAGCTTCGGCACTAATTACCTGTTGACCACGAAGTTTCTGTTGGTCAATTAAGATTTGAGCAACTTTTAATTCTTCACTAGAGAGTCTGTCGGCATTCTTTAACAAGGCTTGCTGTGAACTAGCTTGGGCGGCAAAGGCTGCCTTTTCCGCTGTCTCAGCCCTAGTGTCAGAAGTTTTACCTTGAGAATAATCTAAAATAGCACTTAATGATTCTTGTCTTAATGCAGTGGCGTCCTTGGCTTTAGTAAAGAGATTCTTAACACTAAAGACCGTATCATTAATACCTTCACTTAATTGCTTACTAAATACTTTAGTAGCAATAGAGCCAATAGTCGTAAGTACTCCGGGTAATCCTCCAAGACCTTCAATTAAATCATTTATTCCATTTAACGCAGATTCAGTTAAATTCAATAAAGAAATAAAGAAATCATCATCAATTAAAGCGTTATAAATACTTTCAGCGGCTGCTGTTACTCTATCTCTAGCAGCTTCCCAACTTTCAGCATAAATATCAGCTTGCTCATCCAAAGTACCTTCTGCGTTTTCGGCAACAGTAAGGTTAGTTTGAAATTTGTCCCAGTTGTCCATTAAGGCAATTAACTGTGTATACTGCCTTGTGCCGGCAACAGCTTCGGCCACTGCAATCTGAGTATCGCTAGATAAAGTAGACCATTTACTGCCCAAATCGTCCAGAATATCATCCATGGCAATCAAGTTGCCACTAGCATCTTTAACCTGAACTCCAACAGTAGCTAAAGCTTGAGCATAAGTACCTAGTGTTGTACCATCGTCTAAAGTTTCACCAAGCTCTAAGTCTTGGAATCTTGAGAAAATAGTTTTATATGCTGTACCTACAACATCAGCGGATTGACGTGTCTCTGCAACTACGGTCGCCAAAGCAGTGGTAGCGTAATTATAGCTTAATCCAATAGTATCAGCGACAGAAGCAAACTTTTCAAGACCTTCGGCTATTTCAGAAGAACTTGACGCAGTACTGGCGCCCAATGCTGTAATAACATCTCCAAAATGTTCCAGTGATTCAGAACCATCATCAAAGTTATTCCAGATAGCGGTCATATAGGAGGAAACGTCTGTTGCGCTATCTCCTGTAGCTTGCGCCATCTTTATTGTAGCTTCGGTTCTTGATTGCACTTCATTTGTACTTAGACCTTGCTGATAGTAAATTAAACTAGCATCGGTATAAGTAGTAGTTGTAGTACTTAATGCTTGGGCGGCCTTGTTAGCCTGAACTGCGAAGTTGGCCATTTCCTCTGAGTTCTTCCCAGTAACAATTCTAATATTGTTTAAAGACTCATTTAGGTCTTGCGCATAATTATAAGCACTAGAAATTGAGCTTTGGAATCCTCTTAAAATATTGGAAGAAATTTGCCATTTGGCTGCGTTTTTAAGAGAAGTCGCAAAACTGTCTAATAATGCATTAGTCCTTTTTAAAGGAACTTCGGCCGATAAGATGGCAGAAGCTAAATTTGAAAAAACCTTAGTTCCTTCTGGGCCTAAATTTAAAAGAGCATCTTGGTATTCAGTAATACTAGTATTGCTCTTTTTTAAAGATTCACTAAATTTAGTTAAGTCTAAACTTCCAGTAGAAGTTGTAGCTTCTTGGAGTTGAACTTTTAATTGAGCTACTTTAGCAGTTGCATCTTGAATTTGTTTAGATAAACCCAATGAGCTGTCAGAAGTAGCAGTCTGTTTCATTAGCTGAGACAGTTGAATTTGTAGCTGTTTTAATTGCGCACTTGCTTGCTTGGTATCAGCGGTCAAGGCAAGTGTTAAATTATATTGTCTATTTGCAGCCATGGTTTTACTCCTTTCTCACTCAAAAAAAGAGGAGAAAAGTTAAGAAACTTTTCTCCTCTAACTCTTTAATTTTTCTAAAAATTCAGAAATGAAAATAAATTAAATTAGCCCAACTTTTGCATAATAGACTTCAATAAGTCCAAATTTTCTGGGTCAGACAACTTAGCTTGAATACTGGCCGCATCAAAATTCAAATTATCATAATCTTTATTCAAAGAATCCAAAATACCATAGATAGAATTTTTATAATCGTAAAGTCTTTTAGAAATTTCTTTTAGGTTGTCTTTCAAAAAAGCTAATTCTTTGCATGGGATTGCGGCATAAATATACTTAAAAATTCCAGATTTAAGAATGTCATAGGCCTCTTCTAAATTATCTTCGGGAAGTTCAATATCTGTATAATAAGAAACAAGATATATTTCAAAATAGGTATTCATTTTGGCAGTATAAAGAGCATCATCTTCAGAAGCACATTCTAATACGTCTTTCATAAATTCAAGCTTTTTTGCTATTGGCAAATATTGCTTAACATGAATTTCAGCGCCATTAATTTCCAAAGTCTCTTCTTCCTCTAAGTTTCCTTCTAACTTTAAATCAGAAAACTTCATAGTAAATTCTCCTCTCAATCTTTTTTATTAGATTATACCATTTTATTTTTGCGAAGTCAATAGAGAAGAGGATATATAAATTCCACCATGTTTACTTAAAGCCCCTAATATCTTACTAAGATATTTTTGCTCACATAAATTTCCTCTAAAATTTAAACTTCCAGTAATATCATTTGCTATTTCTTCTGCATCATATCCATGTAGCCATTGACTATTATTCCTATCAAGATCATATTCAATTTTACTTAACAAGGAACTTATTGAATAAACATGGATTTTTCTTGCCGCTCTATCATTTATTATAATAGTATCTGCATAGTTGCTTAATTGAGAATACCCCATTAGAGAATCTAAAGACACAACAGCTTTAGCGTAATTATGAACGGCATTTAATACACCTGTTGCCTTTGAAGAAAAATAGCCAACGCTTAATCCGTAAGACAAAGTAGGGTTTACGCCAACAGTTCGAAGCATAGCAGATTCTAAATTAACCGTGCCAAAATCACGACCTGAAAATTTACTCCAGTTTTTTGCGCTAACTCTAGAAGGTTGGTTATTATTAATTTCAGGAAATTTTATATTAACGTCTATTTTACCTTGCTTATCACTAAAAGCAGAAGTTACTTCGAAGCTGTCTCCATTTCCTAGTTCCAAGAAAGTTTTTGTTTTACCTTCTTTAGTTTTTGATGTCGTTATTGTAATGCCCTCTGCGTTAATTATTTCTCCACGATTAGCTGTTTGTTGCCCAAAAGTTGCAGTTTTTCCAAATTCGTTCATTATCTCATCAGTTACTCCTTCAGTTACTAATTTTACCAAAAAATCTAAGGCATATTCAAATGTCTTTCCTAAAAGGTCATTTGAAATTGGAAAGTTTTGGAAATAAGTAATTTGACTATATAAATTGTCTATATTGGCAACTTTCTTTATAATATCTTGACTAGAATTTTCAAACAAGATTTTATCTTTGACAAATTCTTCGTCATTTATACCTTTATCTCGCTTAACTTCTTCTAAAAGTTGTTTTAACTGTTCTTCTAAGTCTCCAACTATTTTGCCAACTTCACCACTTTCATCACCCTTCCATGCCTCAACAGCCTGTAATCGGGATTCTAGTTCTTTAATAGTTATATATTTTTTATGATTAAAAGAAGTATATTTGCTTAAAGCTATTTTACCACGATCTTCTTCTTCGCCTAAATAGCCTGTCGCAAAATCATAATTATATCCATCAAGTTTTTCCCCAATTTCTTCTTCCAACCATTTTTTACTAGCATTAACTAACGCCGTATGTAAGTCCTTCATCTTATCGGTAGTGGGATTATAAAATATAGCGTTTAAATAATCCTCTAAATCTTGATAACCTTTATTTTTTATTTCATTACCACCCTTAATGATTCTATCTTTCCCCTGTTGTAGAACTTTTTTAGTATCTAGGCTATATCTTGCGTAAAACAGAGATTCAATATAATTCACTATGTCAACCTCCTTTTTCACTAAAAAAGAAAAGGGGGAGAAAGTTTAAACTTTCTCCCCCTTAATATTAAAATGTTAATTTATCGTGAGCGCTTTCATGAGTAGTGTCATGTCTGTGCAGATCTAAGCTACTAGCATCTTCGATAATCTGAATTGCGGCCAAGACCTTTTTGGAATGGTCGAATCTAGTATAATCAGGAAATGCGTCCAGAGTAAAGGTAAATGTACTTGGATCGCCACTGCCGGCCATTGTAAAGGTAAAGTTAGACTGAATCTTGCAGTTGGGAATAACAAACTCAGCAGGCATATCCACACCATCAGTAGTACGGAACAGAGTAGAAGCCTCTAAGTAATAGTTTCCACCAAACTTGTCAGCAGAAATCTCAATTTGTTGAGCATGAGACTTACGGGCAACATAGTAGTCAACCAGAACGCTATCAAATGTACCAGCTTCGGGCAGGTCACTAACAGCATAATCATGAGAAGTAACACCAGACTCAGACTCAGAAGCACTCAGCTCATCATAAGCCTCATGAGCAGTAATTCTCAGGTTGTAAGTGCCATCCTCTTGAGCTTCCAAATCCTCATGGTAAGGAATGAAAGGCTCAGAAATGATTTCGCCCTCTTTCACGAACATAACATAAGCCATGTTCTCAGTAGCAGCCGTGAAGGTACCATCCTCACTGGTCTTGCCAAGATAGGGCTTCTCATTAACTTTAATAGTGATGGTATCAGCAGTAACGTCACATTCAGAAGCATCGACAGTCTCAGTGACGTGCTGATAGATGGGCTTACTATCGGTAGCATCAATCAGACCGGCACCAGACAGAATCATAAATCCTTCAGGTGAAATCAGAGCATCTTCCATGGTAAAGGTAACAGTTCTCTCACCTTCCCATGCAATCAATCTAGCGTTGCCACGTCCACCTTGAGCGTACACAGTGGTAGCAGCTCCTTCGACACTAGAGGTTTTCAGAGTATCGAAATAAATGACAGGCTCATTTTTATAGAAAATTTTATTGCCAATTTTAGTTGCGGATTTTGCCTTTAAGACAACATCGCAACATTCTCTTACGCCAAATTTCATAAAAAAATTTCCTCCTTATTTAATTAAGTTTTATTAGTGTAAACCCTTTGTCCAACTTTCTGGCTGATGGTCTGGCTTTCCGCCAGCTAACCGAGTTTGAATATCCAAATCCCAGTTAATATATAGGAAGTATCTTTCTATTAAATCATATAGCTGAAACATGGTTAATTTTTCTAACTCCAAAAGAGAGATGTGAAGTCCAATAGTCAAGACAGAAAGGTAAATACTAAATACGTTAGAGTTAGAGTCACTTTTTTGGGCAGCAACTCTTTGACGACCCCTCATCAATTTATCCGCTATCTCTTTAGCTTTACTATTGGCCGGATTAAAGGCCTGCTGATCCATTGGGCCTTCTTGAGAGCAAAACACTTGGCGCAACACCGATTGGAAAGCATCAAAATTGTTTTCATCAACAACATGAGACTCTTTTTCCTCTTGGAATAGTAAACTTTGCGGCGTCATTAACACCTTATATTTAGGGAAAATCAATGTAAAAACTTGAAGGACACTGCGTTTCTTATCAAGAGTTTGCTTATCCTTCATTATCGTCATGAATATTTGAAAATTTGATGTTCTGTCTAAAACATCTTTGTCCTCGATAAACATAGACTTATATAAGCATAAAGTTTGAACGCCTATAAAGAAATCTGTTTGGCCGAGGTAGGAGATTTCTGTAATGGAAGGTTGGTGTAAAATTAGCTGACATTCAGGGATTGGAATGTCAACCCCAGTCATTAAGGCGAGTCTGATGTCCATGGTACAGGCACTTTATCCTCTCCGCCATGAATAGCTCTATAAAGTAAACATACACCACATAATTCATCGGTATAATTTACTTGAACGGCTCCTTCAAACTGCAAAAGGCCAATTCCAGTTAATCTTTTATTATTAAGCATAGAATCAATCTCGGCGGCAATCCTATAGGGTCGCATCTGAAAATCTTTAAGCTGCCATTGACTAAAATGGCAAACAATATCGAACTCAACTAAGTTATCACGGAACTGCGGATTATTTTGGTTAGTAGTAAAATTATCAAAATTAATAAAGATGTAGTTAAGTACGGACTCGTCCACTAAGAGCTTCGGAACACTTTTTATATTTTTTCCGAAAAGTTCTAGAACCTGTTCATCTGTTAAGTCAGAATGAGAAAGTGGATCTTTATCTGTATAATACAGCAATTTTTGAATCCGTTTATTTTCTAATATCTTTTTTACGATAATTGACATATCCTTTTCCATAGATAAAAAACTTGAGTTAGGGGTATTTACTCCGTCAATCTTCATAAAAAATCTCCTTTTTCTCTTTTAAAATAAAGAATCTACTTTAATCACTTTTGTATAAAGTCCATAAGTCAGCTCAAATTGGCCACTGTATGGGCTAGTCCAAATTAGTTTAATATGTAATGGGTTATTGGGGTCTACTGCAAATTCTACAGGAGTCCCTTTTGAGACGCTCCATAAGCCATTATTCAAACCTTTATAAGTATATTCGTAAACCTTATTAGGTTTAATAAAGCTATCTCCATCCAATAGAGTTTCCACGTTAGAAGGATTAGGATTGGTTGGGGGTTCAATGCGGCCATCAGCTATTCCCTTTTCAAGGTCATCTTCAAATTCATTACTATAATATTCTGTGGCGTTGACCTCTAAAATGCCGGGAGTACTTATCCCATCAACAGCTTCTACTCTCCAGCAGGTAGTTGAAACTTTTCCCTCAGTATCTTTCATAAAGAATCTAGCATATCTTTTAAAGTACTTTGTAGTTTCTTCTGTCCGTGGCAGTAAGATATTTAATGAATAGTTAGGTCTATCCATACTAATATCGTGTTTTGAAACATAGTCAATTTTTGTCTCTGTAGGGCCTCTCACGGCGGCATAAGTAGTGCCATCTTCCCAAGAAATAGTATAGGAGCATCGGCGGATTTCCCCTCTAAAGTAAGCTAATTCAGTTAAATCTTGAAGATAAACTAACCAAAAGGTATTAGTACCTATCCATTCAAACACGTCCCCCACTGATATTTTATCTTCGTAGTGGACTGAAAGGATTTTATCATCATAGTCTTGCTTATTTTTATCAGGGTTAATTAAAGCTCTAACAACTTTTGATTCTTCCTCAGAGACTTTCTTAATATTGGCGCCTTGATAAGAATACTTTAGCGCCCTATCTAAAGAGCGTCTCTTATCATAAATCATTCTGTCTTGTTGGATAAATCCGCCGCCATTAGCTAATCTAGTGGCCTGTTCTTCTAGTCCTTCTAAATCTGATTTTAAAGGTTCTTCTTCCTTCCTAGAGGCTTCAGGCATCCCTTTATATAATCCCAGACGTTGACTCATTAAGTCCAAAGAAGTATTTTTTTTCATTTATCTAACTCCTGTAATAGACTAATGCTTTCAAATATTGTTTTCCGATATAGCTCAAAATTAGTTTCTGTTACACGAAGCCCTTCCAATTTACTTAAAAGGTGCAAGAAAACTGGACTAATGAAAAAAATTTCATTTAGTCCAGCTATCTCAATGATAACAGTGTCTAATTGCTTTTGCCAATCTTCTTCTTTTTCACGCATTGGAATTAATTTCCATAGCTGATTTGTTAAGCGTTTTATATTCTTTTGAATACTTTCTTCCGAGAAACTTTTACCGTACTTATTTGAGGGCACTTTTTTGTCTAAGACTAGACCAGTTTGACTCATAAACGCCATTCTCGTTAGTCTTTCTCCTCTTATAAAGTCTTTGCATATGGAAAGATTCACGTTGGGCTTCCGCCAATAGTGAGAGTAATTTACTCAAGTGGTTAGCTTGCGAAGTAAACTTAAAATCAGACCCGCTATATTTCATGCGTATATTTTCAATAGAAGCTACTTGGCGCTCAATCCAACCTTGTTTCATTAGCAAAGCAAGTATATTTATTTCCTCAGAAGTAAGAGTGGATGAAAAAGAAGATTTTTCAACAATAACGTCAGGAACACTAACCTCAGAATCTTCTGGAAGTTCATTCCAGATAACGCCAATTATAAAATCATCAGGTTCAATTTCATCTTCGCGCATTACCTCAGTTTTAATTTCATAGTCATATAAATTCTGTCTAGGAAATTCAAAGCCCGGAATGGCATCAACCAAAAGTCTCTGTAAATCTTTAATGGTGTCTTGTGGGGTTAATTCCATATACATATCATCAGTAATTTTTCCAAGAAAGCGATTATAAATAGCGGAAAATGATGTACCTTCCACTATAATCAAACCTCCTTTTAATCTTCGGCAGAAGTTGTATCAACAACCTTGTATTCAGGTAAAGAAGCTCTTCTTCCACTAGTTTCAGTAGTGGTTGCCTTTACTCTGCGCTTGGGGGCTTCGGTAGTAGCCTTTTGGCCATCTTCCTCATAGGCTTCTTCTATATGCTCTAAAGTCTTGCTAACATCAAAGCCAGTCTTTTCTTTTAAAGCACGTCTCTTCTGAATGTCATTAAGAGGAAGGGAAATCGCCAGCTTCTTAACAAGGTCGATTACTCCAACAGGCGCAAAGTCTAAACAATCCAAGAAAGCGTCCAGAGAACCTTCTGTCAGCAGTTTAATAATATCTTGCTCAGACATATTATATTCAGGCTCAGTGGCCATGTTAAGCTCTTCCTTGGCTTCTTCACTTTGAATTTGCAAGAAATTTACCATAATTTCTTTTCCACCCGGAATATAGGAAAGTTTTTCCAGCTCTTCAAAAGGAATCTTTTTCACTTCTCCGGGGACAAATTCTCTACGAATACCCAGCTCAGGGATTCTATAAGTTACAAGACTAGCACTTCTATTTTTAACTTGATAAGTCATTATTTATTTCTCCTTTTTCTCCGAGAAGGTAGAACTAAGAAAACTTAGTCCTACCTTTTATATGATTTACTTAGTCAGCAGTGGTGCCATCAAGGCGGCCATCATAAGTAGTGACTTGACCAGTCACGCCATCCAGATGCCAAGTATCCATCTTGCCCATCAGAGCAGTATCGACATAAGCAAAGATGTTGTTGGTCAGCATACAAGTGACGCCAACCTTCTTATAAACCTGAATCTCACGAGACAGGTCAGCATTCTGGGCCTCGTTGACAATAGTATTGCCTTCAAAAGCAACCTTCACAGGCTTGCTATCAGCGCCAGAAGGAATAATCCAAGCATAACCGGGGTCAATGACTTTACGGCTGTTGGTTTCATCCTCAAAGCCCTGCTCAAGAATAACGACATTCTTACCCTTGTAGTTAGCAAGGCGGCCAGTCTCCCACAGCTCAGTCTTCATGCCCTCGGTGTAGCGCCAAGCCTCTTGAGGAATCATGTTCACAGCGAACTCATAAGTGCAGTAAATGGTAGGAGTGCCATAAGCAGAAGCACCAGTAATCAGTCTATCAAATGTAGCTTCATCAAAACCGGGAGCCGCAGCACGGTTGGCAGGAGGCAACTGGTTAATGGAAGCTTTCAGAGCAGCGCCAATTTCCTTGTAGATAAGCTCATTCATGCCATCAGTAATGACATTAGTAACCTCAGCCCAATCAACACGGCCATCCAAGAACTCCTCGAAGCCAATCTGAGCAGCGCCGCCAATAGCACTAGTTCTAACTTCGAAGGACTCTTCGTTCTTACCCAGCTTAAAGACCTCATAACGGCCACCTAAGCCAACACGAGTAATAAACTGTTTAGCTCTGTTATTAGAAGTGAGCTTATGCTTGAAGATAATCTTCTGACCTTGGGCGAAGGTCTTAATCTCAGCGAACTGCTGATACTGCTCAACAACTTTCTTGGGCAGCACATCGTCCACATACTCCTCCATCACGGAGAAGATAAAATTCTTATTTTCACGATACAGTCTGTAATTACCAGCCAGCTCGTTCAACTCTTTACGCAGAGTCTCTTGCAGAGCCTCATAACTCAGATTCTGGCCATTAAAGCTATAGGCAACAGGAGCGGAAGGGTCTGCTCTATAAGTCTGCTTCATTAAAGCAAGTAAATTTTCTCTATCCAACATATTAGTTTCCCCTCCTCTTATTAGACAATACGCATAATTTTAACAGCAGCTTGGCGGTCAGGCAGATTATAAACCTTGACAACCTGCCAAGTCATCTTATCATCAGTGCCAGCTTCAAGAATGCCCTTATCGCCAACCTTCAGAGTGTCACCAACAGCCAGAGTCTCGGCGTTGACAGTATTGGTAGTGAAAATGTCACCAACATTAGTCTTAAAGACGCGAGGAACCATAGTAGTGCCCTCGGGCATCTTGGCAGCGGTGTACTGAGGTTCAACATGGAAAGGATCTTCGTTGTAACGAGGCTCATAGATGTCGGGGCCAGCAGTCACATCGTCATACTTATATGTGTTGTCGCCCAGAGTAATCTCACTCTTACCTTCGGCATCAACGCCATTGTAGTAACGAGACTGGGGATCATCATCATCACCATATTTATTGCCGCCATAGGGGCTATAAATACGAGCCTGATAGTTGTCCTTCAGCATTGCAAACTCGCAATCATCTTGGCCGTCACGATACAATTTAATCTCATTGAAAACCAGCATCCATTCGCCGGCTCCCTCAAAGTCAACTAAGCCTTTAGCATAGTCATACTTTACGAACTGGCCCTGCTCCAGAATATCAATATCAGCAGCAGCGGGCAGTTGTGCATAAATTTGAGCAGTCTTTTGGGCAGACAGATGGTTAGGCTCGACTTGGCCGTAGCCCCACTGCACATAAGTAGCCTGACTCTTTATACCATTTCTAGTTAAGAAATCACTAAGCATTTTATATCCTCCTTATTAGTCCATTGTTTTTGCAACTTCAAGCGCAGCTTTTACCCACGCAGGAGTCGAATCAATTTGAGATGAATCCCCATTTAAGTTATAAGAAATTGGGGCTTCTTCTTCTTCCAGAGAGAAACTTACCTTATTGCGGAAACAAATAACAGAAAGCTCTTTTTCTATATCATCCAAAGAGTAAGTATCAATGTTATCTATAACATTTTTCTTATCTTCATTAGACAGCATATAGAAGCTATCAATCATATCTTCCTTTTGCTTTCTCTCGATAGCATTGCGGAACTGGGTTAAATTAGCTACCTGTTCCTCTAAAGAACGCTTTTCCGCAGATACGTTATTATACATTATCTGAAGCGCAGCATAAGAGTTTTGTAAGTTGGAATATTTAGAAACCAATTCTTGATAGACGGGATTCTCTTCTAAAGAGAACTCCTTTTTCTCAGGTTCTTTTTCAACAACTTCGACCTCTTCTTCCTCAGAAGTTTCTTCTTCTTGGAGTGTAGTTTCTACCTCTTCGACCGGGGTTTCAACTTCTTCCACAGAAGTCTCTTCATTTTCCGTAGAGGTTTCTACAGCTTGAATATCCTCTTCTAACACTTGCGTTCCTCCTTTTTCCATTAGTTCTTTTAGTTCTTCCATCATTGAATACAATTTACTTTGCATCTCCTCTTGCAAAGAGAACTGTACGTTACCAATAGAAGCACCTTCAAAGCAAGGCTCATAATCTTCACCTAAAATACAAAGTTTCTTGATTATAGCCTCATTGATAATAAAAAATTGGGGTTTTCCACTAGAATCTTTTGTCCAAAACGCATCAATATTTTTATCATCTAATTCCATTGACTGGTTGTTACCTTTATCCAAAATTCTTTGGGCTTCTGGATAAATAGAAGTCCATAAGTAACCTTCAGTTACTAGATACGTGCGCTCATTGACGCCATCATCTAAGAACTTTTGGAACCAAACTTTGGCATTTAAATCAACGAAACCATAAGGTTGCATTCCGGGTTCATCTTGCAGAACCCATTTGCCATCTTCATCCATTTGGAAGGTCTTGTTATGCTCCTCAAAATCTCCTTCGTCCTTGTTGTAATAACCAATAATGGCGGCACCTCTTAAGCTAGGCGCCATTTTTAAAGCTGTCTCTTTGGTGATAACACTTCTATTGCGATTGGGTTCATCGCCAACATAACAAACTTTAATCTGACATTTAGAAATTAAAGGAGAAAAACTAGAATCTTCCATGGAAATAATTTCTATTTCTGGCAGTGCGATACTTGTATGTGTCATTTTCTTTTTCCCTCCTTTAACTCATAGATTCTAAATTAGCGATTGTTTTTTCGCTCTTCTCATCATCGGACTTTTCTGGGCGTCCAGTTTCTCCCGAAGAACTATCTTCTGTTGCAACTTGATTTTCTTGAGTAGAAGATTTGTCTCTGTTGCCCAAAAGAGCTTCGGCATTCATAGTCGAACTCATTAAGGGCGGTATCATAATCTCACTCAAGTGCAAGACTTCATTTTCAAAGTTAGCCATATGAATAATTGAACTCTGAGAATGGCCCATAGCAATTTGCGGCAGCATCTTAGAATAACCAATCTGAACTTGCTCTTTATACATCTTCGCCAGAGTCTGATAATTATCTTGGGTGGTTTCAAGCATATAAAGCCTAAATCCATATTTAGATTTATTCCTACCCAATTGCTGAACTACGCTATCATAAAAAGAACTAAGCTGTAAAAGCAAAGGCCGCATAGCTGATTCATCAGCTAGAATTGACTTTGATAAAGAAAGGTTGCCGTCCGTATTAAATAAGTTCTTAGAAATACCAAGAGAGTTATAAACCGCACGTTCCATCTTCTCCAAATCGTCAGTAGAAGTAGTAGTATTAGAGTCCGCCATATCTTCAACATCAACATCAGCAAAGGTTGTTAAAACGTCAACTCCAATAGCATGACTAAGCATTTCTACCGCATTATTATGAATATCAGTAGCTTCATCAAGGTCAAATACTAGGTCGCCGTTCTTATCAGTCGGCAATTTTTGAATAACAATCTTTAATAGCTTCTGCATTTGTTTGCGGCGGTCAAGGTCTTGGGCCGCGTCCAAATCAAGAATCTCTGGAATTGAGTTAATAAAAAGGGGTTGGTCAGCGTTACTAAAGCTAAACTTGATTGTAGAATCAGGGTCTAATAAATACCAACCGCCAAAAGATTCTCCAATATAATCGGCCTCCAATTTACCTTGCTTATACAGATTGTATCCCTTTTGGAAGTCTTTGGGGAACATCTTTAAGATTCTCATTCTGTAAGATACATCTCTAAAGCTATCATCAAAAAATTTCATATTAAACTCTACAGCAGGTCGGCCACTTACGCTGTAGCGCGAACGGCAATAATTAACTGGCAATTGCTGTAAGACTAGTCCATCAGAAGAAGGAACTATATAACCATAATAGGCTCCATCTTTTACAACACTAAGAGCTATATCGTTACATTGCTGCTTAATGTGCGTATTATCTAGATAGTGCATTATACGGTTAAAGTCTTTAAGAATTTTTTCTTCGGCCACAGTCTTATCATAGACTTCGGGAACTAAGTACCAATCATATCTATACATGGTCGCTACATAGTTACAAGCTGTTGCATAAATACCATTAGTATTATAGAAGAAATTAGAAATTTCCCGCATTAAGGGATAATTTCTGTCGGCCATAGCCTTTAAAACAGTCTGCTTGTTCCCATAGTACCTGTTAGCTTTTGGGATGCTGCCAAGGTTTAAAACCGCATCATCTAATATCTTGGCGCCGACCTTAACTTTGCCGTATTCAGTGGGGCCACACGCTATATTAAAGCCCTTTTCGTGATTCTTACTTTTTTCCAATCATTCCACCTCCTTAATACCCAGCTTTTTTCATTATATAATCATAGGAAATAAGATTTTCCTCGGTATAAGGAATCTCTATTAGCTTAAATTCATGGAGAGCGCAAAATCTGCGCTTTTTATTATCATTGAATTGCTGTTGGTAAAATCCTCTTTTTCCGCCAAACTTAGAGCTAGGCTCATAATGTTGCTTACCTTGGTATTCAATGATAAAATCTATTTTATCGTCATCATCAAAGACAACAAAATCAAAACGAAGGGGCTTTCCATTAGAACTCTTCAAATCAGGGAAAATATACTCCATTTTGTATTTAAACCCGGAGTCCTCAAGAATCTCGTGAATTTTAATCTCTGCTCTACTTGCGTCCAATTTAGTCACCCCTTCCTTTATGTATTTAATTGAAAAGTTTCCACTCTTTAAAGTTGCGGTTTTTCTTTTTCTTTTTACTATCTTCTTCTTGCTTTATATAATATAATCCATACTCCAAGCTAGAGACTTTATCTTTGGCAATACCACGGTTTACTTGCTTTAATATAATATTAACGCCCTCATTAGTTTGCCGCAAATTTAGCATTTCTTCTTTTAAAACACTGGTTAATTTGTAAGGCTTTAAGTAATCAGCTCTTTGTTCAGGCTTCATGCTTTGCCCCACCTTGGTACCTAACAATTTATTTTGGGCCACTCTTTCATCAATCAGAAGCTTAAGCTTTCCAGAACTGATTTGCTCTTGGAGGTTAGCATGGGCTTCTGTGTTAATGGGGGCGCTTGCCTTAATAATATAAACAGCGTTCATTTCACAGTTAGGAGTTTGAAATTTCTTATAAAAGTTATCGGCATCGTTATAAATTCCAAAATCATTAAAGATTTCATTTGTATCAGGGTCTACCTGAGATTTTACCAGATAATCTATGAGGCCAATGCCGATACCATTACCATCGACCACTAGACGTCTTGCTTTATATTTATAGAATAATCTTTTTATTTTGATGGTCTGTTCCTCAAAGTGTTCATCGTTCATGGTATAAATATTAACAAGTTGCTTTAAAGAAACGCCTTGAGATTGCGGCGTAACTTTCAGAACCATAAGAACTGAGTCGCACCCACGCCGACCAACGTCTAGCGTAAGGACATAATAAGTGCCTTTTCCCGATCGTCCAGAAGCTTCATACTCTGCTTGCCGCAAAATTCTATTTCTTTCAAAAGCTTCACTACTAAAGAACGCATCTTCGGTACTTCCTGACCATCGACTTTCCATTTTTCTTGCGATATTTTGCGAAATATCTCTCTGGTTTTCGCCAGAAGGTGAGAACACATCATCTACATAACGCCACACAAAACCCTTATATGTTTTAACTTTACCTCGGCAGCATTCACCAATATGCGCAGAATTTTTGAGTCCTAAGGCGCGAGCTGCTGTTCCAACAGAAGGATATGTTGTAATAAACTTACCTTTTAAGTCATACTGATTAACGGGTTTTGACTTACCAGTGCTTTTATATTCTTTGGTTTCCCCCAATTCAGGAAAATAAGACCAATAGAAGTTTCCACTTAAAGTCTTGACTTTCTTATTTAATTCTTGTAAAATAATTGAGTACCTTATTTGGGTGGCGGCCGCGGCTTCATCTATTGTCAAGTACTCTGCAACTAATTGCTTATTTTTATTAAAGCAAAATACATGATTTGCTACTTGGCTTTGGCTTTCTTCTTGAATCGCCCATTCAAGATTATCCACACAATTATTTAATTTATTACCGTCAATATGATTTATCCTATTTTTACTTTTATCTATTTTTTCGATAAAAGTTTCGGCCACTAATCTATGAGCATAGCATCTTTTCTTCTTTCCAGAAGGAAGAACTATAGTGTAATAAAGATAACCGTTCTTTTGGTCTATTTGGCCTTTTAAAAATTTATCGGTATTTGAGTTAAAGCATTTTCCATCTTGTGTAATATAATATGAGGTACCGATATTATTGATAACAATGTTTTCCATAATAACAACCTTTCCGTTATTTTTGTAGTATTGCGCTGCTTAACGCTCTGTTAAGTCTTGTTCGTTGAACCTTCCCCTGTTCGGGGCTTGGCTGCTGATTATCCAATCCAATTTATTTTCAAACTTTCACGCTTAATTTTATTTCATATTTACGTTGTAGTTAAACTGGCTCTGAGGACTTTCCAGCAATTCACAATATTTAAAGAATACAAAAGTCTATATTCTCTGCTAAAGGAAGCTTCGTTAAAGGTACCATCTAATTTTAGGTCTTTAACAAAGTTCTTATCTAGTAATTTGACAAGGACGGGAATACGATAGGTGCCGCCCATTATCATAGATTTTTCTGGTTTAACAATTTGCCAAACCAAAAGCTGTATTAACTTATCATACAAAAATTGGACTATTTCTTAGTCTAAAGTACTTTATTTTTTGGCTAGACAAAATGGATTTTTTTGTCCAAGACTTTAGACCCTTCGCGCTTCGATGCTGGAATTGCGCCAGTCACCTACTCTACTTGCTTTTGCTTTCGATAGTCTCTGAACCTTCCGCTCTTCTAAGCGGCTTGGCACAGCGTTAGTTTTAGACCTTCACTGTTAGCAGCGCTATGCGCCACACCCCAGTATTCTGGGTTCACGAAGTTTTTCCATATAATATCACTATTATAGGCCCCTATGATAATGCTATAAGGGTAAGTATTTTTGTATCCAGCCGTTGTAATATACAATTGGCTCTTATTTAATTGCTCTTCTGGATGTGTTGAACCATCCGCACACCTACGAGAAATGTTCATGGTAGGTATAATTACTTCTGATAATATTTTGCCATCAACGCCGACACATTCTTCAATAACTCCGGCGTGTCTTCTCTTACCACGAGAAGTTTCTCTGGCGGCTATGTTGTCAAAGTAGGAACCATTCTTAAAACAATATTTAACGTAGTCCTTACTCTGCTGGGTGGTACCACGAGAATGTTCAATCTCGTTATCAAAAGCAGGAATAAGCTGACAAATTTCTTGCACTTTTTCCTTCATGATTCCGGCTGCTTGCTGTTTGCCGCCCGAAGTAACAAACAACTTACATTTGGGATATAGTATACAACGTATCATTAAAATCATTATAGATAGGAATGATTTGCTGTAGGCTCTAGGGAATACTGCGTATACGTACTGGTGCCGCATACCTATACGCAGGAAAACTCTTTGATAGAAATAGAATTGGAAATTTTGAGGATTGCCGAACCGCAATAACAAATCTACGAACATATCAGGATATTCTCGCCAAAAGGCTATATAAGAGCGGCCAACTGGTATTACGGCCCGCAACCTTTCTTCAGAAAGTCCTATCTTTTTTCGTTGAGTCGTTAAGTCTAATAGTTCTTGTAGCGCCATTATATTTTCGAAGCCTCTTTCAGTTTGTCAATTAGATCTTCTGTGGCCTCGGCCTCATCTTGCTCGAAGTCAAGGAAATCTTCAATGTCAGCGTCCTTAAGTTCTTCGATGCGATCGAGGGTGAGTTCTTCATCAATTTCCACATCTTCATCTTCTTCTTTGGCTTCCTCAATGGCCATCTTCTTGACAGCTCCCTCAATCAGGCTGCCCAAATTCATTTCATCTACTATCAAATTTCTTGTATATTGTTTTAAATCTAAAATGGTTTCATCCACTTTATCTTGCGGCTTATCGGTATAATATCTAGGAATAAACCCTTCTTTCTCGCAAAGTTCCACAAATTCGGCGAAGGAATCAATGCCATCAGTTTCAGATTTATTTTGTCGAGCAGTAAAGTTACCGCTCTTCATAAGACTATCATACATCTTAACCATTTTTTGTGCGCCATCTACCATTACGTTACGAGAAATCGCTACTTTCTCTCTCTATATTTCTATAGAGGTCAGACTATATCTTCGTTTATAAAAAACGCTCTCCTTTTCGGTTTTGCTTAAAACCTACTCCTTTTCAGGATAGTCGTTGAACTTGTTATCTTTCACCAAATTTCCAATAATATCCTCCTGCTCTTTGCTTCTTCCTTATAGCCCTACTAATGTTACTTATATGTAACTCTTTTTGGGCTACATTGATTGAAGGATACTTACTTATTATATTAAAGTCATTATCTAGTTGCACTATTTCCTTGCAGCAATTATTTGTTTTTATTTCATAAACTGCGTGTAAATTATTTTTTTGGTATGTTGTCTTTTCTAAATTATCAATTTTATTATTTTTCTTATTTCCGTCTATGTGATTAATTACAAATCCTTCCAAATCACAATCGTTTTTAAATTGGGTATAAACAAGAGCATGAATCCGAAACTTTTTATTTTTGCCCTTTTTCCATAGATTTACGACCAAATAGCCACCAGCATTATCTTCATATTGTTTTAGTAGCCTTTTTGTATTGATATTCATAACTCTTCCAAAAGATGAAATCAAATAATTAGGATAATCTTTTATCATTTTCCATTGTTCTTGCGGCAAATTTTTAATATATTTATTTATTGTTTGATTTCCTTTTTTTCTTAGTCCTAATTTTATTGCATGTTGACTGTTTTCTTTTTCCGTTACCCATTCTAAATTGGACAAAACAAAATTATGAGTGTTTCCATCAATATGATTTACTATATTTTTACCTTCGATCTTTGGTAAAAACATTTCCGCTACCATTCTATGTACTTTTATTTTTTTCTTTTTTCCGTTGATGGTTAAATTGTAAGTTGGATAAGTATTGGTCATTTGTGGTGATAGAAACTTATCAGACAAATGACTATAGCACCTACCATCACTATAAATATCATAAGAAGTATTGTAATATTGTTTGAACATTTTATTTTCCTTTTTTGGTGAAATATATTTAGCTGCTGATTGCCCAATCTTTATAATTTTCAAGCATTCTAGCTTAACCTTAAAGAAGGTTTTCTATGTAGCTTATAAAGCTTTAAGGGGTTCCCAGCAATTAAGAGAGTTTAAAGGGAACATAGATTTTTGGTTTATCCCCTATGTCCAAAAGCTGATTAGCTTTTAAGGACGTTTTGCACACTAGCTTTAAAACATCTTCATGGCCCGCCCCTTGAATATCATAAGATTGGGTCATTTCATTATAAAGTTGCTCCAACCGCACCCATTCTATTGGCTTATAGGGCTTGCCCCATTTTAGCTTTAAGAATTTTAGATCTTCTTCGGTCAAATCTTTAGTTAATTCTTCATCATCACTATCATCTTTATCGAAGTAATCCTCTACGGGTTCTTGTTGGGGAGGAGCAGGTCGCGGCACCGGGCAATCATCTTTGACCGAAAGTACTTGAGCTATGTCAATATTTTCATAGCCTTGGCGTTTCATGGTCTGCTCAATTTGATGCTCCTCCATTTTTTCAATAAAATCATTGTCTTTCCAGCGATAATTGCACCATTGCGATAATTGCATTTTGCCCAAGTAGCGGCCAAGAATAGTAGACCCAGTAACTTTAGCTGGGTCTTTGGCATATTTGACCATTAACTTATTCCACTCTTTTGGAATATACGGCACATCGCACTCTTGAAGAATCCAAGTATAGGTATCAGGGTTCCAGTTATCAACGTGCATTGTAACACATTTTTTACATTGATTCAGTCGCCCATTAGGATACTTCTCAAGATTATAGGTTTTATAGAACTCGCCGCCGCGCATAGTCCTATTACACTTCTCGCAAAAAAAGACACCTTCTTTTGTCGCCATTAAATAATACCTCCTTTATTCTCAGTCTAAAAAATTGGTTGTAAAATTAACCTTTTTTGACCGGATTATTTCGGCATTCTTTACAAATACTATAGAAGCCGTCTTTACTGGTATTATTTTTACTAAAATATTTATTATGCGCCAACTTGACTTTGCCGCATCGACTGCAACGCTTATATTTGCCCTTCTCTATATTGAGATAATACCAATCAAGAAATTCATCTTCGGCTGCGGAAGCTATTAACTTTGGAATTTTTCGGCGCCAAAGACTAGAGATGTATTCAACGCTATGGGTACTTCCAAATTTTTCCAGAAGCAGAGATTGAATTTGGGTATTTTGAAGGCCATCTATCTTAGCGACTACTAATTCTTCATATAAAGGGTAGGGCCGCAACGCTTCACCACTTACTTGATCGAAGGATTCCAAAAGGTACCAAAGGTCAGAATCAAAATTTCCTTCGGCGCTCTCCTTAAGTCGTGAATAGTTACAGAGAATGGCGGAACAGATTTTAGGGTCGCATAGAGAAAATCCTGCGGGAATTACGTATTCTTCAGAATTTAAGTTATAAGAGTCCTCTAAGGAAGGAGCGATGGTAGTGTGCGGGACGCTATTAAAACTTATAGGCTTGCGGTAAGCATTTTTAATTATGTATTGGTCTTTCCGCATTTCTATTAAAGCTTTCCGCATTGTATACGCATCTTTTCCTTTAGCTTGCTTGGTTTCTTTCTCCCAGTCATTTATGGTATCGCGCAATTGCTTGAGTAAAGGAATTTCTTTTAAGTCTTTCTTGGTTATAGTTACTTTTGGTTGGAATATAGTGGTTTTACTTTCGTTAATTAAGGCATATATACCATCTTCGCCATTTTCAAACTGGGCGGCCAAGCCCTCAAAGGAGGTTTCTCTTTTATTTACTGTAGTAAGACGATTCTCTGTTAGGATTTTTCGTTCTTTTCTTTCTTCTTTCTCCACAGGGAGGACTAGATAATCGGCCAAAAGGGTTAAGTAAGATTCTGATAAAGGTTCAGTAGCTTCTTCAACAATTTTTTTGACTAATTCATTTCGTTCTTCAATGGAGGTTATTGTATAATCTAGCTTTAAAATTTCAGGTCACCTCCTGATTGAATTGTATCATATTTTTCAAAGAAAGTCAACTAGACAGAGAAAAAATTTTTTGATATAATTTTAAAAAAGGAGGAATTTTTTATGGCTATTGGATTATGGATTTTGATTGGGCTTTCTTTGGTGGCGCAATATATTGAAACTATCAGGAAAATTGGAGTAATTGATAAGATTTTAGTTTGTGTTATTTTATTGGCGGCTGGGCCTTGCTTTTTGGTGGTTAGCTTTTTGAGTGCGGTTTTGGAAGGGATTTATCCGGGGGGTTGGGAATAAAATATACTAGCGTATATTTTATTCCCTAAGGATATATCGTAATTTGGAATTAAAAAAAGTTTTGGGGAAAGTTGTGAGCAGGACAGAAAGATTTGACGATTCACCAAAATTTTCTCCTGAAATATACCCCCCTATCTATTGTCAGCGTTTTAAGACCCAAGGGCTGCTGATTGCATAGCAACCCCGGGTCGCTAACGCTAGTAAAGACCCGAATTTACATTTATAAAAGTCTTTGGAGAAAGTCTTTTGCAAAACTACTTGTTACAACTATTGAAACCTTTTTCCCGAAAGTCTTTTACTAAACTCTTTTATAAAATACTTTTACTAAAGCTTTGCTATTTTAAAAATCTCGGCATCCACCAAATTACTTTCACACACTAAAGCGTTAAACCACTAAAGCTCTTCTGCTACTCTCTTTTATAAAAGTACCTACCTAAAGACTTTCACAAGCTAAAGCGCTAAATTCTTTAATACATTAAAGCGTCACAGTAAAGCGCTAAAGCCCTTCGGGTAACCACTTTGGCAAAACCTCTTTCTCTTTCACAGACTAAAGCGTTAAAGACTTTCACAGGTTAAAGAGCTAAAGTCTTTCGCAGACTAAAGGGCTAAAGAGCGAAGGGGGTCTTTAGCAAGCTAAAGCGTTAAAGAACTAAAGTCTTTAGTAAACTAAAGGACTAAAGCGTTGAAGTCTTTAGCTCACTAAAGACTTCAATAGACTAAAGCGTTAAAGACTTTAACGAGTTAAAGAGCTAAAGACTTCAATAGACTAAAGACTTTAACGAGTTAAAGAGCTAAAGACTTTCGTAGATTAAGTCTTTCGTAAGATCTTTACCAAAAGTAAAGAGATAAAGACTTGTGTAAAGGTAGAGCATCAAAGACTTTACTAAAAGTAGGGAACCAAAGGCTTTAGTAGGCTAAAGAGCTAAAGTCTTTAACGTACTAAAGACTATCAGCAGACTAGAGCAATAACGTAAAGCCAAAGAACTAGAGACTATTAAGTCAACCAATAGATTAAGAGATTAGAACATTAAGAGATTAGGTAGCTTTAAGAAAAGGTCTTTTACCAAACTACATTAGTAAAGTGAGAAGAAGGGGGCGGGAAAGAAGGTGGGCGCAAAGGCAAAGGCTATACTATAGACATAGATATAAACTACAAAGTACAGATAAAGCCACAATGAGAGAGACTTTACTATAAGAAGAAAAGTCAAGAGGTTCAGCTAGACAGAGAAGCAAATCTTTGTCATTGACAAAGATTATATATAGACAAAGAGAGATTCAATCAAACCAATAATTTTCCAATAGAAGAAGATAAGAAAAAGGGTTGACAATCATGGTAAAAAGTGCTATGATTATATCATAGAAAAGGAATGGGGAATATCCTTTTCAGAAGAAAGGAGTAAGATACTATGGACTATGATTATTTGGAACGGGAATGGGAGAACTACTCTTGCCACCAATACGCTGACTTGCCTGAGATGGTCAACGACTTTGCTAACTTCTACGCTAATAGCTATGGGGAGTATATGGAGATTTGGAACTTCCTTATTAACGAGAACTAAACACTTTCTTTTCGGAGGCAACGAACTATGCTAAAACCTTATAAAAGATATTATACCATCACTGTTTATTCTGAGGGGCGTAAGCCCCTTTCATATAGCTGGGTGGGGAACCTACAGGTACTAGACGAAGATACCGTACCAACACCACTTGCCTTGAACAGTATGGAACCAGACACTATTAAGAACTGGGCTAGAGCTATTAAAGCCGCTGGTTATACCACAGACCCTATTACAGGTAAAGAGTACCTAGCTATCGGCGGTGAGAAGTTGCCCTTGTCTGAGGTACAGCGCTTTGAATACACTGCTTTAGCAAAAGAAATTGGTATCAGCCCCAAAGAGATATTGATGAACTGTAGCGCGGACATTGCCATTCAATACTTAGAAGAGCAGGGGGTTGACAGTTTCACAATTGCATAACACTTGGTAGCTTTACGATTGTCTCCGCGACTTTCGTAAAGCCCCCTAACTTTTATAAAAGTACCTATTGCAAGTTTTTATGCACGAAAATTCGTTCGTCATTTTGCACAAAGGTTTTCCCGGAAAGAAAAAATTCGTCATTTTGACGACTTGACTTTTGGCTCCAATAGGACTATAATAAGGGTAATTTATTAAAGGGGGCAACTGTTATGGCCTATGTTTTGATTGTTATGTATCTAGTGTATAGTGTTGGGGAAGTCCTTCTTCAATTGGTAAACCACCGTGAGGGCGGGAACCTATGGGTCGCTTTGTTCTTGCGTGTGGGCTTTGCAGTTCTGGTTATGCAACAGCTAGGAGCATAATTTTGGTAAAACTGCACAAACCGATTTCCCTTGACTTCTAGGTTAATCTATGTTAATATATATACAAGAAGCAGGAAGGAAAACCTGACAAACCAGAAAGGAATTGATAATTATGACAATTTATATTGTAACCCGTATTTGCGATGAAGAATATGGGAACACTGAGAACGTGGGAGTGTTCGCAAGCCGTGAAGAAGCAGAGCAGTTCTTGAATGAGCATGTTCAACCCTTCAACAACTGGGCAATGGGCGCCAATGAAACTCGCCCGGACATGTATATTGAGGAATGGGAAGTCGGCCAGACACGTTTGGAGATTTGGTGAGGTTCCTAGCGGAACCTCTCCTTTCCTTTCCCGTTCGAAAAGGAGTTGACCTTATGAAAACCAGAAAATACGAAAAGTGGGCGGATGGAAGAATTAAAATGTATGATAGGTACATGGCACTTGTCACTCTTTCCGATATTCCAGACGCTGGACAGCAAATAGCTTATATCTATGTAGCCGATGAAGAAGCATTCGACCATATAAATAAGGTCTTTGAAGAAAATGGTCTTTACGGCCCCAAAGAGTATGGGTGTGACTTTACTGATGGAACCTGTTTTATGTTTGACAGGAATGAGAATCGGTGGTGTGCCATTCCCAACATGATTAAAGAGCTTTTTCAGTTAATGAAAGACCTTCAAAATTAAGGGTTGACAAACGGTTAAATCTATGGTATATTATAGTAAAGAAAACCAATAGATAAGAAGCAAACAAAAAATCTTAAAAAAGGGCTTGACAAACCTAAGAAAGTCTGATATAATCTTAAATGTAAAGAGGTCAAGGCGGACAAAGTAAACGCAAGTTGAAATAAGAACGCAAGGTAAGAGCGGAACCAGATAAGTGAGAATGAGATGGACAAAAGTCCTAGATGCTTAAAGCTGACCGCCACCTCAAAAAAATTAAAAAGGGGGTTGACAAACCTAAAAACTTTTGATATAATAAAGAGGGTCAAGGGAGAGTAAACTCCCACAGAGCTTGTAAAAAAATCTGTTAAATCCAATTTTCTCTTGACTTTCTTTATTGTACCAGAAGGTACAAATTAAATTGAAGAAGGATAACTTCTAAAAACCAGAAAGGAACTGATACTATGGATAAGAAAATGACTCGCAAGGACGCCCTGACTTACGTTCTGACCAACGGTGAATGGCCTGAGGACGTGGCCGCAACTCTTGAGGCTATGGTTGAGCAGTTGAGCAAGCCTCATGCCTCTAAGAAGAAGGTTACGACTTCCGATAAGCTGTTGGAAGTGTACCGTGATTCTATCCTCTCTCTATTGACAGAGGGTAGCAAGCTGGCCAGTGATATTCGAAAGGGTATTCCCGAACTGGCAGAGGTAAGTCCTCAGTCCATCACGGCTATGTTGAACAAGCTGACTGCTGAGGGTGCAGTTGTCCGTGAGAAGGGCAAAAAGGGCATGGAGTACTCTCTGGCCTAACGCAACCTCTCCCCTTCCTCAAAAGGGAAGGGGGGAAGGAAATACCTATCCATCCCAGAGTGGAAAAGGCTGAGGTTTTGCCCCCTTCATTAAGGGGGCGTTTCCGTATAAAGAGAAGGGCGAAAGCCCTTCTTCTTTTTTGTGCAACTTGCACAACTCTTTTTGTGTAATTTTCCCTTGACTTCTGGGCTAACCTGTGGTAATATAATAAATGTAAAGAGAAGGGCGAACCTCTCTAATAGAAAGGAATTGATTATCATGACAGTTAAAGAAATGATTCAGCAGTTGGTTTCTCTCCCCATGGACGCGCAGGTTGTTTCTCGTTACAACGCTCGTAAGAGCTGGGGTCGTAAGGTGACCGGTGTTCTTCCTTCTGGTGAAGAAGTTTCATACTGGGTGCTAGGTTGCGTGTTATCCGTCCCACTGGGGGAATTTGAAAATGCAAAAGAGGTCAAACTAATGCACCCCTTTAAAGGTAGCCACCTTACCGTACGAGACTTTCTCTGCGACCTAGTCAAATGCCCCATGGAAGCTGAGGTGACTATGAGCATGACAACTATAAGGACAGGTACAGAATATGTTTCCGATTTTACCCCAACTGTTATTCGGGATAAAGAGGGTGGCTATATGGTAGAATTCAACCCATAAAAAGAGAAGGGCGAAAGCCCTTCTTCTTTTTTGTGCAACTTGCACAACTCTTTTTGTGTAATTTTCCCTTGACTTCTGGGCTAACCTGTGGTAATATAATAAATGTAAAGAGAAGGGCGAACCTCTC